CCATAGGCTCCTCCTTTCTTTTGTTTAAAATTAAGGATTTTGTTAATGAAAATGAAAGGTAATCCTGAAAACACTTAGGCGAAGTTATAGAGTTTAGCCCCTAATTTGCGACAAAGGAATATAATATTTTCAGTTATTATTCGTTCTATAAACAGAGCTAAAAAGAAAAGCCACCGTCATCGTGCCAAATGACAGCGGCTTTGATAAGGCTCATAACCTTGCTGCAACAAGGTTTGAGTAAAAGCTATTCATAAATTATTTCGGGTACTGCTTGCCTTTGGAAGAGTTTGCCCTACTGTTCATCGGCTGCAAATTGTTCAAATGGTCAGTACCATCAAGTGCTTGGGGCTTGGAATGGTCTACATTCCAGCCCATTGCGCTTGTCTTTCCATAAGAGGGTTTATACATCGTATTTCCATATTTATCTTGTCTGTACAAGTCTGGATTTTTCCCTCTTATAATACCGCCTTTATCCCAAATTTGGTCAAGCCTTTTCTCAGAATAATCAGACATATAAGAAAAAATTAAATTGAACAAAGTGTGTTATCCCTTATTCTCATTATCAGGTGAGACATCTAAAAGAGCCTGTCGCATACTTTGAAGTTTTCAGCAAGCGAGTGCCAAGGCACATATTTAATATGTAAGCTAAAATCATGCCTTCAACGGTCTGTGTCATTTTGGCATACGACAGACTGCCAAAACTACATTCCAACTGACACAGATATTAGTACGTTAAGAAACTTGTATAATAATGAGCATGGCGATAGTACACATAACTTTAGAGTAGGTCGAGGAGGAAGGCGTAACGAAGATAAACGTAGAAGCCCGAAGGAATGACCGTTACTGTTTCTACGAGAGCTTTACAACAGAGGAAAAGCCCGTGGACGTACATTTGTTTACCGATAAGGAGATAAGCGAGGAGCAAGCATATAAATCCGTTTCCGTAGAAGTCCTAACCCAACTACTGGAGGAAATTATAGGCGGTAAGAAAATTTTTGCAAAGAAACCTAACGAAATAGAGGAAGCAATAAGGTTTAGTCTTGACTTGCCAATTATAAAGGCGTTTGAACGGATTGCTAATATAGAGTTTGATTACAGTAAGTTCAAAACGCTACGTGAGTTTCAGGTGTATTATAGAAATTTGATGAATAAATGATAAGTGGTATTTCTGATAATATTGAATTAAATACCTTAATGAGGATATGCTTGTTTTTGACATACCCTCATTATCTTTACTCTTTTTCTAATTTTTCCTTCATATGCTGACAATAGTTACAATAGCCACCATTGTCAAGAGCTTCAAGCATTTCAGACCATGGAATATCACAAGCACATCTTTGACACTCTTCAACACTATTATTGTTAATCATCTTATCAAATACATACTTTTGTTTATCAGACAAGTTGTCATACCCTTTATCCAACATCCTTTTAGATATACCAATTTCTTTATCATCTAAACGTCCAGATTTTATCAGGTCTTCTATAAAGCCTTCAAAATCTTCCTCTAAAAACCTCTCTTTTTTCATAAATACAGAATTAACACATTTCTATTTTCCCAAGTTCTAATAACATATTACCATCCGTTATTTTTTCAACTTCGGACATTCTCAAGTATAAACGGGTATAATCGGGAGCGGCAAGAACAAGTTTATCACCAATTACTTCTCTTACTGAATAGGCTTTTTCCTTGTTGCCTCTGGGATAAACCCAATCTAAGATTTGTATCATAAGTTTTTAATTTAAGATTATAATTTTTCAGTCCCTTTTGTATGTGAATATAGAAGGGACACTTTTATACCTACAAACTTCGTGCCAAATACTTATTAAATGACACATGGCACACTGTAATATTTCCTATCGAATAGAAAATCACAATAAAATAAGTAGAAGTTTATTAGTCTTATTTCAATAAATTCACGTATATTTGCAACGTCTTTTTTAGACAAAGTTTTTGAGGAAAAATAGATAGTGCCTCACATCTTGTGAAATTCGCCAAAACTCATTAAGAATACACGAGGCACGGAGACAGCTCATATAACGTGGGCTGCCTATCCGTGCGTGTATTCGGGCGTTTGGCGATGCCTACAAGGGTGCAGGGATGGCAGTCCACTTTCTATAAACAATAACGTTGTTTTAACTCCCCACACCCTGCCCGAGGGGAAACCTTGTAAAATTCGCCATTATGAAATTCATTCATGCCTTTTTTATGGGACTTTGCGGAGTTGGAGGGTATGTGTTTGTAAACATGATGTTTATACCTTCTTCAGACCCTCTTATTGGATTGGTTGGCTCCGCTATTATTTTTGTTTGTTGTTTTATAGTAGGTTTGTTCGATTACGACAAGAAAAAACGTAAAAGAGAAGAGGAAGAAATGCGTCAAGAGGAGCAAGACAGAAATAACGAGCTTTTACGTGAGTTATTGGAAAAGAATTTACGAGAGGGACAGAAAGATAAATGACTATCAAAATAAATTCGGTAGCATTTCAACATCTATCAGATATTCAAAAAACGGCAATTATGAAAAGACTTCTAATATTCATTTTACCTTTGTTGTTATTGGGATGCAACAGCTCCTCACAAAAGGTAACAGAGAAGAATGTAACGGAACAAAAGGAAATAGAACAAGAAATTCCATTGTCTCAAATTATAGATGTGGTATCGGTTGAAACAGGCTGGTATAATGAACAAAGACCACAGGTCAAGATAAAGTTCAAAAATAATTCAGGTAAAGCCATTCACGATTATATTCAGGTAAAATATCAATTTGTTGAGGGTGACGAAGTTTTTGATGAAGGTTATAGCTATTTACACACGAGCGATGATGTTGATTGGAATAACGGCCTAAGTAAGACAAAAATCTACAGAAGCGCCATGGGATATAGGTTTGGAGGACAACTACATAAAGTTCGTGCAAAAATCTGCTTTGAGGATAATTCTTTGATTTGGGAGGGGAATATTAAACAACGGATTATTTACGAATAGCAAGATTAAAGCAAACGGAGGCATCTTCACAGATACCTCCGTTTTGGTTATTCATGATTTTTCTCTATCTTTGCATCGGTAATATAAAAGAAATAATCATGGATAACAATTCTAATAATAAAGCTCTTAGCTTTATAGTTGACGATTATGTGACGTGTCTTAATATAGCTATTAAAAGAGTTTCAGGAGTGATGGTAAGGTGTGGCGCGATATATTCCGAAGATGGTGAAATAATTTTCTCTACGCCGCAGGAAATTACTTCTTTCTCTTAGGCTTTTTATAACTTAATATAGCGGTCATAACCTTATCGAAATTAACAGGCTTTTCAGCCTTCATCTTCTTCAGTTCCTCTACTGGCTTATCCAGTATAGCAATGTAGTTTCGGTCTTTTTTACTTTTCATATCTTTATCGTTTAATTTGTTCTTGGGTTATGCGGATATTCGCATGGGCGATAACCGTACTAAACCTTTTTCCGTTAGAAACTTTGCGGAGGTCGTAGCGGAAGCAGAACTCGTCAAAATACCGTTGCATATACTTACGGCTTATATGGTTATATATGCAGTTTATTACACGCTTGCAGTAGTTGCCCCAAAAGCTTTCTATCGTATTTGTATATGCGTCACCGATTACGTACTTTCCCTTTCCGTGGTCAACTATCTTGGACTTGTAGATTTTCCTTACGACACGGTAGCCGTCCCACTCGTCAGTAAAGAGCGTGGCGGTACGCTTTACCGTCCTAAGTATCGGAGCTGTTAGCGAGCGGACGGTCGTGTCACGGACGACACGGCAAACCACGTTGCCGCCACGCTGGAGCATACCCATGACTGGCACTTTGTCCTTAAAGCTCCTTCCTTGGCATTTCTTGAACTTCTTGTTCCAATGGCGGTTTTTGTTCTTTCCGCCAACAAAAGTCTCGTCAAGCTCTACCTCCCCGTCAAGTTTCTCACGCTGTACGAAGTGAAACGTTCTGCGGATTTTCTGCAAAAGAAACCATGCTGTCTTTTGCGTCACGGTAATGTCCTTTGATAATTGTAGGGATGAAATAGCTTTCTTGTGGTTGCATAAAAGGTAAATAGCGATAAACCACTTTTGCAGCGGCAGCTTAGTTCCCTCAAATATAGTACCGATACGGACGTTGAAGTTCTTTCCTGTATTCTTGCAGCGGTACATACCGTCGCCACGGCGGTAAACCTTTGACGTTGCGTCATAGGGCGACACCACTCCGTTAGGCCAACGTTTATATTCGAGGTAGGCGATGCAGCTTTCCTCTGTCGGGAATGTCGAATTGAAGTCTAATATCGAGTTAAATTCGTCAAAGTTAAGTTTCTCCATAAGCCAACCAGTATTAGGGTTGGTGTTATTAACTTTGGCGAGTTTTTGCGAAATGACGAAAAACGGCTAAAAACCGCTGTATTTTGGCCTCTCGAAGATGTAACTAACTGTGTAACAATGAGATACAACAAAGTGTTAAATAAATATAATGACAAGGGTAGGTTCGTAAATAATCACCTAGTAAATAATCACCTTAAAAATTAATAATATGCAAGAAAATGACTTTTACCCAGAGTTGGGGGTTGCTAAAGCCGATACCTTTTCACAGGTTTATCCGAAAATAAACGCTTACCTAATGAATGATAAGGAGTGGCAACCAAGCAGGGATGGGAACGTAAAGGAGATACTTGATTTCAAAACCGTTCTCACTAACCCATACCGCCGTTTAGTCGGTGGATACAATAGGAACATCAATCCATTCTTTTTGTTTGCCGAAGCGATATGGATTTTTGAGGGAAGGAAGGATTTGAGGTTTCTGCATCTTTTCAACAAGAATATGGATAATTTCAGCGACGATGGAAAGGTATTCCACGCACCATACGGCTTCCGCCTCCGCCATTGGGGTGTCCGTAGCGAGGATAAGTTTTGTGAGGAAAACCTGCACGCCGCTCAAGGCTATGACCAAATAGCAGATGCGATAAAGATATTCGAGAATAATCACAACACCCGTCAGGTAGTCCTTATGATTTGGAACCCAGACTTTGACCTTGGGACAAAAAGTAAGGACATTCCATGTAACGACGCGATAATGCTGAAGATACGCGACGAGAAACTTGTTACAACGGTACAAAACCGAAGTAACGACTTGCATTGGGGACTTCCTACTAATATCTTCCAGTTTAGTTTCTTGACGGAGGTTATGGCTAATTGTTTGGGGATAGAGCTTGGTACACAAACCCACAATTCCCAAAGTCTTCATGTTTACGATTGGAACGAGATAGCAACGCGGATGCTAACCTCGCCAGCTTACGAGCTTTATTCTGAAGGTTCTATGGAAAGGCGGATGGATTTCAACTTCTCACACGATATTGCTGGAAACCGTCTCCGTGAGGTCGATTATTTCTTGAGCATTATTATTAACAATCTTGAGAAAATATCGCGTGGCGCTGATGAGAGTTCGGACGAAATAGCGTCATTAGCAGACTTTTCGGTTTACCTCCATAGGATTTACTTGTACTTGAAAATATATTTGAAATACAAGGCAGCAATCAGCGTTAACAAAGAAGCTCGACCTTATGAAGCTGAAAAGGCTATCGAGTGTATAGACAATGTTGATGGTGGAGATACGAATTGGGATGTATCCCTTTTGGCGCGTAATTGGTTTGCAAAGAAGATGAACGGCTATGGACATGCGTTTATTGGTAAAATGTAGACGGTATGACCGAGAATTTAGAAAAGTGGCTTAGAGAGAATAAGATGACGGTGTCTGAATCGAAATTAGAAGGTTTTGACACCGTTACAGTAGAAGGCTTTGGGACGTTTCTTTTCGTTCACTCTAACAAGGAAGGAAAGATAATTGACGGTGATTTCTCGTTCATACTATCCGACGAGGAACTTGATGTATTGGATGAGAAGAAAGTTAACTATATATTATTCGAGTTTGGTGGAAAGTTCTATTATTCAGGGATAAAGCAATCAAAGAATAAATACAACGAGATAATCTATCAGCCCGAATTTAATGATTTCAAATACCTTGGCGCTTGTACTGAGGATTTTACCGAGCTTGAGTTTGTTCACCTTGGTGTTCACGACGAGTACGAGATGCTAAGCGGAAGTGGAAGTTGCGAGCTTTGGTGTAAAAAGGCGAAGTTCCTTAGACACCGAGCGATAGGTGTTTGCGATAAGAATACACTTGCTTCGTCATTATCTTTTCAGACCGCAGCCGAAAAACTGGGATTGAAACCTATTATCGGTGAAACAATTAGTGTTGCGGTAAACTACAATCCAGAAGAGGAGCTTCAGGAAACCTTTGAGCTAAAGGTTTACGTGATGAACGAGGAGGGGTGGCACAACCTTCTTATGATAAATAAGTGTATAAATGTAGATTACGGCGGTTTTATTCCTGATAAGGAGTTATATAAGTTCGGAAAGGGAATATGCTGTGTGATAGCGAAAGCAAGCTATTTCAACAACTTAGTTTCGCACGGTCAGACGAAAGAAGCTATCCAATTATTATCAACTTACAAGAAAACATTTGATGAGGTATTTTATCAGATAGACACCGTGGAGTACGAGTCACGCCAGTTGTTCCGTGAACACCTTACTAATATAGATAATTACATACGGTTTTTCCGCCGTAAGGTAAGACCGATTGTGATAAATGATAGTTATTACTTGGACGAGGAAGAACACGAGCTAAAGGGTATGCTTCACAAAATATCAGGAAAGGCAGCACCTGAAGCGAAAGACCAATATTTCAAGAGCACTCTTGATACGATACGCTCCTATGATGAGTGGAATGATGTAGACGCTTTGTTTGATACGATAATCGAGGGTATTCAGAATACATCGTTACTTTCGGATAAGATAGACTTCCGCATAAATAATTCGGAGCGGAAGATACCTAAGTTTGAAGTTGAAGACCCTGAAGGGATGTTCTTTGATGAGCTTCAAAAGGGTATTGACCGAAAACTTGTTGGAAAGGTTGACGATATAGATAAGTATCTTGATAGGATTAAGACCGAATGCGAGTTGATTGTACCGAATGATCTTTGTAGTTATTTCCTCATTCTTTGGGATATATGTAACTGGTGTAGGGAGAATAATATAATGATTGGCCCTGGACGTGGTTCGGTTTGCGGTAGTTTAGTAGCCTATTGCTTGGATATTACGTCGGTAGACCCTTTGAAATACCAGTTATATTTCGAGCGATTTTTGAATGCCCAAAGAACGTCTGCCCAATATAAATACACAATAACGTTAGACAATGGTGAAAAAAGAATGTATTTGGCGGGTGATAAAGTTCAATTAGTAAACGGTGAAGTTATTGTTGTGGATGAAAAAACAAATTGGGAAAAGCTGGATATTAAATAACTCAAGTATTATTTAAGAAACTTTGAAAATATGCGAGTTGTTTACAAAATGACGCTATTGACCAATAAGAAAATCTACGTGGGTCAACATAGTGACGATACCGATAATTTCGATTTCTTTTACAAATATTATTGGGGTGGTGGTGTTATATGGCGAAATTATTTAAAAAATCTGAAAAATAGATTTCCCCGAAAATGGAGAAACTTTATTAAAAAGGAAATTCTATTTCATTCCATGAATTGCAGTCAGAAGGCGTTAGATAAGATGGAAAGACATTGGATAATCAAATTAAATTCTTATTGGAATAATGGCAATGGAGTAGGTTTTAATCTTAATGATGTCGTTCCTGGACATAGATTAGCCGAGGAAACGAAAAAGAAAATATCAAAATCCCGATTAGGTCAGAAATTAAGTAAAGAAACAGTAGAGAAAATCAGAAGAGGAAACTCAGGTAAGAAAAGAACACCTGAACAAAGACAAAAATATTCCGAGGCGCAGAAATTAAGGTTCAAATTCAATCCAGCTGGATTTGAAGGAAAAACTTTTACTGAAGAGTCAAGAAGAAAAATATCGCAAAGGCTTACTGGATTGAAAAGAACACCTGAACAAAAACGGAGAATTTCAGAAGCAAAAAAGAAATTACATAGAAAGCACACAGAAGAGGAAAAGAAACACCAATCTTTGAAATTAAAAGAATATTATCACATTCACACTCATCCATGCGCTGGAAAGCATTTATCAGAAGAACATAAGAGGAAAGTGTCTAAATCTTTAAAAGGATTGATGGCAGGAAGTAAAAACCCTATGTATGGCAAAAAATATATAACTAACGGCATAGTTAATAAAGTTATTCCGAAGGGCGATGAAGTTCCCGAAGGATGGAGATTAGGGATGGCACCTAAAAAGAAAAGAAAATGAAAGTAAAGAAAGTAGAAGTAAAGAAAATTTACTTGGATATGCCCGACATCGACACCGACTACGAAACATTTGGGCGTGATTTAGTTAAGGAGTACATCAAGGATAAGTATGGTAAAGATTATTCTTGTAGCGTAGGAACGTACACCAGGGCAAAGCTCAAGACGTGCATAAAAGACTTTTCAAAAGTTAGGGGGTTATCCTTCGATTATACCAATAAGATAACGAAGGATATTGATGACCAGATAGAGTACACTTGGGCAGACCTTATAGAGTATGCCACGAAGTCTAAGGCATTATTCAAGTTCGTTCAGGATTACCCCGAAATAGTACACATGACCAAGTACTCGTTGTTATCTTGTAAGGCGGCGAGCGTTCACCCGTCAGCGGTTATAATAGTTCCAAAGGTGAGTGTGGAGACTGGAAAGAAAATGAATATCTATGAGTGGATGCCTATTAAGATGATAGACGGTGCGCTGGTTTCGGAATGGGAAGGAAAATATACCGAGGCATCGTTGTTCCTTAAAGAGGATGTCTTAGGACTTTCGCAGCTGGATAAGTTCCACAACATGCTTAACCTTATAGAAAAGAACAAGCGTAAGAAGATAGACGTTAATCGAATACCGTTTGATGATGAGACTGTATTTAAGTTTTTCCGAAAGGGCTGGTGCGAGGACGTGTTCCAGTTCGGTACTATGTCGCTTATGAATTATTGCAAGCAGGTTAAGCCAACCGAATTTTCGGATTTAGTCGCCATGACGGCATTGTTCAGACCTGGCCCAATTGCATCGCACGCTCATTCAGACTTTGCCGAGATTAAGAACGGAAAGAAAAAACCAAAGTATGATTATGGCGTTGAGAATATAACCTCCGAGACTTATTCATTGTTAGTATATCAGGAGCAGATGATGTCTATTATTCACCAGTTAGGTGGATTGTCTCTTATAGAAGCCGAGAATGCACGTAAGTATATAAAGAAAAAGAAACATAGGGAACTTGCTGCACTTGGCGATGCGTTCGTTAAGGGAGCTATTGAAAACGGATGTCCTGAAAAGGAGGCGAAGGTTATATGGGATAAGATGAACGCCTTTTCATCTTACAGTTTCAATAAAAGTCACGCCGTCGCTTATACGCTTATGTCTTATTGGAGTCAGTGGTTTAAGGTTAACTATCCGTTGGAGTTCTGGACTACATCTTTACAGTTTGCCTCCGAGGCAGACATTCCATACCGATTGTCGGAAATGAAACGCATTGGGGTTGACTTCGAGATACGTCAGCCTGATGTTAATTATTCCGAGGGTAACTTTACGTGTGATTCAGAGAATAACCGTATATTCTATTCACTTAACAAGATTAAGGGAGTAGGGGAGGTTGCGGCGAAGAATATTCTTGATACGCGGAAAGAAGGTGGTCAGTTTTTCAGTTTGGATGAGTTTCTTAGCAGAGTTCCATCAAAAGTTAATAAGTCGGTCGTCAAGTATCTTATAGTCGCAGGGGCGTTTGACCTTTTGGAAGATATTAATCAGCCCCGTGATAGGCGAAAGCTGCTTGAAAAATACCTAATAGATATTAAAGGCGATAAGGAGTTACCAAAGGAATATAACACAGAAGAAGCAAAGATAAGTAATTCATTTTGGATATTAGAGCAAAAACGCCTTACTGGTTTTGGTGAGATAGATTATGAAAGTATGTTACCGAATAAGCGTATGAAGAGTTTGTATGTTGATGATAATGACTTTATGATTAGCCGCGATAATACAGAGGTTTGTCTTGCTGGAAAATTACTCTCATATACCGAGCGAGAGATAAAGAGCGGAACGATGTGTTCAATCCAAATAGATAGTAACAATACTATAATTTCCTGCACTATCTGGCCTGACGCTTATGAAAAGGTATTGCGTGACGTTAAGGGAAATATGTTAGACGCGAAGGGCAAAGTTATCTGTATAAATGGAACAGTTAAGAAAGATAAGTTTAGAAACCAAAAGATGTTGTTTTCTAACCTAACAACCCGAATGTATATAATCAGTTAATAATATGCAACAAAAAGAAGAAGAGAAGAAGGTTGTCTTTCCGTGGACAATTTTCGATTGTAAAAATTCAACCGTAAATAGAAAAACGTATGAAAGAGTTTTTGAAGAAAATTGAAAGTTTAGACAACATCCATCAATGGGAGGAGAGGGATAGCGTCATTAAGGAAACCGTTTCGCAGCATTGCTATAAAGTCGCCGCAATTTGTCATTACCTCCTTCACGACATCGAACTTCAGGTAGATAAAGTAGGAATGTACAAGGATGAGGCTTTGCGTATTAAGCTCCTTAGTTTCAAGTACAATTGTTTATCGTATGCGATAATGCATGATTTCGATGAGTCAATCCTTGGGCGCGATATATCACATACCATTAAGTACAATGAGTTCAACGGTGAGGTTATCCGAAAGGCATTAGACGAGTATGTTATGGAAACTACAAGGGGAAACTTTAATGGCATTTACGTTGTACCCTCCTATGAGGTAAGGACGTTTGTAAAGCTATGCGACTGGATTGCGCTTTATACATTCATTAAGCGTAACAACCGTATGGGTGTAAAGACGTTCAAGAAGGAGAAAACCTACTGCTGGGAGAATATCGAAAGCAAGATAGCTGAGGTTAAGAAGGTTTTAACAAGTATGTTTGATTACGATTTTTCGATAAAAGTTAATTTGTAAACATATGGAGAATAAAGGAATAAAGTTTAAGATGGATAATATTGACGTTATCGCACATGATGTCAGCGAAATGATAAAGTATATCGGTGGAAAGGAAAAAGACACCGCTACGGCGTTGTATATGGTTGTAAATCATATTTACGGAACGTATAACGATAAGTACGCTAAAGGTCAGGACGTAATAGATACGAAAAAGATGTTGTATGATGGAGAGCGTGGAGATTTCCTCAACGTCTATCAGGTATCACGCTATCTTCAGCGTTATCTTACGAAAGGAACAAAGAAGTCCCATCTTATCAAGGATATAGAAAAGGCAATACACTACCTTGTATTTGAGCTTACCCGAAGGATTAAGATGGGGGATGTAAATGAAAATGAGCCTACGGTATGATAAAGAAAACGTTAACAATAGGTGATTCAACTTACATCCTAAAGTTTGACGAGTTCGATGAGGACGTAAACATTGATTCACTTTTGAAGATAGATTACTCCAATCTATTAGGTGAAATGATTACCTATCCAACCATTGTTGCTAAGTTTGGTAACATGTTGGCGGAAGCTGAATCGCAAGTAAGTGAGAAAAAGCTTAATCTTGACGTTCAGGAAGCGAAGTTGAAAGAGGAATACCGCGTTAAGTTGGCGGAGCAAAACAACGGTAAATCACCGACGGTCGATGCACTTAATAGTGCGGTACTCTTAGACAAACGCTATCAGGCATTTAAGCGTGCTTTCATAACAGCACAAAAGACAAGGGATTACCTTCTAACAACTTATTTAGCCTCCAAGGATAAGAGTGAGAAAATAAACAAGATATATTTTCAGGCTTCACCTTCCGACATACCTGACAGCGTTATCGAAGGCAGGGTAAATAACACAATTGTCCGAAAGGCTAAGGGAAAGTTAATTAAGTGATTCAGAGTTAATAATATAGTGTAAATTTTTAATCATTAAAGAAATGGTAAAAGCTAATTCATTACGTTCGCAATTTAAGGCAACGCCTATCAAGTCGCTCCAGAAGGCGGTCGATAAGGACGATGTTATGGTAGGAGCTAATAACAACGAGTATCTCAACCTGGAAGATGGTAAAACGACAAAGATACGAATTTTCCCAGCCCACCCAGGAGAGGAGAATTTTTACATTGCATGCAAGCGTTACTGGTTGTCGTTTAATGGTGACGATGGCGAAATGAGGCGTGGTACGGTTTACGACTCAATCCTCCATGGCGGTACCGAGATGGATTTGGTTCAGGAGTACGTCCGTTTTGCAAAAAAGAAGTACGGAACGGATACAGCGAAGATGGAAGCGTTGTTAGGTACGGGAATGAACTCCCAATCACTCAATCCCCAATACTCTTGGATGTGCTATGCTTCGGTAGTTAAGGAGGGTGAGAAGCTGAGCCCAAAACTTTGGGAATTCAAGAAGATGGTACGTGACCTTTTGAACAAGCTGGCGTTTAGCGAGGATGAGGATGAGCCTATCGAGGTAGACCCGTTCACAGACCCCGACGAGGGCACTCCAGTTCTCGTTAAATATAACAAAAATCCCAACCGCAAGAAGGGTGAGCAGTATTACGAGGTTAGCTTGGCAAAGAAGCCCAGACCGATTACGGATGAGGAGCTTGAAACCTTCGCTAACATTAAGCCTCTAAACGAGGTTATCCCCACTTACTCTATGAGGGACTTTGACCGTGCGCTTGAGGGATTGCAGAATTGGGATGAGGCTAATGACTTCAATCTTTTCGATGACGATGAGTGGTTGGAGATTGTCGAGAAGGTAAAGGCTCAATACGAAGGCGGAAGCGATGATGAGGATGAAGAAAAGCCTAAACACAAGAAAACCGTAAAGAAACCTGCACCAAAGAAAGTAGAGGAGGAAGAAGATGACGATGACGCAGATGACTCTGAGGATGAGGGTGAAACCGATACGGATGATGAGGACGTAGAGGATGAAGCCGACGATGACGAGGATGAGGGCGATGAATATACCGATATGGATAGGAAGCAACTCAAACGAGTTATCAAAGACAAAGGTTTGTCGATTGTTGTAAAGACAAGTATGTCCGATGACGATATTCGTGAAGCTATCCGTGCTGCGGTAAAGTCCGATGACGATACCGAGGAGGAAACGGATGATGACGAGGATGATGCGGACGATACCGAGGAGGAAGAAAAGCCAAAGACGAAAGTATCACTCGCAGATATTCGCAAGAAGCTGGCTGGTAAGAAATAATTAGAAAGCGGTTACATATCTTTTCATATTAAAAGCCTCCGTAAGACGCATGAAATTACGGAGGCTTTTCTTTCAGAGTTATTATAGAAAATTAAAAATGTAATATGGAAAAGAGAAGCAATACTTTAGTTCACCCTAACGAGGGTAAGTGTATCTATAAAACACAAGATATAGAGTGTAAGGAACGTCATACTTGTAATGGCGTCCAAAGGAAAGGTTGTTTATTATCTAAGATTAGTAACGTTAAGAAGGATTAATAATGTCGAATTTTATAGATTTTATAACAAAAAAATTTGATAGCGAGGATGTTATCAAGTTTTCCGAGAAAGACTCATTTTCCGAAATAAAGAGTTGGTGCGATACTGGTAGCCCCTTGCTTAATTTCAACCTCCATACTTTCGGTTTACCCACAGGAATTGTGGAGCTTGCAGGGAAGAGCAAGTCGGGTAAAACGACTGCGGGGTTGATGGCGATGCGCTCGTTTCTCCAGCAGCACAAAGAAGATGGTGTATGCGTTATCCTATCCAGCGAGAATAGGGATAATAAGGACTACGCCTTACAATTAGGAATAGATGTGCGCCGTGTACTTATAGTCCGTGTAAGGTATGTTGAAAAGATGTTCCTGCAAACCAAAAAGATAATTGAGGAAGCAGATGAGTATTACGGTGAGAAAAAGATTAAGCCGTATTTCTTTTTCCTTTGGGATAGCCTTGGAGCAACGCTTTCAAAGTCGGAACTTGATACGATGGATGAAAATCTTGATACGATGTCTAAGAAGTTAGACAAAGGCAGCGACATAACAGACCTCAAACACGAGAAGGTCGGAGCTTTTGCTAAATCGGCTAAGATGTTCTGTAAATATATCGTAAGCGAGATGTACACTCACCCGATACACTTCGTTATCCTTAATCATCAATATGACGTTATCGGCAGTATGGTTCCTGGGGCGAGGAAGTCTACTGGTGGTGAATTTATAGAGCTTATGCCTTGTATGAGGTTTAGCCTTAAAGTTAAGGCAAATGAAAAGGTGGATGACGTCGAGGTTGCTCAGATTACCGAGGTTAAGGTTATCAAGAATGATTTTGGAAGTCGTAAGAAAACCGATATAAGAATATTATTTGGTTACGGAGTAGTGCTTTCAGATGCCGAAATTCAATATGCTATTGACCGAGGAATATTGGAAAAGGTTGGGGCAAGGAAAATATCTTTCATGAAAGGAAAGATGACATGGACGAGCCTTAAAGAGTTCTTCAACCTTTATTACGAGCAAAACAAGTATCTTCCAATACTTTACACTAAGATAAAGAGTTCAATGCAAAAGGACTTAATGGAAATGAAGAGAAAACTCAGCGAAGCGGAGGTAGAGGACGACGACGTAGAGGAAGATTAAATAATTTGAATCAAATGTTTATAATTAGAAACAATTTAATTCCATTCAAGGGATACAAGTGCATAAACTTATGCGGAATTTTGTTTGTACGTAGCGATGCGGTGATAGATGACGTAACTCTTAATCACGAGCGTATTCACACTGCACAAATAACGGAAATGCTTGTAATAGGGTTTTATCTATGGTATATCGTAGAGTATCTTATCACCCGATTGTTTAATAAGAAGCAAAACGATGCTTATCACGACGTTTCGTTTGAGGAGGCTAATGCCCATGAGGACGATTTTAGAATACCTTTCAGTCCGTCGGCATTACTCTTGGTTTAAGTACATCAAGGTTAATTCATATGAGCGATGAGTAAAGCGGCGATAGGAGTTTTGGTAAACGACATTCACCTGAACAAAGACAATGGTGAATTGGTGAAAGATATATTCCGTCAGGTCGTAGGGGTTTGCCGAAAAAACAAAACGGGTAGAATATTTTGCGGTGGGGACGTTTTTACCAACCGTAGTGGTCAACCCCTAAATGTTCTGACGGATTGGAAAGAAGTTTTAGATTATTTAGACAAAGAAAATGTAGAGTTATATGCGATACCTGGTAACCACGATAAGACCGACAGAGATAGCGAAAGTAGCTATTTGGATGTTTATTCTCAGCCCCGTTTTCATCTTATTAGGCGTTTTGATGTTATTCGTTTCGGTCGTTGTAATGTTGCCTTTATACCTTATTTTGGCGACGAGAAATGGCTTGAAACATATAGGCTGGTTGAAAAGGCGGTAGACTTCGGGAAACCGAGTGTGTTAATAACCCATATGGGTTTTGACGGAGTTCGGAATAATGATGGGTCGGAGGTTAGTTCGCCAATAAAGCCGAGTATGTTCAAACGTTTTACCGCTGTTCTTATAGGACATTATCACAACGCCAGCCGTTTAGCAAAGAACGTATTTTACACTGGGTCGGCTTATCAGAACAATTACGGTGAAACGGTCGTTGATAAGGGGTGTTCGATAATATATGAGGATGGTACGTTTGAGCACGTTCCGCTTCAGTTCCCGAAATATATCAAAGAGGTTGTCAACGTAGATGACGCAGAGAGCCTTCGCAATCTCATAGAAAAGTATGAGGATGACGACGTTAATCACGTTCGTTTCGTTTTTCAAGGACGCAAGGTAGATGCGAACAAGGTAGACTTGTCCTTGCTTACGTCTAAGGGAATTGACGCTAAGTTTGAAGCCGTAGAAACCGAGGAGGCAATTCGCAGTTCCGAAAGTGAAGCGGTGATGTGCTATGATAAGAAGGCGATTATGAAAGACTTTGTAAAATTCTGTTCCGAAAATCAGATTAAGGGTAAGCAATTAAAGTATGGAATGGATTTAATCAAGACGCTATGAGGAATATATTTCAAAAGTTACATACGACATACCGAGTTCAGGCGGCAAAGCTGCTATTGTACCGATTGAGAGACAAAGGGTGGCTTGATATGCGAACGAAAGAGGATAGGGTGTATAGGGATGCTGAAATAAAGTTTATGATTGAAAATCCTTATTACTTGGAGATATTTATGATGACGGGTGATGAGGATTGGGTGCGTTTCCGAGACCATAAGCGTGATAAGAACGGAAAATTAGTTAGTGTGGAGTGCTATGCGATACATGGGAAGTAAAAGGCGTATATGGAAATATATTGCGCCGATTATTTTAGAGGGTCGAAAACGAAACCAACTATATGTAGAGCCGTTTTGCGGAGGTTGTAATAGTCTTTGCGAGGTCGAGGGTAGGAGGTTAGCCTCCGACGTTAATCCATACCTAATAGCGATGTGGAAGAGCCTATTGAACGATGAACCACAAATATATCCGATTTCCAAAGAGATTTACACCGAGTTAAGAAAAGCCTATCGCAACGAGGATTTAAGCCGTTATAGCAAAGCAGACATGGGTTGGGTAGGCTTTATGGCGAGCTTCCGTGGAAAGTTTTTCGATGGATATAACGGAGGTGAACGAAAGACTGGCGGAGGAAAGATAAGGAATTATTGCGATGAAGCTATTGCGAATATTCTCGCTCAGGTAGACCGACTCCGTGGCGTAGAGTTCCGTTGTTGTAATTACTATGATTTAGATATTCCAAGGGGTTCAATTGTTTATCTTGACCCTCCTTATAGAGATACTGAGGAATACCAGACCGAGGATTTTGATTACGAATACTTTTATTGGTGGGCTGAAGAGCTTTCAAAAGCAGGGAACAAAGTTTTCATAAGCGAGTATTGGATGCCTCCGTTTTTCCGAGAGGTTTGGAGTATGGAGATAGCGTGCAATATGAGTGATAATAAGAGTTCAAGAATAGAGAAACTTTTTACAATATAACGTTATGGAGCTACGAGATTATACAACTGAGCAGCTGAAAGCCGAGTTGAAACGGCGTACTGACGAGGAAAGGGAACGTAAGAGGAAAATGGGCATACGAGTTCCAACCTATGAATATGCTCGTGGAAAGGTCGTAAGCGTTTCTAATAGCGGTGCTTTTACGTCTTGGTGTTGGGTGGTAGAGATATGCGATGAAGATATGAAGCGTTTGGGAATAGCCGATGTGTTAAAAAGGAGTAGTTATAAGGTGATGAAAGAATTTACAAAATCTACCGCACCCCAGGTTGGCGATACCGTGTTGCTTCGTAAACGTATTACCAAGAACAGCCCAAGGTTTACAACCACGTCAGCTAAAATTTGCGAAATTATAAAATAAACGGTTATGTGGAGATTAAAACATATATCATTCAAGGACTTCTTTTCCCACGAGCAATCCGAGTATGAGTTTAAGAACGGTACGTGTACGTTGATTGTAGGCGAGAATAGGGATAATGGAGGTAATAACGGAGCAGGTAAATCTACTGTGTTTGAGGCGATAGCTGTTGCGTTGACGAATAAGTCGTTACGTGATTTGCGTAAGGAGAGCTTCATCAATCGAGAAGCCGAGAGTTGCGAGATTAGGCTTGATATGGAAAACGATATACTTAATTCAACGCTCACCGTCACCCGTCAATTCTTTCGAGGCAATAAGCCCGCAAGGGTAGAATTGATTGAGAATGGCGAGGTTAATACTAATGTCGTATCGGTTGATGAAGCTAATAAGAGGGTGTTTGAGCTGATTGGAATAAGTAGGGATGATTTGCTGCGTTATTTCATAATTAGTCAGGATAATAAGTACACCTTCTTCACCGCAGGAGATACCGAGAAAAAAGAAGTTCTCAACCGTATTACTTCAGCCGACATGATAAACCCTTTGATTGACCGATTATCTTCCGAGAGGAAAGAAAAGGAACGTCAGAGGAGCGAGGTTAATGACGCCATGATAAGCGTCATAGCAAAAAAGAAAACACTTGAGGAGCAGCTTGCCGAGCTTATAGGTGAGGATGACGGTGAGGAGATAAAGGAGCTTGAGAATAAGATACGCCGTATTCAGTCCAAGAAAGCTACCCTCACCGAGGAAAAAAAGGATATAGAAAAGAGGATAGAAGCCGCACGTAAGGAGTTAGACCTTCTTACCGTTCCTGACGTTCAAGACCTCATTTCCCAACGTAAGGCGATACGCAAGGACGTAGACGAAATAGAACAACGCATCGCCGAGAATAAACGCATATACCGTATGGCGCAAGGTGATTTGGATGGAAAGATTAAATGCCCTGAATGCGGAGCGGAGTTTATCAAAGATAGTCACCTCAACCTTTCAGTCGAGGAAACAGAAGGTGTAATGGAAAGCGTTAAGCAGGAGAACAAGAAACTACGAAGCAAGGCAGATAAGCTCAACGCTTCGTTAGAGGAGGTAAAGTCTAAGATAGATGAGGCAGGTGAGGCAGAGGAACGTCGTCAAAAGAAGGAACGTACCGTAAGGCAATTGAATAATGCGATGAGTTCCTTCGCAGATGCGATAGCTTCATGTGAAAGGATGATACAAAATACGAAGAAGGAAATTAAGACGATGAAAGAGAATAGCCGTAAGTCGGAAATGTTGAAGTCGTTGAAAGATAAGATTGAGAAGTGCGATGCTGATTGTCGAAAGTACGAAAAGGAGAAGAAGGGAATTGAGGATGAACTGGAAATGATAAACTATTGGAGCTATTATTTAGGTAAGGCTGGATTTATGACTTACCTTGCTAATAGAGCCGTAAGTGTTCTTGAGGGAACGGTTAATTCATACCTAAAAAAATTTAAGTCACCATTGTCGGTTAATATCAATGGGTTTAAGGTTCTGCGTGATGGTTCGGTTAGGGAGAAAATAGAAGTGTTTGCGTTGGAGAATGGATTGAATGCGGAAGCGTTTATGTCTAAAAGTGGTGGTGAGAGAGGAAGGATAAACCTCGCAGGGGTTATATCAATACAGCATCTTATCAACATGTCTACAAATGGCAAGGGATTAGATATGCTTTTGTTGGACGAAAGTTTGAATAATTTAGATACTGAAGGAGTTATAAGTATCTGTAACGTATTGGAAAATCTGGGCATAACCGTTCTGATGATTACCCAAAATGTATCTTCCGAATTTAACAACGATAACAAGCTATTGGTTGTTAAGGAAAACGGAGTTAGTCGGATATTATAACATTTATTTTCCCAAAGTTATATAGATTTATGAGGTTCACTATAAATCTATATTATAAATGGAGAACAAGGAACGTGTTAAGTTTTTTAAGCATAGGAAACTAATTGCGATAGACCCTGGAGTTAACGGAGGGGTCGCTATTTACTCCGCAGATTTGGGCAAAGTAGTAGAAGTTACCAAGATGCCGAGTACGCCTCAAGAGCTTTTGAAACTCTTGAGGATTTACTGTTTTAATTCGATTTGTTACTTGGAAAAGGTCGGTGGGCTACCAGGTATGGGAGGTTCGTCGATGTTCAACTTTGGGCGAGGTTACGGTCATTTAGAAATGGCTTTGTTGGCTTGTAAGATACCTACTATTTCCGTAACCCCACAAAAATGGCAGAAAACCCTTCAATTGGGGAACAAGGGTAATAAGTCTACCAGCGTATGGAAAAATAAGCTAAAGGCTAAGGCCGAGCAACTTTTCCCATACGTAGGTAAAATAACTTTGGCGGTGAGCGATGCCCTTCTTATACTACAATACGCAATAACCCAAGAAAAATCTTAAGACTATGAAATACGTATGCAATAACCCCCGATGTAAGAATTTTGGTGTAGAGGAATACTTGTCTTCAGAGACATACCGTTATCGAAACGGAAGGATGGTTGGAGAACACGCTCCGTGCCCACTTTGTGGCGAGGAGCGTGAAGAGATAAACCCCAATAAAGATATACCGTTATCCCAAAAAACAATTGGTATGAATTTCTTTGACGGTAAGAGCGTTGAGGAGCGGAGGGATATATTACGAAAACGCACCCACGCTCATTTCAACAAAGAGATAAAGGAGAAGAAAGAGCACATGATAAATAGTGCTAAGCGAGAGTTCCAGGAGCTACACCAACAATAAACAAGAGGGGGTTATGAAAAGTCAACGGCACATATTCAAAAAGGACTATAAATACAAGCGTAAATTCATCAACGCTTGTATTCTCCGTATTCGTTTTGGGAAAAGAAGTGAGCGGACGATACGCGGTTATAAAACATATATATTCAAGGCAATGAGGGGTATTGTTGATAAGAATATATGTAACTACGTTAACCTTCTTCAGGGTAGTCCTTGTCGTAGTATTCCAGACTATAATGAGATACTTTCAGAGTGCTACATTATTTTTGATAAGTGTTTGGAGAAATACAAGGTTAGAAAATATAATAACTTCTACTTCTATTTTAACAAAGCTATGGGGCGGAAGTTCTATAAAAACTACCAAAAGGAGATAAACATGCCGAGTACGGAGCTGTCCGATGAAATGAGTGCTGTTTTGCCTTCCCTTCATTATAAGAAGAATGTTGATAGCGTTGAACTATTGCTGCACAATTTAGGCATTAAATCTTTGGAACGTAGGATTTGCCTAAGCCGTCTTAAGGGGGAACGAGGGACAGAGTTCTTAAAGAGGAATAAGAAAGTAAGTCAGAAGCAATACAATGAGGCATTGTCTCATGTACGTGCTTTGTTAAAAGATGTAGTAAATAAAAATCAATGGTAACATGGCAGAAGTAAACCTAAACCTTTATCAGAGAACGATAGAGACCCTTGTTTCAATGGGGCATTCCGTTATGCAGATTTTTCCGTTTCGTGACGAAGTTGCGTATTATTTCTTGGTTTATAATTTCACTCCGTCCATGAAGACACCTGTAGACGATATTCAATATAATCAGCTTACAGGGATAAACATTACGGACTTTATGAGGAATAATCCAGTACTAAATTCCTCATCTTTCACACACCGTCTCAACGAGATACTTGAAAAGAATGACGTCATTAGGGTTGAGTTCCCGAATACGATGCCCTGGTTCAAATTTGGTGCGGTTGCGAAATGAAACCATCGAAGTATCAGCAAGACATATATGACGCCTTTCTTAACACCGACGATAACCTTAATATCAGTGCGGTTGCGGGAAGCGGAAAGACAACCGTATTGATAGAGTTACTGAAGTACGTTCCGAACGATAAGGAGGCATTGTTCGTAGCGTTTAACAACAGTATCGTTGATGAGCTAAAGAAACGCATTGGCGATAGGCGTAACGTGGAAATAAGCACCATTCACAGCTACGGTTGGCGTAGTATTCTCTGTCGGTACGGTAGTAAGGTAAAGATGAACCCCAATAAGGTTTTGGGAAAAATAGAGTTGGTGTTAAAAGATAAGGAATTTGAGGATGAAATATCCGCAAAGAAACATAGTTACTATTTTTACATCATACCTAAGATAATAGACCTAATGAGATGCAACCTGATAGCCGCCGATGAAAAGATGTTGGAGAGTATGCTAATGAACTACGATTTAGACATTGGAGAAACGGAGATAAATGTTGCTATAAAGGTGTTTGAAAAAATGAACGCCGACAAGTCGCAGTTTGATTTCATGGATATGATTTACCAACCAGTCGTAGACCCTCATATAAGGTTGCGGAAATATGATTATGTATTTTGCGACGAAAGTCAGGACTTCTCACTTGCCCAGCAAGCCGTCATCCGCCGTTCACTTAACCGTCGAGGACGGTTGATAACAGTAGGCGACGAGCACCAGAGCATATATGGTTTTGCGGGGGCTGACGCTAATAGTTACAAAAACCTGGCGGGGTTAAACGGTCGGTCGGTACGGATGCCGTTAAGCGTTTGTTACCGTTGTTCTAAGGCAGTTGTAAGGGAAGCCCAAAAGATAGTTCCCGAAATCAGCTTTGCGCCGAATGCCGTTGAGGGTACGGTTAAGCTGGGGAGTATGAGGGAAAACCTTATGCAAGGCGATTGGGTTCTTTGTCGAAACCTCAAGCCGTTAGTTCAGACATATCTTTGGCTGATGAAAAATAAGATTAAGTCAAAGATAAAGGGAAAAGACATCGGTGAGGGGATAATCAGTATGATAAACAAAACTGGAGCTAAGACGTTACGTGGTATGTGGACGATGCTCGATATTCAAAAGGAACGGTTGTTTGCTAAACTAAAAAAGCGAGGTGTCCGTCACCCCTCACTTCATCCCAAGATGGAGCTTATGAATCAGCGTCTTGAAGTCTTGGAATGTTTAGCCGATGAAGTATCGAGCGTGGATGGATTGAAACGTTCGATTGAAAATATCTTTTCGGATGATATACGAGGGATAATGTTAAGCACGATACATAAGGCGAAAGGGTTGGAAAATGATAGGGTGTTTTTCTTATGTCCAGAGTTAATTCCTTCTAAGTACGCCACGATGGATTGGATGGTAGAGCAAGAACGAAATTTAATGTATGTAGCGCAAACGAGGGCAAAAGATACTTTGATATATGTATTAGAAAGCGATTTCAAAGAAGACATCAAATCAAAAAATTTAGAAAGCTATGGAAGAGATTAAGAGCAAGGCTTATGACGATGAACTGAATAAGTCGCAAGAGGAAATTCACGAAGCACCGAGAAAGAAAATTCCAGTGCCAAAAGTTAAGAAAGACAAAGAGGAAGGAAAGGAGAAAGAAAATGGCTAAAAGGTGTTTTTATTTGCTGAAATCGAAAGACGATAAAGGCAAGGATATTTACGCACAGCAGCTTCAACCATCGTCATTTTCGGTCGAGCCGACTTTGACGTGTATTCCTGAATACGCTACGCGGTTGCAGACCTATGAGGAAGCTGTAAAGTTCCGAGACGAATTGAAGGAATGCGGAAACTTTGTGACAAAATTCGATTTCAAAGTTGTAAAATACCTCATGGAAGAGGAACAGTTATCATGGAGCCCACCGAAGGATTACGAGTTTAAATCATATGAAGATTTATTAGGAGGTAAGGGATATGAATAAGCTAAATACAAAGCGTATTTATCAAAACGACGGTAAACTTTGGAAGATTACGGAGATTTTGAAGTTGAACCGTGGTGATAAAACGATTTCAGATGAGGAGGTTGCAAAGATAACAGACAAAGACGGTAATTCACAGATAATCACCATCGAGGATTTCAAGCGTTACTTCTTTCCAGCTGACGTTCAACCTGGTGATGTAGTCTACGAATATAGCATGGGTTGTATCCTGCGTACTTACGTTGCTAAGGACGTAAAGGATGAACGGGTGAGTTATCGTACCATCGATGGACTAAAGACATCCCTAACAACAACTACAAAAGTCTACGAGGATTGCCGCTTATCGGTCATTACCCCTACCGCTAATTCAGAACATTCGGAGTACGTCTTTTCAACTTTCCAAATAGAAAAACAACTTAACAATCTTGGTACTTTGCGAAAAATTAGGAAAGTGTTGGCTGATGTGAATTGCGTCATTGACCAAATTGGAGCGAATGTATCTAATATATCCCAGAACGGTTTGAAAGACATTTTAGAAAGAGTTGAAAAGTGTCAAAGTGAATTTCAAAAATTATTAACCAATGAACGAAAACATTTTTAACAACCTCATAAACGTAACGAGCGAAAACCCGCAAATACAAGAGATTTTGGACGCAATGGATGACCTTATAAATAGTGATGGCGGCGTAGAGTTGCCTGGGCTTGACCTGGATACCATTGCCGAGAATTTTGTTGAGGTAAAGTATGGTGACACTCTTAGCAAGTTACCGAACAAAGAGGAAGCCGAGAGCTTGAAGGAAAAATGGACGAGCTATTATAAGGATGGTGAGGGACGGTTAGCATTGCAAATGGAAATAAACACTATAAAGTCATCGTTTGTAGCCGCCCGTGACCAGTTGACTTATATTGGGGAAGCTGCCGCCTCCGCTGTAGCGTCCAACGCCGTTCCTGCAGTTATTACGGTTGGTTCGGCAACGTCAACCGCAAACCCAGCTTATGCTTTAATAGAGAATAAGACGAAAATGAATCAACTTTTGTCTATGACTAAGAACGTAGAAGCAAACTTGGTTACGTTATTAAAGAGTTCCGCTCAGATAGCCTTCCCGATACCCTCTTCTGTTACGTCTTTAATCGAAACGTTATCAACTGTAAAACAAACCGTAAACGCAATACCAGTATGAGGATAGTTAAGAAGAAATTTTACCGAGTGAGATTTTCCGTAAGCGAAAGTTTGTTCATAATGGCCGATAATTTTTCAGAAGTAGAGAAGATAGCTCATCCAACGTCGCACGATGAAATTCTATGTATCGAGAAGGTAGGTGAATGTTTGGTAGGTGCTGACGAAAAATAACGGTTTCCTCCAACGTCAGTTATTATAAAGGCGAAATGATAACGGAATTACTTATGAAAAGGTTTTGTAATATGCTATCTTCTGCCGATGAAATATCCCACAAGCGAGTTATTGCGATAATATCCTTTGTGGTATTGATTATCCTTGCTTTTATGTCCGCCTATGGACATAGCGTGGATGAAACCTTCGTTTGGGTATTTGCTTCCTTAACAGGTTGTGAGAGTTTGCTTACTGTAATAGAGAAAATAAAGAGGAAATAATTAAGGCGAGGTTTATTTGTTTCTCTTGGTTGCGTGGGGTAGTTCCTTTCTTTGAGGGATTGCCCCACTTTAATTTTCCCAAAGTTCTTATAAGTGTAACAAAACGAAAAGAGAACAATGAAGAATTACACACCAGAGAACATCACGGAGTTAAAGTCCGACGAGGTATTTGTATTTGGTTCAAACCGTAACGGCAATCACATGGGTGGAGCTGCTGCCGTAGCTTATACGAAGTTTGGAGCCGAGTGGGGCATTGGCGAGGGGTTGACGGGAAAGTCCTATGCCCTGCCTACGTTGAACGAGGGTATGGAAAAGGTGACGGAAAAGGAGCTGGAAGATAGCTTTGTTAAGTTATTGAAGTTCGCCGACCAAAACCGTCAGATGATTTTCCTTGTTACGAAAGTAGGTTGCGGAATTGCGGGTTGGGATGTAGAAACCGTAAAGAAAATATTTTGGCAAGCTGCGGCGAAGGTCAGCCCAGACCCCGATTGGGCAGGAATACCGTCGAATGTCCGAATACCAAAAGAGTTTTGTAACGAAGATAAAGGTCGTAGAATAGAGCAGTGGGCGCAGGAGGTAGGGCGTTGCAAAAAGCGAGAGTTGTCTAAGGAAGAAGCAACAGAGTTTTTGGACATCTGTATAAACGAAGGGGCGATAGATAGCAATAGCGAGTTTATCAAAGATTTAGAGAATAAGAAACTGGGTTTCGCTTCAGCCTTTTGGTTAAGGATTAAGCACCTCCACACATATTCCATTGCACCTTCCGTGGCGATGTTCCTTATGTTGCACGTGATAAAGAATTTTGGAATAAGTACGATGATGGCAGCCTACTTGCAATACGTCGCTCACGAGCACGGCATAAAGCGTATCGGAATTAAGGAATTTTCGATGTGGGCTTTCCCATTTGGCTTGCCTACCAATGAGGAGTGGGAAAGGTTGTGGAATTTGCAAAAGATACCTATGGAGGAAAGGGAAGGTGGAATGAGTGATAATACGTTAGACCACCCAGGTGTTTACGGTACAAGTATTTGGGAGATTAAGGAGAAATGAATAAAGAGATAGCTTGGGGACATTGGTACCCTATAAAAGAAGGTAGTATGCCCGAAGATTTATTGGGGTACGAAACTTACGATAAGTACGACATAACCCCAGACGTTCTTATACCTTGTAAGTGGGGGAATGAGCTGGCGTGCGGAGATTACTTGTCTTGTAGTAGGATGAGGAAGAGGAGTGGACGTTGGGGATGGTGGCCATACCCGAAAGTAAAACCGTTGTTTTGGATGCCGATACCTAAAATAAAGACGAAGTTCACCTCCATCGTTTATAAGTCTATACAAAAGAAGAAAAATGAACAAGGAGGAGATTAGTTCCATTATTCATTCGTTAAACGAAGGCGAAACCCTACAAATAGTTTTCCGCAATGGCGGGCAAATGATTTGCGAGATAAGAGCTTTTATAAATACCGATGGTGAACGGCTTTATGAACGCAAACACTTGATACGCCGTATGCGTTACTATGAGGATGAAAAGCGATTGGCGGAATGGTTAAAAATCGTACCACCCGCAGTAGCAAAGATAAATTTAATTAAGGAAAGAATATGGAGACTAAAAGCATAAATTGGGAGCAAAGACGTTACGAAACGGCACGGGAGCTTATGACCGAGATTATGGGGAGAGCTAATTATGACCCATTTCTCGCCCAATATACCGTTTGCCCGTGCTGTAGTTACGATAACGACGATACGGAAGTCAATCCCTATGACGTTATTGCGGATATGAGCGTAAAAGCCGCAGATGCTTTGATATTGAAATTAAAAGGAGAGCAGAAAGATGACGTTTGAAAGTAAGTTTGATATTGGCGAAAGGGTTTACTATTGGAGCGTGAATAGCGTAAGAATGCTTTTGGGGAGAGATTTATGACGTTAGTTTTTACGCCGATAAGGACGGAGCGAGTAGTTGGTTGTATGGATTATCCCAAGTAGATGTCGAAACGGACAAACCTTCTTTCACAAGGGAGCGAATACCAGAACACCTTTTGTTTCGTGAACGTAGCGATGTGCTTGATTTTTGTATGAAACTAACTGAAAATATTTAACAAATTAAAGATAGGAGAAAATAACAATGGCAAGACTAACATCAAGTCAACGAGAAACAATCATTAGCCGAGCATTAGAGCAAGCCCGACAGTCCCTCAACCGTTATCCCACCGAGGAGGAACAGCAGGTGGTAGAGGAAGAATTCACCACCCAGTACCCAACTTTTCGTATGAATATAGGGGAAATAGCAAAGGTTCAGGAGCAAGCCAAACAAGATAACCATGTACTGTCGAATATGATAACGAATATGAATGCTTGGCTGAAAATAAATTTCGAGGATAAGATAGGTAAACGCCGTTTGAGCGAAAATTACTCCTCTGTTCCCGATAGCGTCAGGTCGTTAGAAAATTATGCTGACGCCGTTAAAAAGATTATTGCCCGAAGTAGAGGTTATCTCAAAGAGGTAGACAACGACAAACTCCTTCACCTCATCACCGACAACCTAAATTTAGCCGATATACGCCAGCAGCCTTCCAATATACTCCGCGATGTAGTTGTGTGTACGTTGAACGAGGTAAGGAAAAACCCCGATAAATTCTACATCAAGTAAGCCACGCGATATGTAAAGGGAATTAAGGCGTAAGCTGGAGCGGCTTGACCGTCAGATAGACGAGGCACAGCGCAACCACAATTACGTTCGTCAGATGCAGCTCATCCGTCAACGTCAAGACCTCCTAACGGTTAAGGAAACGGAGGTACGGATGACGTTGAAGGATGCTATGGCGGAGTATTCGGTAGAGGATAGGAGGGAGATGACCGTTGAGGTAATAACCGCCGTCGCCGTTGCGGATATGCTGAACTCTGTGGCGATTGACGTTGAGGATAAGCTACGGAGGTTCGGTATTTCGGGAGTGCCGATGATGGAGGAGCTGAGGAAAGTGTCTAAAAAGCTTGCGGAGGTGGTTAGGACGATTGAAAACGTCGGCAATGGCGTATTTACCGAGAACTACATGGACGTGGTAGACAATGCCGAAATTCACCTCATGGCTACGCTCAAGAATTACGTCAGGAACGAGCTTCAGAAGCTCCTTCTCGCACCACAAAGGAACGGAGGGGACGGAAAAGTACAGTAACAAGGAAGTTTCGCGAGACCGCCCATCGGAGGGGGATTATTGTAGGTATTATTATGATTTATCCGCCGCACATCCGAAGAAAAGCTGATTTCGAGAGCTGCCAAATTAATTGTACTCATTCCCAACGTCCCCCAGAAGATTACCTTTACAAAGTCAACAAATAGGTTATCCGACGGAAATAGCAAAGCCAGTGGTTAGGTGTTAGGCCGACCTTTGCTTTGCTATTTTGCGATTGTTATACTTCGGTTGACCTTGCCCGAAAAGGGGTAATATAGCAAAGTCTTCACCCCAAAGCCAATTATTAAATACCAAGACAGTAAAGTAACAATTGTATGAACGGAAAGATTGAAATACCCGAAGGGGTGGTTGACCGACGACAATATGTCAAATATACGGTTTTGGCGAAAAGCCCAATCCTTCGGGACAAAATTCTAAGTGCGTCGGACGGGACAGAGGTAAACATGGGTCTACTACCCCACGTGTTCCGTAAGAAGATAGAGCACTTGCCACCAAAGGAGCAAGAATACTTTTTGGAGCGTAAGAAACGTTATGCCCACGTGATGGCAAAGCGTAACATCGCCAAGGCTATGGCCTTCGGTAACATGGGGCGCAACCCAACGAAGACAAAGGATGAGACCGAGGCCGCCGCATACCAGAAGAAGGCCGAGATAGCCTTGGAGCAAGACATTGTAACTCTTCTTGGCCGTATGTTCTCCGTTTCGGAGGTTGTAAGGATTTTGGTGGAGGATAACGGCATCGCCGTATCAGCCGAGAAAGTCAAGCAAGTACTCGCACGGAATATCACCGCCGTAGAGAAACAGCGTGAGGAGTTCCGTAACAAGGTGACCGACGTGCGCTTGTATAATAAGCGACCGCGCTTGGAGGAGCTGGCGTGGATGTACTCGAAGATGAAGATGCGGTATATCACGATGAATGGTAGCGTCGAAGCCTACAATGCGATGCTACGCACCTTGGAGCAAATTCGTAAGGAGGCCGAGGGCGATATAATCAACGTCAATGGTAATATAGACGTAAACATACAGGCCGAGCTACAAGCCCACATACAAAAGGAGGTCATCAAGACAATCAACCTCAAGGAGATTATCCTTGGGCGTATTGCGGCGAGAATGAACTACGATTGCGACAAGTTGATTGCGGGTTTGCATAACTCTTACTACGCTCAGTTTGTGCAGATAAGCGGCGATTACAACCCCGACGCGGAAATGCAATATCCGAGCTTGGTAAACTATGACTTTGCCGATATAGAGAGGAAGAATGCCGAGAGGGATGATGTAGTTGAAATTCAGGCCGAGCCAGTAACCGAGGAACAACACGAGAAGGCGCAAAGCGTTAAGCAGATGTTCCTTAACAAGATAAGGAAGCAACAAGAACGTTACGCCTCACGTACAAGCACAGCCGTAGTCGAGGAGCACGACCTTGCCCTTGGGGATGATTACGGTGAGGTGGAGCGGAGCGGAAACCGTAACCGATACGACCAACACCTTCAGAAGGAGCAACGCAAGCCGTACCGTCCGCGCGTAAAGAAACCCGATAAAATCTAAACGTATGAAGAAGGAGATAAAGACCTTTTATTTATATGGTTACTATCCATATGAACATATCGTCGAGAGCGATAGGGACGATGATTTTGGCGTGTCGTACATCGCATTAATCTACCGCCAGCGTATTGTAGCTTTGGGTATTAGGCACTGGAGCACGAGCTTATATCAGGACGTTTACGCCTCTGTGATAGACGGTGGGGAGAGGGTGATGAAGAAGAGGATTTGGGAACTTAAGACGATAAGTAACCCAGCGGCAAGGAATTTGTACGCCAAGATAGCAAAATATAAGATAGCAGACCGTAACCAGCTCCCCCCACCGCCCTCAACGGTAACGTACCGAGTGAGGGCAAAGTGGTGCGGTTCAAACGTAGAGTACCAAATACATCAGATGCGTTGGTGTACGGACGGTCGCCTGAAATACCGATTGACGATGAATTACGTTAATGTCCCTGGTAAGGAGGTTGAGCTTGGGAAAAGTGATGTCTTGTCGGAAATAGCAGATATAATATCGCAAAGAACAAAACGCACTATAACGTTAGTATAGGATATGGGAAAGGACAAGAGCAGACCTATCTTTGGGTTGGGAAAGATACCCGAAAAGGAGCTATTGAGGTTGTCGCGCGTCGAGGTTGGACAATTGAAGTCCTACATCGACGAGTTAGAGGACGCAAACGAGAAACTATCCAACGAGCTTTCCTCAATCAAGAGCCTAAGCCGTCAGGAGCGTAAGGAACTGAAAGAACGTTATTACCAACAAGCACTTTGGGCAGAGTTAGAAATAAAGAATAACACGCTAACCACGGAAAACGCCAAACTAAAAAAGCAGGTAGAGCGGTTGTTTGCCGAGTTGGTAAAGATACGTAACAATGGAAAAGGTGTATAGAGCTGTTTACCGATACTACGTCAGGGACTTCCGTACCGACAAGTTGACGGAAAGGAAAGCACCCTGTTTAATTGTGGGGGAGACCGCGCGGAGCTACCGCATCACCCTTCCAGGCGGTAACAATAGGCGGATGCCCAACGACCCATTTTGGGTTCGCCGCCGTTCTGTTGTCGAAAGGAGCTACTTTGACGAGAAGGGCGGACGGTGCGAGATATACAGTTTGAATCCAGACGATAGGATGTGTCGCGGATGTTTGAATAAGTGTTTGCGTAGCAAAGTTATAATAGAAAATGAAAAATAAGGATTATGAAAGCAGACAAATACATAATTAGGCGGATTAAGATGTTCTTTGGGGACGGTACACATTCGGTTATTAAGACCAAGAAGGAGGTCTACAACCTTCAATCGTATCGAGAATACATCATGGTGCAAAATGGAGCATCGCGCGTTGAATTCACCTACGATACCATTCCAGCCGAAAAGCAAGGGAATATAAAATTGGTAATAAAGAGCAAGACAGAAATATAACAAAAGGTGGTTTCGGACAATCCCAGGCGGCAGGCTAAATTACTTGGTTTGCCGCCATTTTTTTATTGTTAAAAGTTAAAATTTTGGGAAAATTAAAAAATTTCCCAAAATAATTTTGTAGTTTAACAAAAAGTTCGTACCTTCGCTAACAGAAACAAAGAAGTTAAACCGTTAAAGATTAAAAAGATATGAAAATGATGATTTATACTTTGGAAATGGACCATATTCAACTCATACGCGGTTCAAGCATAACTACAGTAGAAGTAGAAGCAACAAGTTGGAATGAAGCTATGATTAAGGCTTTACAAATGGATGAATACAAAGATGTTTCTATGAACTCTATACAAGCAATTTCTGTTAAAAATAAATAATAAGCGTATGAAAACCGTAGCACTTACAAACAACGAGAGAACCGTATTAGTAGCAATCGTAGCAAACGCCAAAAAGGTAGGCGATAGCGGAGTTGAGTTCATACTCGCAGACGTAGCCAAGGCGATGGGTAAGAATATACACTCAATAACGGCAACTGCCGGCAGTCTTGCAAAGAAAGGAATGTTGTTAACGGCTAATGGCGAAAGCTATTTTGACGGAGTAGTAACCGACGAGGGGTTGCACGAAGTCGAGGCTACCGCCCAATCCGATAACGACAACGGGGAAGAGGAAGAGTTTAACGCTCCAGTCGTGGACAGCCGTATCGTAAAGCTCAATGAGCTGAAGTCGGTCAAGATAGCATCTGTAACGAAGTCTAAGCGTACCGCAGCCAAAGCCGCAAAGACCGCCGCCCAATACGTTCTTGAGCGTTGGGATGACACGGAGGAGTTGCAGCGTTTGGTAGATGACGAGGAAACGAAGATGATGGCTTACGAGGTTTGGGCAATAGCCGACAGCCGTATAAAGCAACTCACCGTTTTAGCCGCCAAAGAAGCAAACTATCAAAAGGCTTTGGACAAATACCGTGAAGTCCGTAGTAAAATAGACGACACACGCCGCAATAACAAAGATAAGCGTGAGGTGGTGTGTATTGTAAAGGTAGGCGACGTTTACGTTGTTGGAGATAAGGATGCGGAAACGCTTGGAAAGGTTACGGGCGTAACGGTAGAAAGCGCAAACGGGGGAAAGATGGTTGTGTTTGGAGAAAAGGATTTTGATAACTACCTCCGTCAGCTCATCGCCAAAGGCAATAGGGTAGCCGTCGTAGAGGACACGCACAAGGAGGCTATCCGTACCCTTCCCGAAGATAAGCCTACAAAACAAAATAAGGCCGCTACTAAGGCCGAAACCCCTGCGGCAGATAAGACCCTTGGGAAGCGGAGTTGGACGCCGAGGGCGGAACGCAAAGTGGGCGAGCGTCATCCTAATGGCCGTTGGCTTTGGACGGAGTATAAGCCTGGAAAGTTCGAGTGGCGTACAGACCCAGCCCTCAAGTATCAACGTCGCAAATAAGGTCTAACAATTCAAGGTAAACGGTTTCCACTACGGTACAGAGTTTATTAGGGAAACCGTTTACCTAAGTGTGATAATGAAAAATGGATTTAGATTTTATAATAAAAACCACAAACTGAATTAAAACAGAGGAACGATGAACACAACGGATTTTATAGTCAAGTCTTTCTTTGGGTTAGTACTCGTTGGGATGATTGGCGGTATTACGATTACGCTTGTGAGGGAATGTAGCAGGACGGAGCTATTACAAACCCCACGCCAAATTATCCGAAGCGACAAGATAGGTGAAACGTCTGATTATGAAATACGGCGCATTTCCGTCTACGAATTTACCAGTGTTCAATATGATACAATACCAAAGCGATAAAGTTATGATACAGCACACGAGTTACCAAGATAAGTAGTATGAAAATGACGGATTGTTCAATTATCAAAGAGCTACGCCAATTATCGGCTATTACAAGCGGTCGTCAGCGAGCATATTACGAGTTTTTGCTAAGCAAGGCTACGTCGGTTCGCATATCACCCCTTCGGGAGATATTCAACGAGGATGAAATTCAGCGGATAAAGTTAGCCGTCAATCCCCAAGCAAAAGAGTGTTTTAAGAATGCGACATTGGTTTGTTCTTTGTTTCCTGACCGTGTAAAGTACGTAGAGGGTCGGTTTACCGTCTGCCGAGTGTTCAGCACGGAGCATGCTTGGAATAGGCTTGGCGATAAGTATTTTGACGTTACGATGGAGTTGGCGTTGGGAAGAAACCCCGAAGATGAGGAATATGTGACTTTTGGTGATTATGATAACGAGGAGCTTTGCGAATATTTACTTGACGCCAAAGTTTACGGTAATATAATGTGGACAGATTTTTGTAAAATTTTTAGTTATTAAAAAGATATGGCAAAGATTTATCGAGCAAACGGAGAGGTTGAAACCATAGAGCCTAAGAACGGAACAGACTTTCAGTTGGAAGAGTTACAAGCGGTCGTAGGTGGATATATAGAGTGTTTGCCGCTATATAATACCACTGAAATAATGACTTGTAATGAGGAAGGAAAGATATTGGGCTTACCGCTTAATCGTCGAGCAACACAGATAATAGTGGATAATGGGTATGAGGATTGTATTGCGGGGGATGTCCTTGTTTGTAGAGAGGGGAAAATAAAATGAAAATGGAAGTGCGAATACCGATAATGAGTCACTTGTCGGATGCTGAGGAATTATCGAAGCGTGGATTAGCAAGAGAAGGAGAGAAACATATTAAGTTTTGCTAAATCGTTAATTTTCTATTATCCCAATACGAGAGAAATGATTGATGAAGAAACCCTTAATAGAGTTTGGAAGGAGGTTATGAGTTCTGATGAATAAACGTATGAATTTAATTAGGTTTTATGATGACATTGAGGACTACCGCCGTCACCGCTTCCGTCGCCATCTACATCGGGCGTTGCGGGTTGTAAATTTATTAGCTTGCTTTGTGTTTCTGATATTTATGATGATAGCGGTTTGCGATAGATGGTCATTGTATGGCGAATATACGGCATTGAGTTTTATTGCGTCGTTAGCCGTTCACGGAACGCTAACAGCATTGATTTACTTTGCAATAGATTATGTTTTGCAAAGGATATTTAAGGAGGATTAGCGCATGGTAAATAAGACGAGCAAGGCAGTAGAGGATTGGGTCAGGAGCGTTCAATCCTCATGCGCTTATATCGGTTGGGAGAGCGTAGGGAGCCCAAAGGCGTTAGTGCCTATTTGTAAATATAGGAAAAACACCATTTCTAAATGTGTTTATAAGCGTTGTCCCAAAGTTCTTAATAAAGTAATAAACGAATAACAATAAAGCATATGATTACAAAAGAGGAGAAGGCGGAATTTTACCGCCGATTAGACGTAGTGTTAAATTACTTACAGCAACAGAACATTCAACATCAGCAGATTATGGTTGTAGGGTCGGGTGCATTGATGACATGCGGAATACCCTTGGAAACAGCTCCCCACGACGTAGATTTAGAGGTATGTTGCGATAGGATTGGCGAAAAGGTTTTCAAGGCATTAGCAGACCTTTGCGGAAATACCTTCTATCAAATCAAGGAGGATTATCCGAAGGAGTGGAAGCACAAGCCCTATATATTCGCCATACCCGACCCAGCAGAAGGTAAAGACGCTATTGTAGTAAACGTTTGGGTTGTCGATAAGTTTAGCCGTGACGATGATGAAATAGTTTGGAGCCATGGCGTTAAGTTCGCAACCGCATACGGAGTTCTTTATCATAAAGCAAAGTACAAACGCCTAAAGGATGTAAAGGATATAACGTCGGTTGCTACTACGTTTCTTGAACTACTGAAATAAGATGAAAGAGCTTGTAAAGATAATGTCTGATTTTGCTTACCGTGCTGGCGTGGATACGAGCCGAGTGTTTGATGATTTCCTACGGTATATTATCAACGGCTTCACCATACCAGGCTTCCCAGGACTTTCGGATTGGCGATATACGAAGGAGCAAAATCAGACATTTCTCGTCATGTTTCAGACGTTAGTTGAGGACATTCAGAGACAACTCAATGCCCGTGGTTGGTATGATGCGTTTGGAGCGATATATGAGGACTTAATAGCGTCGAAGAGCCGTCGAAGCAACAGCGGTCAGTTCTTTACTCCCGAAGCCCTTTGTGACCTTATGACCGAGCTTGTATATGGGAATGAGAAAATGATAGGAAAGGTTATTTCAGATTGCGCTTGCGGAAGCGGTCGAACGTTACTCTCATTCAACGCATGACACCTTGGAAACATCTACGTGGCGGAGGATATAGACCGTACCTGTTGCATGATGACGGTTTGTAATTTCCTATTGCACGGTATGGAGGGCGAGGTTGTTTGGCATGACTCGCTTTGTCCCGATAAGTTCTATGGCGCTTGGCGTGTAAACGAGGGAATAAATAAACCATTTACAAAGTATTACGGTTTGCCCCACGTAGAGCCTATCGGCTGGGATGATTGCCTATTGAAGAAGATGGGTGATAAAAGGAAGTCCGAGATTAGGGTTGCGGATAAGCTGCAAGAGAACGCCAAACGCTTATTTTCAGAGTTCAAGGAGCTAAAATCAAAAGGAAAGCTCACCGAGGAGGAACGCCTCCGAGCGGTTGAGTTGCTAAGGAAATACGGCAAAATAAATCGAATAATAAAGAAACGTAAAAATGTTTAGGAAAAAGAAACACAAACAAACGGTCGAGGATTTACTTCAAGCGTACCATCAATCCTTTCCATTCCTTCGAGGGAATGTGTTTGAAGCCTTTTTGGCTATGAATATCTATTTGAGAGAAAAGCGCATACCCTACATCATAGTAGGTTCGATAGCTTTGCGTGCGTTGGGAATACCGTTGAACCGAGAAGTTCACGACATCGACATCGAGGTCATCGCCAACGAGTGTCAGGAACGGATATTCAAGGAGTTCGCCGACGCCAGCGGCAATCATCTACATGAGCAAAAGGAAACCGCCTTACGAGAATTTGAGCATAAGCCGTATATGTTCATTTGCAACGGTACGCAGGTAAACGTTTGGGTCAGTCGGGAAAGGTTTTCGCACCCACGGACAGTACAGATTGCCGGCATCGGTTTTCCAACGGTCGATACCTTACTCCAAGCAAAGGCAACATATCACCGCCCAAAGGATTTAGATGATTTCCTATTCATCACCCAGGAGCTAATGGGAACGATTTGCGGAAGGGAAAATCTTGACCGCTTGATGCCGCGGATAAATATTGAAGGAATAAAGGAAGTAATTTTGAAAAAAGATGGACGAGAAGAAACAAGATAAGATAGACCGTTTATACATGCGCATGGCTTTTATTTGGAGCGAAAACTCCTACGCAATACGCCGTCAGGTAGGCGCATTAATCGTCAAGGATAATTCAATAATATCGGACGGCTACAACGGTACACCATCGGGATTTCCAAACGCAGGTATTCGCAGAGTTATCTATTCCAGACCCTACCGACTACACCAGGGTGTAAGGTTATTAAAACGAGCAAAAATCGAAGTTAAACAAATAAACATTAATCAAGATGGAAAAGAAGAATTATCAAAAGAAGAACACTAACAACCGTTTATTCCGTAACAACAAACCCCAAACCGAGAATAAAGAGCGGCGTTATTCTAAATCCAAATTCCGTAAGGACACAATGGACGCAGCTGGCGGTGAGGTACGTCAGAATGGCGCAAAGCGTACTGAGGGGCAGCCGACCCCGCAAAAGACTTACGCACCGATACCAACAAAGTTTCAGTTTGAGGGAAAGCCAACGACGGTCTATCACGCAACGCTCGCCACTCCAACGGTTCAGCGGTACGGATATAGCGTTATTCCCAAAGGACGGCTTGTAAGGGCTGAATGGTTTGGAAATGGCTGGTGTCGAGTTACCGCTCAAGATGGGCGTCAAGGTATAGTATATAGCAGGAATAGTTTGAAAAAGCTACAATTCTCATGAAGCAGTTATTTATTGTAGCGGTTGGCCTTCTGGCGTTGTCGTTTGGAACGTCTGACGTGATAAAATCTTTGGATTTCCAGCTAAATTACACCGACAGGGTAATTACACTGGACGAAGGCCGACAGACAGCAGCAACACCATTTACAAGCTCGACAGACACAATCGACGATAAGGTTGACCTGAACGATATATTCGGAAGCCCAGGTGACCTGACGGATTGGAATTATACCGAGATAGATGCGGAGGATTGGGCATACCTGGATAGTATCGGCATCTATTGGGACGAGAAAAGCGAGTGTTACCGAAAAAGGAAGTGAAACGTAGAATTACATAACAACACCTCCTTTCTACTAAGAAAGGCTATTGGCGGAGGTTCGTGAGAATATCTGCCAATTTGTTTTATAGGGGGATTAAAAACAAACCCCTCCGATATTCACATACCAGAGGGGTTGGCTTCGTTTAACATGAAAAGTATGATACAAATAATACCGAGCTTACCGCCGAAACCTCTGGACGTAGGATAACGGAGCTTATGAGAGCTTATAACGACATTCGTACCGAAAGCCAAGCCCAAAGAGATTTCCAAAAGACGGTCGATGAAGCGGCTAAGGTGTTCTTCAAGTCTAACCCAGAGGAGTTTACCAATGAGAGCATCGACCTTATGGCCGAGGGACTTATGGAAGACTTTGAGGATAAGATTGGGTTTGCCGAACTTTATGACGCCTTGGAAGAGTATTTTGAATATTCAGAATAAACTGGCGTTCCCCCAGCTAAATTACTTGGATTAGCTGGGGGATTTCTTACTAAAGGTTAAAATTTTGGGAAAATAACAAAATAATTTGGAAAATATTTTGCCGTTTGCGAGAAAACCACCACCTTCGCTAACAGAAAGTTAACAAAAAGATTAAAAAGATGAAAACCGAAACTAATTACAAAATCACACTAAACCGTAAAAATAAAACCTATACAATACGTAGGTATGATAACGGTAAATTGACGGCAAAATACCGTTCCTTACCCCAAGGTGAGGACTTCTCTGAAAATTGGACGGAAAATGATATAAAGACATTTTTACGCTATGGAGATTATTATGTATTGAAATAAAATTGTAAAAGGAGATTGTAATATGAAAGTCAGAGATTTACTAATACAGAAGGGTGGTTTTAAGCCGATGTGTAAATTCGACCGTTACGCCTATTCAGGAGCGAGCGAAAACGCCGTCATCCGTCACGGTAACTACATAGACTATGTTTGGAGTGAGGATATAGTTCCAAATAATTCAGTTCAGGGCATATTTAATTTCCGTTGCGGAAAGGAAATAGCCCAATGCTATTTTTTCATCAAGGCCGCCGTGTTCGTCGATTGGGACGCTTTTACAAAGTACGTCGATGACACTGTATATGAGGGGCTGAAGAATAGTAGTACCGTTGCGGAGGTTGAAGCCTATGTGAAGGGTGTTCTGAATTGTCTTGGTTATAAACTTAATCTTTGATGTTATGGAAAGGAAAGTGACTTTATCGAAGGCTGAGATTTCTGTTGTTATCGCGATGAGACTGGTTCAGTGGGTAGTTTTACGCCTTTGGAGGATTAAGGCCGCGAGGGCGCTTGTAATGTGTTTGCTCGCATTTGCTTTCGTCCGTTACATAGTCTTTCCGATATTCGGATGGTGGGATGGGGTTGTTGCTAACCTGAATAACCTAATTTGGGGATGAGGATGCGGACGGTGTTTATAGTTATGGCGTTTGCGTTATCCCTAACCACCGCCGCCCAAAGGAACAAAAAGACCGTTACACATTGCGTCGTAACGGTCTACCATCCAGTAAAAGCCCAAACCGACGATACACCGTTGATAACGTCGGACGGTAGTCGGATAGACTTACAAAAGTTGAAACGCCGTGAAATACGCTGGTGTGCTATATCGAGGGACTTACTTTGGCTGTTTCCGAAAGACCGTCCAAAGCGTATTCACATCGAGGGTTTGGGTATTTATGAAGTCCGCGACACGATGAATAAGAGGTTTGACCATAGGGTTGATATTCTCCTCCACCCTTCGGATAAGCGGATGTTAAACAAACGTCTAAAGATTACGATATTATGACCCAGGAAGCATTACAAAGGATATTATCCAAGATAAGGCTGGAAATTTACAAGCAAGAGCTTTTTCTCATGAAGATATCGAGAATACAATCCAAGCCACCCGAAGTTCAGAAGGAGATATTGCGGGACGTTTGCTGGATTGATGGAACGCTTGCAACCCAAGTCCAACACGCCATACAGAAGCGCACAAAGCTAATTTCAGCAAGGGACAAACTGACGAGACGTTGGGGAAATTCCATTAAGTGACTTTTGCTTCGCGCGTATGCGTAGGCGCGTATATACACGTAAAGCAAAGTTTCTCTGTATTTATATTGGGTACTTTACGTAAGTAAAGTACACAGGTATAAAACTGAACGTTACGAGCGTTAGCGAAGTTATACGTTTCAGTTTTATACCCCCCTAAAGTCCCCCTATGGAGTTGCCCAAAGTTATTACAAAATGTATCAAACGAAACGAAAATGAACAAGGAATTGAAAATTAGAACAGACCTCACCCCGATAGATTGGGTGGAGGGTGTATCCGAAATGCAAAAGTACATCGGTTGGGTTGCGAAAAGATTAGGCTGTGACGTAGAGCAGCTGAGGTATTTAAGCGTTCACCCAGACTTTGTAGACAAAGACGAGGAAGGTTGGGATTTGGATAGCTTTTTCCCGAAAGGCACACCTACCGAGAAACGCCTCCTCCATCGGGACGGAGAAGTTGAAGGCGTTAGTCTTGGAAATTTTGCTATTGGTGAAGTTTGGGAGATTAAGGCATTAGGTCAAACTTTCATCGCCGACAGGAACGCCTCCCCAGTAGGAATGATTACAAAAGTAGATGAGGAAAATGACCAAGGTTAGACTATCACAAATTCCAGAGGAAAGCGGAGAGCCTAAGCACATAAGCAACGTCCCCTCGCAACAAACCGAACACTTTTCAGACCGAACGCCTGGAGGTATTGAGGCGAGGAACGAGGGTGACGAGGAAAAACCGCAATACATCAAGACGGTAATACACCTTTCCGACGTGGGCGTGGTTTTATCCCTCCACGACATAAACAGTATCGAAAAGACCTTCAAAATTCAGCCGTCAGACTTCTATCCAGATAGGGTAACGCAGTTATACGGAATTATCATCAACAGGGGTATGGAGCCGTCGATGCGTTTCCCAAAAACCGACATTGAGCTTTGGTTTGAAAAGGAAGAAGTACGTGACCAACGTTACGAGAATATGATGAAGGCTTTGAAGGAGGCTGGATTTAAGTTTATTGAAATTTAACAAATAAAAACGAAACGAAAATGAACAAGTGGAATTTTATCAAGAAAGTTGCCGAAAGGTGCAAGCAATCGCAAACATCCGTTAATGAAGTAATGAACGCTATGACAGAGGTTCTTGTTACCGAGGTTAGGGATAACGGTGAGGAAATAGTTTTCCAGGGTTTGGGAACATTCAAGCAGAAGAAGGCGGAAGCAAGGACTTGTCGTAACCCACGTGACGGCAAGACAATTACGACAAAGCCAAGCCGTACCGTTCAGTTCAGACCGTCATCAACAATTAAGGTTGAAGACAAATAATCTTGTGGGAAGGGGTTGTCCCCCTTCCCTATGAAATAACCTACTATGAATAAGCCTACGAAATATCCTAAATTCCTACGGTGTAGTGACGTAGTTAAGAATTGGAGTTGGAACAAATATCTTCCGAAGCCTTGGACGAGCGGTGAGGTTGTAAAAGTAGCAGATGAAAGCGAACAGCACTCCAGCTGTTATGTTAAAAGTTCGGATAAGGAGTTTCAGAGTAAGTATGTAGTTGTTTACCGTAAGAACAAAGATGGAAAGTTTGCGGTGAGGAACGTAGCAGAGTGGAGACAGTTAACCCCATTAAACAAATAAAAGCGATATGAAAAGATTAAAGAGATTTCTGATGAGTGTTTGTCTTAATAGGACGCAACGCCGAATAATTTGGCAAGCCGTAACGTTTAGTGAATACACCTACCGCCGCCGTGGCAATGTAGATGAAGCGGCTAAAGTTATGGCCGTTATGAACGATACCGAGGCGTTGTTTGATGTAATTAAGCGTACCTATACCAAAGAGGAGGTTGATATGATTGTCGAGAAGGCGGTGAGGGATAGTTTATCCGCAGCCGAAGCAAGGGTTAAGGTGGCATATAAAGTTCAACAGCCTATCCCAGAAGGAGAAATGACAAGTATGAGTATCGAGAACGAAGGAACAGAAGCAAAAAGTGAGTCATACGACAAGTGATAGACTTTTTTTAGTTATGTGTGATGTTAATACGAGAGCCTCCCGAATTATACAGCGGTATAGAGTAGGAAGGCATTTTTAACAAAGTTATTTAATTATATGTTGCGTTCAAAATATATCATATATGATGTGGAAACTGGAGGATTGGACGAAACTAAAAATCCAATCACCCAATACGCTTGCGTAGTTCTTGACCCTTATACGTTGAAGGAGGTCGATAGGTTTGAAACGTTTGTTAAGCCGTATAATAACCTAACAATAGAAAAACAAGCAATAGAACATACCATGGTCACTATGTCCGATATACGAGGTGGAATATCAGTTGAGGATTTGGTGAACGTTATGATAGAATTTAACCGTCTTCATCAGGTCAAGGGGCGTAGTCGGGAAATGGGGCGGTTAGTTCCAGTCGGACATAACATTACGTTTGATAACCGTTTCCTTAATTACGCTTTCCGTCTTTGTAAGAAAAACTACCACGATTTAGTCTACGAGAATTTCATTGATACATTTCCGTTAGCAAAGATGACATGGGGGTTGAAAGGGGATGAAAAGCTGAACCTGACGGCTTGTTGTGAGAGAGCTAAAATTAGGCTAAACGATGCTCACGGAGCGATGAATGATGTAGAGGCAACCGCAGACCTTTTCCGTTGGTTTGTTAAGAAGTTACGGAATAAGGGTGGCGTTAGTTCCGCCGAGGAAGGCGTCAGACCGAGGGGAACGGAGTTTTTTGAATTTAAGTGTGGGGTGAAATGAAAGTTGGCAATATTATAACTATTGAAATGCGGAAGTATAAATATACTTTGAAGCGCATTGAGAGGAAAGACGAGAGAGTTGGTGGATGTTATGGGTGTTTCTTTTGTAAGAGAAAATATGGTTATCTGTACCAAACTTGCGGTGATTATAAAGATAAGATAGGCGATTGCGGAAAAACTATTTTGGAATTGATATCAAAGAAAGAAAAGTAATATGAAATACAGAAAGAAACCAGTTGTTATCGAAGCCGTCCAGTGGACGGGTGAGAACGAGGATGAAATAAAGAAGCTTTGCGGATTAGCCGCCGAGTTTACATATATGCCCACAGAGGGTGAAGCATATATCGTAACAAAACAAAAGCCTAAAGGCAAACATGTCACAACGCTTTCGATACGGACGCTGGAGGGTACGATGGAAGCGAGTGACGGTGACTTTATTATCCGTGGTGTAGAAGGGGAGTTCTATCCTTGCAAGCCCGATATTTTCCGTAAGACCTACGAGGAGGTGAAAGATGAGTAGTGTAACATTTCAGCTTGCCTCCCAGTTGGAGGAAGCCTTTAATGCGGTTGGTGCGTCGATGATGTCGGATGAGTTTGCTGGAAAATTACTTGCTTATGTCTACGTTATGGGCGGAGGTAATGAAGCGGTTGTTTATAACGAAGCACTAAATGCAGGTATAGCAATCGCAGCCCAGAAATTCAATATCAAAGGAGGGGAGATGCCAAAGGCAAAGTCAATCCCGATAGTACGAGCGTTCATCCATGAGTTGGAACGGAAGGGTGAAGATACACCTTGGTTGGAAAGGATTTATTCCAGATATAATATCTCAAGAAACCAAAACGTAATTAAAAATGGAAAATAAGAACGCAAAGGCTACAATGTTTGTTTTTGCTACCGATAATGAGGAGTTGGCGGCGGAAATACAGAAAACGGCAAAAAGTAGTTCTGAGACACTTGTAACACGTCTCGATAGTAGTTTACTGGATGACCTGAGAAAGTCCGATAGCAAAGAAAATAAACCACCGACGGTCGATGAATTCCTAAGCGATGAAAAGAATAGGGATGAGGCCGAGAAGAAGGCATTGTACCTTTGGAACATATTAAGTTACAACCATCCAGTAGAGGAGGCCGACAAGCGTATCTTTACAAAGTCTGAGGTGGTCAAGCGTACCACTTTAACAAATAAGACGCTTGGTGAATTGCTTGAACTTTTCCGTTTGTTTGGCTTTATCGAATTTACCAAGGGAGCTTATGAGTTCCGTTTCGTATTCTCCCAGCAAACGAAGCAGGATAACGCATACGCCGATATTGTCGAGGATATACGGCTGTTGAATATAAATATTTCGAGATATAAAAACCTACTTTCTGCGGATGAATTTACCGAGAAGTGGGACAAGTTGAGAGAGAATATCACGCAACTAATATCTTTTTAATCTTTTTGTTAATATGTCTGAGGGTGTAGACGTTGTGAAACGTCTATGCCCAATTTTTCGTTAAGGAGGATTTTATGGGATATAGCGGAGATGTGTTGCAAATAAGCGATAACGAAACGATGAAGCGTATCGAGGTAAACGGTATTGATTCATTGTTTAACATTTCGCCATTGCATGCCGTAGAGTGTTTGTCTACGCTTTATGAGATAATCGAAACACTTGACGACCGAGCAATATCAGAAATTTACGAGGGTGGAAGTGGGGACATCGACGAAATGATACGTGGTATGTGCGGCGATGTGTATTCTACCTTATTCACTGGGCGGAGGAACATTGACTTTATGCCCAAATATACCGATAGGCTATCGGAGAACGTGGAGGAGATATTGCGTTGTAATAATATAACGTATTTTATTACGTCCGTTTTGCCTGATTTTCAAATGGGTTGGCATCATATCGAATGGTGCGACCTTGTTCACCATTATAAAAGGCTGTGCGTAGAAGCCGCGCGCGACCATGGTAAGTCGTACTTTTTCAGCAACGCATACGCCATATGGCAGCTTTATAGATATTCACCTCCGAAAGTTATGCAATTTAGTAGACGCCCAACGAAGTCAAACTCCAATCGTGGTTTTCTTTTTTCATTCTCCTTACAGCAAGCCGTAGACCTTATAGAAATTCTCAAAGGTACAATCGAAAATAACGACATACTAAGGGAACGCCTCCTTCCGTCAAATACAAAGGAGGGAGCGTGGGCAAGTACGAATATAGTTTGTAAGAACGGAGCGAGATTGACGGGAAAGGGTTTTGGGTCATCTGTACGTGGTGCCCACCCATATTGGATTATAGTAGATGATGGATTGAAGGATAACGTAATTTACAGCCAGTTACAACGTCAGAAGTCGATTGATTATTTCCATTCCGTAATAATGAACATGCTCGTCCCTGGTGGGCAAATAGTGGTAGTCGGTACGCCATTCCATGCCAGTGATTTGTATGGGGACTTGAAAACTAAGAAGGGTTGGTTTGTTATAGAATATCCTGCGATATTCCCTGACGGTCGTATTCTTTGGCCACAGCGTTGGAATTTCCGTGACCTTATGGATAAGAAAAATTCACAGGGTAACATTATTTTCAGTAGGGAAAATCTTTGCCGCCCAATCGTCTCCGACTCATCTATCTTTCCGCTTGACATTCTTAATAGGAGTTTGGTGCGGATGGAGAATTATACCTTAGTTAGGGATAGGGATGATTTCCCGAAGAAGTTTGGTAAGGTAGTCGTGGGAGCTGACTTTGCTATGTCTGCGAACGTAGGTGCAGACTACTACTTCTATACAACTTGGGGGGTTGACGAGGATAATGGCATGTGGTTGCTTAATGCGGAATTTGGAAAAGGTAAGAAGTACGACGAACAGCTACAAATTCTACGAAGTATCAACGTCAGGTTCCGCCCCGACGTTATGGTATTTGAGAGCAACGTCTTTCAGCAGATATTCACAGACGAAGCACTAAAACAAGGTATGCCAGTAGTCCCCCATAATACTGGGGTAGAGAAAAACGATTTGTCTAAAGGATGGGCGGCATTGGCTACGATGTTCGAGCGAGGGATGTTTCACATTCCAATAGGCGATAAGCATTCGCAAGATGTAAAGGATGTTATCTTTGAGCAGCTTGGGTCGGTAGCATTTACAGATAAGGACGGCATCGCATCGGTTGGTTCGCATGATGATGCTTGCTCGTCTACTTGGTTAGCAACGTTAGGTAGGAATATAGCCTCAAATGGAGGTAAGTTTATATTTATGTAAGATATGGAAAAGATTAAGGTAGTTAATAAATCAAACAATCCATTACCGAGTTATTCAACCGTTTCGTCATCAGGTATGGATTTGAGAGCCAGTTTATCACAATCAATCAACATAGCTCCAGGCGAAAGGGCGTTGGTACCAACTGGAATATATATTCAGTTGCCCGAAGGGTATGAAGCCCAAGTAAGGCCACGCAGCGGATTAGCCTTAAAACACGGAATAACCGTACTTAATTCGCCAGGAACGGTCGATGCAGACTACCGTGGGGAGATTAAGGTTTTGCTAATTAATTTGGGCAATTCCATGTTTACGGTTAACGGCGGCGATAGGATAGCCCAGATTGTTTTCGCTAAGTACGAGAAGGGTGAGTTTGTTGAAGTAGACTGTCTGGATGAAACTGAAAGGGGGGGCGGAAGTTTTGGACACACTGGAGTGCGATAATGGAAACTTATAGAAGCCGAAAGACCGTAAAAGCCGAACTCATTTCATTATCGGCTGTAAACCGAGCGGAATTGAACATGTTGCACTGTAGTAAGCTTACCCGTGAAGATGAAGCTTATATGGTATATTTCCCGAACGGTTTTAAGTGCGTGATAGGAAAAGAGGAATTTGAACGGTGTTGGGAATTATGCAAATAGAGGAAATTTACCTCAAATTTCCTCTATTTTCCCGATAATGTTTAGGCGTATGGAAGACAAGTTACAACAGATAATAGAGCTACTACGTGAAAACAATTCCATGTTAAGGGAGATTGTCGGATATGTAAGGAAAGTTGATTCATCGGAATACGATATACAAACCGATATTAAGGCGTTTTGTATAAATATAATAGCCGATGTTGTAGCTGATGGTTTGCTTGAGGAAAATGACGAAATGATTAATAATATCAAACAAAATTTTAAGTTAAAATGAAAAAGTACATTGGAACAAAACAAGTGAGTGCGGAGCCGATGAATTTAGGCGAATTCATCAAAACCACAGGGCGTAATCCTTACGCAAATAGCGAGGATGTGCACGGTGATAACGAGGAAGGCTACCTCGTAGAGTATGAGGATGGCTACAAGAGCTGGTCACCAAAGGACGTATTCGAGAAAGCCTATCGAGTAGCCGAAACCGCTGAAGACCGTATGGCGATTGAGATAGATGAGTTGATAATGCGTTCTAATAAGCTGCTTGGTTTCATATTAAGTCCTAAGCACGAGAGTTTGGATGAGCTTACGAAGGCATATCTTGACGTTCAGTGGGGTTGTATGGATAGTTATATAAACCTTTTGAAAAGTCGTTTAGTCAGGATGCAAGGTAAGAAGCAATTTGGTAAAGGGTTTATGAAATTCGGTATAGCGATGGAAATGGCTGCTAATGGTATTCCAGTTCGCAGGGAAGGTTGGGATGAAAACTTTGTTTTAATTAAGCAAGTTTTCTCTTATATAGACGTGGAACGTATAGCTTCGATGACGAGCTTGCCGAAAGCCGTTAAAGAGTTGCTAATTAGTAAGGGAAATGATTTGAGCTACGATAACCAGCTTATTGTTTGCGATACGGAGTCAGGTCGGATAAACTCTTATGTTCCTACGATGGACGATATATTCACCAAAGACTGGATTGTTGCGCCTTATGAGGGGTATTTTGATAAGGAATTGTTAGATATATTTCGTAAGGCAAACAATGTCGGAACGGTAAAGACTGAGGAAGATGGAACACAAACTCGCAGGGATGTTCTCAACGTCACCGAAGTCCGTTCGGAGATATTGAAAAGAGGTATAAAGCCTGATTTGGATAAAATGAAGGCGATGATAAAGACCTACTATCCAGCGTTTGCTGAGGATGAGAAAGTGCTGAATACGTTTGTTCGTTTTTTCTTTAATGAGAATGACGATGTTGCAGGTGATATGCTAAAAAGAGTTTTTGGCGAGAAGTCGAAAGAGAGGCTGAATGCCGCTAAAGAATTTGTAAAGAGACACATGACAGATGGAAAAATCGGCGTCAACGCAGCCCGTCAGGAAATTCTCAACGACAAATTAGACTTTACTTCGGATGAGCTAAAGTCTGCGGTTTGTAATATCTTCGAGGAAGCAGATTGGCAAGAAGGCTGGAATGCGGTTGATTGTATTCTTGAATCAAAACCGAAGCAAGATGAAAAATGAAATATTGAAGATGCCTGCATCGGCTAACCGTGTAGATACGCTTACGGATGCGCTGGTAAACGTTATGAAGTATTCGGATAGTTCTGTGGACTATCCGAATATAGACGAAGCAAAGCCTGACGATGGGGTGATAGCCGAGTGGTTTTACCCGATATATAACGGTGCAAACGATTTTTCGGAGCTTACCGCCATACACATGTACACTTCCCAGGAAGCGGAGTTTGACGAGATAGGGGAGCTTATGCTTGGGATTGGACTAACCGAGATGAAGCATTACGCAAAGCTCGCAGACCTTATCCGACAGCTGGGTGGTAAGATAGACCAGCGGTACGATAATAGCGGCGTAGCAATAGGGGAAACACCACGGGAGGCATTGTCCATAGCCTATAATGCCGAGGTTAAGACGATAGATTTCTATCAGAGGCTTACAGAAAAGATACAAAAGGTAAAGCAGACTAAGACAACAGTCATCGCCTTACAATTAATATCTAAACTAATTGCCGATGAGGAGCTTCACCAGAAGTTATTAAAGCAAGCCATAACAGAGTTTAGTAAAAAAGAACAGATGTTAAGGGATAAACTTGAGGAAATAACGTAATGACAAACGAGAGCTTCATCAGTAAGATAGTCCGTAATACAGAGGAAAAGTTTGGCGGTATTTGCTATGCTTACGTGGATAAGGATAGCGGATATTGGTGGATTGCGATAAATGATTACTCCGTCTATTCCAGTAAGGAATTTAAGATGTGGAGTAAGAATTGGCATAAGGTTGCCGATAAACGTCAAGCTAATGTAGTATTTTGCTATTGTAATCCAAACGAGCTTGCGTTGCAGAAACTTGCCGATGAAGATAACTTGATAATGAATGTATAGACTACTAAATTTGCATGAACTTGCCCACCTTAATTTAGTTCATAATTTCTTTAGTTAACATTGTGGGCAGAAAGATAGGAGGGTTCGCGAGAATACTCCTATTTTTTCCAAGTATATATGAGATAAAACTCAGTCAAAAAATTTATATCACATTAAATTCATTTGAAATGCATTTTTGCAGTCCCCCCTCTGGTATGTGAATATCGGAGGGGTATTTTTTTAGCAAAGTTCTTACAAGAGAATATAGAATGTTCAACAAGGAGTGTTTGTGAGTCTTTTTGAAATTTGTTAAGCGAAACAAATTTGGAATTTAGATTTACGGAATATCAATTAAATTTTGGTCAATCAAAAGATTTACGAGCACACAAACGGAGGTATCTGTGAAGATGTCTCCGTTTTTTTTCGTTAAACTTCTTAAATATTTAGCGTATTTTGTTAAAATTTAATTTCCCCAAAGTTTTATAAAATATAAATAAATTTAGCAAAACAAAAAGATTATGTTTGTACCGAGTAAATATCAGAAAGCAGTTTACACTTACATTCTCAAAGGCAAGGGTAATGCCGTAGTTGACGCCGTAGCAGGTAGCGGAAAGTCTACTACGATAGTAAATGCGTTGAAGATAATACCGAGCAACAAGTCAATTCTTTTCTTGGCGTTTAATAAGTCGATTGTAGAGGAATTAAAAAAGAAAATTGGCAACCTCCCCAACATAGAGGTTTCAACGCTTCACAGTCTTGGGGCGAGAGCTTTGATGAAGACGGTGCGTTGTAGGATAAACTCCGAAAAGTACGTCACACACCTGACCGAGCTAATAGAGGATGAAACGGTACAGTTTTCAAAAAACCTCAAGCCAATAGAAAAGCTAAATTGGAAAAGTAATATATTGAAGCTGCTTGACCTGGCGAGGGTGAACCTTGTTAATACCGATAAGGAGATTGAGGAACTGTCCTACAAGCATGATATTGATGTTGTAGACAACGAGGTGGAGGTTGTTAAGCGTCTGATGGAGTGGGGGCGGAATAACGTTCAGGAGATAGATTTCACGGACATGATATATTTCCCAAACATTATGAACGTCCGTTTGTATAAGTACGACTGGGTGTTTATAGATGAATGCCAAGACTTGAACGCAGCCCAAAGGGGGTTATTCTTGAAGTGCGTTAAGTACGGCGGACGTTGGGTGGCGGTAGGTGATGAGCGTCAGGCCATCTACGGTTTCAGTGGAGCAGACGCAGAGAGCTTTCAGAAGTTACGTCACCTTCCCCATACCGTTAAGTTGCCGTTGTCGATTTGTTACCGTTGCGATAAAAATATCATATCGTTATCAAAGACAATTGTCCCCCAGATACAACCCCGAACGGATGCCGCCGAGGGTGTGATAAATCGGGATGCGCGTATGGCGGACGTTAGGGACGGTGATATGATACTTTGTCGGATAACCGCACCACTCGTCAAACTGTGCATGAAATATATATCGTCGGGCGTTAAGGCATACGTAAAGGGTAGGGACATTGGTGCGTCGCTTTGTGTGATGATAGAGCGTACCGAGGAAAAGACGATAGAGGGAGCGTTGATGAAAATGCGTAGGGAGCTTGGAAGGACTATTGGTAAGCTTATAGCCCAGCACGTAGTTTCAAACGAAACAGAGGCAAAGGAACACCCAAAATACGTAAACCTTAACGACCGTATCGAGAGCATCGAACAGATAGCTTCTGGAATGGCGAAGTCTAAGGATGTAATAAAGAAGATAAAGACAATATTCTCCGACGATAACGGAAGTGGCATATGCCTTTCAACTATTCATAAGTCAAAAGGTTTGGAGAATGACCGTGTATTTGTTATATGTGAGGATAAGATGCCGTTGAAGGGTTGTATGAATGTTCCGTGGATGGCTACCCAAGAACAGAATTTAATATACGTTTGTTATACGAGGGCAAAGCATTATTTAGGCTTCATAAAGGACTTTAGTTAACCGTAACAGATATTACTAAGTAAATAAAATTAGGAGTAATATGGAAATAAAAATAAATTCGGTGTTGGAATTGTCTGAAGACGATTCAAGGCTTTTTATCGAGCTGATTCAGGATGCGGTAATGTCTTCTGGCCCAGGCGTTGATAAGTTCGCAAAACCGCTGTCGGAGTTATTCAAACGAGCAAAGGTAACGGCGGTAACGTATTTGAGTGATGACTTGGAATTAGATTGCGGAAATGCGCAAGAAAGTTAAATTTTTGGGGAAAAGTAAAAATTTCCCCAAATTTATTTTGCCGTTTGTTAAAAAAATCCGTACCTTCGTATTGGAGTTAGTAATTACCAATTGTATAATAAAATCGTAAAACAAAATCGTATGGAAACTAAAATGTCTATTGAAACCGTAATGCGCAAAATCCAAAAGCTGAAGAAACTTTACGATGGCGCAAAGAAAATAAACTCCGAGGGCGAAGCTAACAACGCCGCAGCCCTTATAACAAAGCTCCTCACCGAGTACAACCTCAGTATGGACGAGGTTGAGATGGAGGCGCAGAAGTCTAAAAGCGAAATAATCCAAGAGAACATTTCAGGCTATGAGTACAGAAGTATCGGTGGTTATTGGGAGCAACGCCTCACGCACGTTCTTTGTCGGTGGAATTTCTGCCGTTGCTATATGTACGGCTCGTCTTATAAGCGGTTGCTGATTATCGGTAAGAAGGAAAATCTGGAAATGGTTAAGTGGCTGTTAGATATGCTGAAGGAACGCTTTGTAGCGTTCTCTAAGGATAGATACAAGGAATATAAGAACAGCTTGAGCGAGTGGGAGAAGCCGATGAATAAGGATAAGTTCCAGCGGAGTTATCTTATGGGGTGTGCCGTAGGACTTGACGCTAAATTGCGGGAAGAGCACGAGCGAGAGAAGCATGAGGAGGTAGAATTATCGGAAAGAATAACCGCCTTGGTAAAGAGGAACGACACCGAGCTTACTAAATATGTTGAGGAAAAGTTAGGAAAGGTCGGTACGGTAAAAACACGTGAACGTTTTGATGAAGCCCGTGCTACTGGATTTAGGGATGGACGCAATACTTCTCTCAATAAGCCTATTGCAGGCGGAAGGAGCGAAGTTTCAAAACAGAGGTTAATAGGTTAGTAGTTTTTTAAGGTATGTTAGATGGAACGCTGGCAGGTTAAACCCGATACCCGTCAGCGTTCCTTATTAAAAACGATTAAGGCTATGAACATAATATTTGACGGCAACTACTTGTACTATAAGACATTTTCAGTTTGGAGTACGTATTATCAGGACAAGAAGGCAACCCCAGAGGAAAATGAAGCCAACCTCATAAACGCATTAAGGGATAAAGAAAAGCAACAAGTTTTTATCCGAAAACTACTAATAGACGCTTGCGCTGCGATAAACCGTTTTAAGGACGTAAAGACGGTTGTGTTTGTAATAGATAGTTCATCATGGCGTTACCGCTTTTACGACAACTACAAGTATGCCCTTACGAGGGTTAGGGAGAGTTATTATAAGTATTTCTTGGAAATGCTGAATAGCTTTGAAAAATTCTTGCGTAAGAAGGGTTTTATAGTTAGTAGGGTGATGGGAGCCGAGGGTGACGACCTTTTGTATATATGGAGTATCTATTTTTCTCAGGTTCTCGATGAAGATACGGTAATAGTGACGGGTGATTCAGATATACGGCAAATAATCAACCCCAAGGTTTCTTTGTTTTGTAATAACTCTAAGAACTTGAGGTTTTTCTGTATACCCGAACGTGTAGTTGAGTGGAACGAGTATTTAGATACCGATGTTATGGTTGAGGGTGTTGTTCCGTTTGAAATTACTTTGTATAAGGTGATAATGGGTGACAAGTCAGATAATATACCGAAGTTGAAGAATGGTTTTGGAGAGGTAGCATTTAAGAAATTCATCCAGTTTATCACACCTTATTCCGTTGCTGATGATGTAGACGTAGTAGGACTTTCCCAGTGGATTGCGGATAGGTTTTGTAAGTTTGTTAAGGGAGTGAACTATGAAGAAATATTAGGAAGGGTTTTGTTTAACCTTAAACTAACCTGGCTGAATTTAGCTGTATACAATGAGCACAATTTCCTTTATGAAAACGGAAAGAGTTTGCTACAGAATATGCTCGATGACGTAAATCAACAGAAAGACAGTTATAATTATAGCAAGCCGTTTACGCTTGAAGATATATATGGAGCAATAATAAAATAATATTATAGTTATGTTAGAAGAACTTAGAAAAAGACAAGAATTAGTCAAGGAACGCATCCTTAAGTCCTTTGGATATGATAATGATGGCGACGCTGTTCAGAAGTCCGAGGAAGGTGAGAGCCTTAATGACCTCATCCGTAAGGGTGTAGTTGAGGTAGATGATGCGCTGGAGAAGGCCGTTTATGCCGATACTGCCGAGAATAGGAAGTTGGGGCGTGTAGGCCAGGAGTATCACCGTGGAAAGGGAAAGTCAAAGAACAAAGGTGATGAAAAATCCGATAAAGCTCAGGCTGAAGTAAAGAAATACAGTAACATGTATTTAGGGAAAAATTTGTTTTAGATTTGACTGGCGATACACACCGTGGCCCAAGTGTGACGAGTGGGATGGCTAAAAAACCTCACGAAGGAACGATAACAAAGGTTTGGTTTGATAAGGATACCAAACAAACAACCGTCCGTTTTCAAACTGGTAGCCGCCACATAGATTATTTTGCAAGCCAAATTAAAGACCGATTGAAACCAGTGGATTCAAAAGATAATAGAAAATCAGGAGGTTCAGAAAGCAAGATTTCATCGGCAGCTGATGCAGCTAAATTCTTGAAGGAAAACGCTGAAAAGTACATGGATTATCAGTATGACGATGAAGACATGGACGATGAAACCCGAAATAACTTTAAGGCAGCATCTAAGTACATAAAGATGGGTAAGACCCTTACCGCTGGTAGTAAGGAGGCTATCGACTACGAGGAAAAGATGAGCAAAAGGGGTTATCACGTCATCGACGTAACTCCAGGAAGTGGAAACCAGTCAACATACGCTTTGATAAAGAAAAATAACTAAAACGATATAAATATGGATAGTGTAACAGAAATATTCCAAGAGTTTCACCGTCGCCGTGCCGAGAATATAGCGAAGGCGTTTGGCGTCGATTACGCTGACATTCAGAAGTCCGAGGATGACGATATATCGAAAGCGAGCGACAATCCATTTGACGCTGCTGCCGAGGAGGATATTGAGAAGTCGGACATAATGGAAGCTATTTCATATGATGACAACTTCCGAATAGCTAAGAGCGGTAAGGAGATAAAGGAACAGATACAGAATGTTATCCTACCCAAAAAGCAAGCTGAATTAGCGGTTAAGAAGGGTGAGGCTGACGATTTACTTGAAGAGTGCGGTGCCGCGCCTACAAAGGATGTTTGCAAGTGGTGGCTTGGTAACATGGACATCGAATGTGGTTATAAGTATTATGATTGGGAAGAGACCTGCATGAAATGCGATAAGGGCGGCGAGGTTTATAGTTCGCTATCTTATGAAAATCAGGAGGGAAAGCCCAAGTGTAATTGTCCCGAAACCATAGAGGAGGCTCAAGCGCGGCGGAAGTACAACGATACGGTAAACATTATATGTAACATATTGGTTGATATTAAGGCTTGCGAAATTCTTACAAAGAACTTGAGCGATGACGCAACTATAAAGTTGACACCCCGACAAATTGTAGCATTTGATTTTGATTAGTTCTCTTTCGCGCGGCGGATAGTTTTCCTCTTTGGGAGCTATCCGCCATTTATTTTATCAAAGTTCCTTTTAAGAAAGGGATTTATGCTAAGTAAACCACTAAAGGTACATCGGTATTTCCGTTTAGGGGACGTAGTTGGAAACAAGGAGATTTGGGGAAAGAAGTTATTTATCATACACGGTTTTGGCGGTAACGACTATTTACCTGAATTATACGTACACCCTCTTGGGGAAAAACCAACCGCTGGAAATTCCTGTAATTGGAAAGTATGTGATACAAAATTAATACAATCGCAGAAGAGACCTTTGAGGAAGATTAAAAGTGAGATTTTGATTAAATTACTCAAGAAGGGGAACGCCGAAGCGAAAAGGGAATTTATTTTAAGAAACCATAAAAATACAAATCGTTATGTTTGAATATGCCGCTTGGTATAAGGATTTACCAGATGAGAGTTTTAGTGTTTATGAGCCTAATTTACGGCTGTTCTTTGAGACGATGCACGAGCGTCAGTTGATATGGAAGCGTAGGTTTATAGACCGTAAGGAAAGGCCGTGGACGGAAAACAAGATATTCCAGGAGTCAAAGTTCACGAATGTTTACCGTGAGTTAGACCGAAATAGTCAGTGGCAAATAAAGAACATTTTGCTTGACGATAAGCTTTCGTTAACAAACCTTATCTGGAAGCTTATGGTGTTCCGTTTCTTTAACAATCCCGAAACGTTTACCTTTGAGCCGAAGGGTAAGGGAGTTCAGTTGAGCTTATTTGAAGGAAATTCAGAAGAGCCTATAAGCGCAAAGAAGTGGCGGAATGGAATACCTGATTACGATGATTACGATGAGGATGAGTTTAGTCGGTTTATTGCAGGCGTTCGTAGTTCGGGACAAAACCCATATACCACCGCCTACCTTATAAACTCCCAAGCAACACCAGGGAAGCCGCGCGATTATTGCTATACGTGTGTCGTCGTACCTACATTACACAAACGCCTACCTGAATTGATAAAGACCGTTTTGACGGCTAAGAAGGCCGAGGATATTATTGCGTTCTTGAAAAGCCTTCCTTCGGTTGCAGACTTTATCGCGCACGAGTTCTATCAGGATTTCACTTACATTCCGAGGTACACCAATAGGAAGTTCATGAGGTTCAATCAGAACGATTATACCAATGTTGGCCCTGGTGCTTCGATTGGCATACGTCTTATTTATCCTAACCTTAAGACGATTAAGGAACAGAAACAAGCTATCTATTGGTTGCGTGACGTCGCCGAGGACTGGCTTACTAAGATAAGTGATGAAAAGGGCGAAAAAATGCCTTATTTGAATTGGAATAAGACATTGCGCAGATATGAGATACAAGACGAGTGTAACATTACACTCCATCAAATAGAAATGTGGCTGTGTGAATTCCAGAAGTATTGGAAGATGCTGATTGGAAAGGGCAAGCAACGTTCAAAATTTATACCAAGGACTAAAAGTTTGTAATCATGATTAATTTAGTATTTGTTAACAAGACTACGCAGGTAGTAACGAATGTGAAAATGGACTACATAAAAAGTCCGCAGTCTAATTGCACAGTGATGGATATTGACGGGGATGACCCGAAGTTCCGTGAGTGCAGTATTTGGAAGGAAGGAAGCGTAACGTCAGCTCCTGCAATATCGAAGTTCTGTGCTGAAAATGAGGATATTTTCGACATCTACGTTTGCGACGGTTATGAGCGTAAGACCGTGGATGAGTACTGGCCTGAATATGAGAAGCGTTCGTTGGATGTAACTATTTCCTTTTCGGGAGATACCCAGAAACCCGACAATCCTTTCACGGTTAGCGTGATATTCAAGAAAGGAAGTGTGCAGGTCGAGAAGCACGATTTCACAATAAACTCCGCAAGCGATACGTCTATTAAGTGTGAAGCTCCGCTTGCAACGCTTTATGACGCTTTGGAGTTCAGTGCTTCAGGCTATGCCGCTGGTTCGGTAAGTACAAATGACGAGGGTGTTACGGATAGTGGCGCTGGCGATATAACAGGAACGCTCACCGTTACCATCACCAATACCCCCGAAGAATAACGAGGAGGGAAGATGAAAGTCGGTTTATTCAAAGATATTGTTGAAAGTTCGGACATAGGTTATTGGCAAGTCCTTATGTCCGAACTTGATTCAAGTCTTAATCGGATGCGGTACATATCGCTATCTGATTTGAAGGACGCTTACGAGATACAACAGTTTAACCAATTCTGGGACGACGTTAAGGATGAAGTTGTTGTGGTAAGTATTTCCGATAACGCGGACTTATATGAATTGAGCGACGACCTTATACTCATTGTCTTGATAGAAACCTTAGATAATAAGATATTTGTTTTCGATGTTCAGGATGCTAAGAAGATAGAGAATAAGATATTGAGTTATTGATTTAATGTATGTGTTGGTTGATTTGGGCGGTAGTCTTTTATAGATTATCGCCCAAATACAGTTATTAAAAGGGTATAAAATAATAAGAAAATCGTATATGAATTACGCTAAACAGTTACAAACATTAGATTATGCTCAAAAAAAGATGCAGGTCAAGTATTTGAGTGTAATTGAAAAGGCGGCAAAATCCGACAACCCAGAAGATGTTATTGCCGCTTCGCAGGCTGTTTCTAAAATTAAGAAGAACGAAAATAGTACCGCTCCAAAGGCATACGTTATCGACCCATTGGACTTCAAGGCTAATTTGGGTTATAAAGATAAGCCCTTTTCGCTTACATATACTACGTTGAAACGCATGGCGTCAGCCCCTATCATAAACGCTATTATCAAGACGAGGAAAAATCAGATAGCTGATTTTGCCGAGCCTCAAGCCGACAGGTATTCCACAGGATTTGTAATTAGGAAGAAACCAGTTTTAGGGGTTGAGGTTAAGATGTCTGAAAGGGATAAAAAAACGGCTAACGCAATAACTGATTTCGTCTTGAACTGTGGAGGTAAGAGTTCTTGGACAAATGACGATTTCGACACCTTTATCCGAAAGATAGTTGACGACAGCCTTACCTATGACCAGATGACCTTTGAGTGTATAAGGAATAGGCGAGGGCAGCTGGAGAGATTTATTGCTACCGACGCGGCTACGTTCCGTTTAGCAGATAGCGCATTTCATGACGATTACGAAAATCGGTATTTCAGGGATAGGGGTTCAACGATGTGGATGAACCATGACGTGAGGATTGATTCAAAACCAATCAATGGATATTATCCGCAATACGTTCAGGTGTACCAAAATTCTGTTGTAAACGAGTTTTATCCATGGGAGCTATGTTTCGCTGTTCGCAATCCTTCTACGTCAATCTACGCCAATGGATATGGGTGTTCCGAGCTTGAAGACCTTATTTCCGTAGTTACGAGTATGCTGTATAGCGACGAATACAACCGTAGGTTCTTTTCCCAAGGTTCAGCCCCGAAGGGTTTGCTGCGCGTTAAGGGCGGCATGAACCAACAAGCCCTTAAGCAATTCCGTCAGCAATGGCAAGCGATGATTAGCGGAGTTATGCAGTCATGGAAAACTCCAGTTGTTGAAGCTGATGTGGATTGGATAGACCTCCAAAAGTCTAATAGGGATATGGAATACAATTCCTGGATTGAATACCTAATAAAGCTTACCTGCGCTATTTATTCTATCGACCCATCAGAAATAGGATGGGATATAAGTCGAAGCACAGGTAATTCAGGACTTTTCGAGTCATCGCAAGCCGACCGTTTACAACATTCAAAGGATAAGGGGTTGTATCCTATCTTGAAGTTTATCCAGCGTAAGATAAATAAATATATCATTGAGCCGTTAAATCCCGAATATGAGTTTGTATTTATGGGATTGAACGGTATGACGATAGAGCAGGAGCTGAAAATGGATATCCAAAAACTTCAAGGTTTCCAGACGATAAACGAAATACGCCAGAAGTGGGATTTGCCTGAAATCGAGGGTGATGAAGGAAACCTCATCGAAAATTCCGTATATTTCCAAGCCTACAACCAGAGGAAGCAGCAGGAAATGGCTCAAGAGCAACAGCAGATGGGCGGTTTTGGCGGTGAAGAAGGTGGCGAGGAAGAAGAGGAAAACCCCTTTGACTATTTCGGCGGCGAGGAAGAGAATGAAGAAGGTGGAGAAAATGAGGAAGAGGAAGGCAACGAGGAAGAAAAGGCAGAGAAAAACCTGTTTGTGAAAGCCTTCAATGAATTTCTGAAAAAAGAAGAAAACGAGTTAAATAAATAACGAGATATTATGTCAAGTACGAAGAATGTCGGGCAAGTAGTAGGATTGTACGTCGGAACATCTGCCCCCACGAATACGAAACTGATTTGGTTTGACGAGACCCCCAATCAGCAGTGCCATAAGGTTTACGACCCTGTGACGAAACTCTGGAAGGCTCTCAACCCAGAGATTGTTTCAAATACCACTTATTCCGAGCTGGTTAACAACGCCCAGAAGAACGGATTGAGCATCGGAAAGTTCTATCAAATTACTGATAGGTCTAACACTCTTGCGATAGCTATAACAACTACCAAGGTTCAATATTCGGATAGTTTAGGAAATTTCCTGATAGACGATTTGGGCTCAAATATTCAATATCACGTCAGTAGCGGAAACCTTTTGATTGATGACCTGAATGGTGTCTTTAATACAGATACCAACAAGCTCGTCTTTCAATTTTCGGAGCAAACACCTAATGTAGACACCGATTATGTGTTTGGAAAATCACGTATCGGGAATGCCTGGAGTTTAGCTAAATATAAACTTTCATCATTCCTTTCAAAGGCAACTGGAAACTCGTTGACGTGGAACGGTGGAATTTTCTTTAACTTTTCGGAGGCTATTAAGGCTTTGATAGACAAAGTAGGGGGCATTGTTGGTTACGACGGATACAGGAACGACATTCAGAAGCTTACAAACGATATAAATAACGTAGCAAAGGAAAATCAGAACATAATAGATAACGCCGCGCAGGACACTACCGATAAAACGACAGATACGGCAATTTTCAACAAGAAGCTTCCAAGTTCAATTGAAACCTCGACTGCCCCTGGCGATGTTCTCGTGAATGATACCTTATTTACTATCGTATCGAAGTTTCAGCGTTGGATAAATCAATTCAAATACGCCACTGGTATAAGAATATCTAATGGTTTTAAGGACGCCACCAGAATAGAATACGTTAATAATAACGATACTGTCGAAAGTGCGTTGGGGAAGATACAGTATATGCTTAAAAATCCAACTACGGCAGGAACTCTACCTGAGGATTGGACCACCCTTGCCCCCAGGAATGATGGTCAACCTACCGATGGTACTTATGATGCATTTGAGCAGGATGGTTACCCCGTTGCTGGGGATAGTATATTCTATGCTTTTGCTAAGATAGTAGCGTTTTTACAGGGGAGTGGTGAATACGTAAAGTTATCGTCAGATTGGATAGAATTAGATTACACTAAGGATGTAGATTTTCCGAGGGGTGGAGATAGCTTCAATCAAGCTACACAGAAAGCCGTGGCGAAACTTAGACAGCTTGGTATTATATCGAATGGACGCTTAACATCACACGATGGTACTAAATATAATGACCATTATAAAACAGAATTTAATATAGATGAAGGAAGTCTTGAATTCAATGGCATTCTTTCTAAAACTCATATTGATGAAAATCTTTTTTCTATTTCACGTTATCCAAATAGTGAAAAAGAAGAATATACTTTTCGAGTAGAGGATGATGTATTGGAATATTATGCAAGGGGGGTGGGGTTAACTCACAATGGGATTTACTCTGCGGCATATTTTGAAGCACAAGGTAATACTTCAGCGACATTTGCAGCACTTTCCGCTTACGCTCGAAATAAACTTCAAAACACATTCGATGCTTTGTTTGGACGATTAAGGGTTGGGTTATTGACCTATGAAATTGTTTCTGTTTCAACGACCACATATAATATAACAGAAAGTGGATTTGTAGTATATATGGCTGGACGAAACGGCGACATATATTTACCAACATCCCCTTCAAATGGCTGTATGGTTATGATATGCCTTGCATCCAACGGACGAATAAACATTCACGCTTCAGGAAATATTGAAATAGACACTATCGGTGAATCAGTCGCCACTGTTACTGTAAGTGACCGCGGCGCAGTTTACGCATTTTTCTATATTAGTGGCACTAAATATAATAATGACCCAATTAGCGGTATGTGGGAATATGCGAAATGGACAAGTGTTAATTAAAATTATATAAAATGAAGGCGAAATTAATAAATGGCGTAATAGACATCATTGATTATGATGCAGAGTGTTCGAAGATAAATGAAGAATATAATCGTAATATAACGATTAATTCAGTACCAGATAGTGTTATAGATGTTATTCTTAAAAAAAATGAGGATGACCGAACTATCGAGGATTTGAAGAAGCTGGTTATCCGAAAGAATATTGAGGATAGAAAGATTAAAGCTCTTGCCAAATTCGATGACTATAAAGATTTTGTTGTGGAGGAATACAGAGGAACACTTGGAGAATATGAGCGCTTAATTCCATCGTTTGAAGACACTGGCGATGCGATAAAGCAAACTTATAAGGCAGAGTTCTGCAAGAAATTTGTCAACGAAAAGATATATGAGCTGAAAAAGAAACTCGTAGATACGGACTACCAAGTTATAAAATATTACGAGGCAAAGATTACATTATCAGAAATGCCTTACACTTCAGATGAGATTAATTCGATTATAGCCGAGCGTCAGGGTATTCGCGACAAAATAAATGAGCTACAGGAAATGATAAAGAAATAACGTTATGTGTCAGATTGTATATTTAACCTCCAGATGTTTCGATAGACCGTCAAAAGAGTTCAAGATAGCATTAGAAGCGGAACTCAAACGCAGGAAAGTAGAGGTTATCTGTGATACAACGTGTTTTTTGAAACGGATGTTTAGGAGGCATAAAACATATGGAATTGCTATCGCTATTGATTTCTTTAGGGATGGTGGTAGCGGTTGTGGGTTGACCCTTAACCGTAGGTGCTCATATTTGAGTCGCGACTTTGCGTATAATATATCTAATGTCGTCGATATACTACTTCCTCAACTCAAGTGGCGTGATTTCCGTTTTGTCGATAGTGACGATAAGAATTGGCGGATGTTCTTTGATAAGGTAAGTTCAACGACGAAGGCAATTTTTTATCTTTGCACATATAACAATGAGTTAGACTATGATTCATTTTCATCGGTATTCGATAAGATAGTCAAGGCGTTTGCTGATGAGATAGTTAGGTGTTTACGTTCCAATTACGATTACGGTAATTATCAGAAACGCGTAAAGTTAGCAAGATTAAAAATAAAAACAACATGAGTTGGTTTGCAGAAAATTCTGTCGAGATTATATCGTTACTATTTGGCACAGGTGGAATAGGCTTTGCTGTCGTAAGCCGCATATTAGATAGGCGGAAGTATGAGCAGGAAGTCCGCCGTGCTTCAGTTTCAGTCGATATGAAAAGCGACGAGTTCTGGAAAAATAGATACGACGTTCTCAGTGAGGAGATGAGGAGTAAAGATAACTGGTGGAAAGAACGTTATGATAATCTTTACGAGGAATTTAACAACGAGCGGAAGTTAAGCAACGAGATAATACAGAATTTCCGTAGCGAGATAAACGAGATAAGGGAAGACTATGAAAAACAGAAAGCTATCGACAAACAGAGGTATAATGAGTTAATGCAGCAATACGTTCACTATCAGGAGGAAGTAGAGCGTAAAAGTAACGAACAAATACAACGTATAAATCAACTTGAGAAACTTGTTGAGGAGTATGAGAAAAAATTGAAGAGTGAATGAGTACGTCTAAGAAGATTTTAACAGCGGTCGGAATTTTTGCCGTAGGACTTGGATTAGGTTTTCTATTAGGGAGATTATTCATCAAGACCGAAAGTGTTGTAGAAACGAAGGAAGTGGTAAAATATGTTCCTTCTCCTTACGTAGTTAGAGATACGGTAAAGAACATCGTACCTTATGAAACACTCGTGAGAGATACCGTAATAAAATACCTGACCGCCGAGGTAGACACTCCAGCCGTCATCAAGGATTACCACCTAAGTAGGAAATACAACTTAGACTTCTCTAATGATTCAATTGGAACCTTTGTCGTTGACGCCGAGGTAAATCAAAATAAGCTGGTAAATGCTACATCGTTCATACGGCCTATGGTTAAGACGGTATATAAGACCGAGACTATAACAGATTATAAAGTCCCAGCGTTACAATTTTACGGTATGATTGGAACGGCGGTAAACCTGAAAACAAACAAAATATCGTTTGGCTTAGACCTAAAGCAGAGATACCTCGTTGGCGTTTCGGGAATACGCTATGACGATAATTACACATATACGATAGATTTTGGAGTGAAATTTTGAATATGGCGCATAAACATACGAAAGACAGTCATTTCCTTCCGTCGCCTTTTAAGGTTGTAACGTCTTATGAGAATGCCTTTATAAAGCGTTGGAACGACGAGCAAGCCGCCGCCGTAGCAGATGTATTAAAGTATATCGCAAAGGTTGTGGCCACCGCTATAAAGGAAGAGGCTAAAAAGGCGCAGGAGGATGAACTTGAAAAGGCTCACGTTGTAGGCGAGATACACCCTAACGGTAAATGGGTTTGGACAGAATACAAGCCAGGAAAGTTCGATTGGAGGGTTATTCCAAAGCTAAAATACAAGAAAACGAGCAACAGGAACGTTTGGGATAAGGTTGACGAAATTGAAAAGTGTAAGACTACTGATGAGTGCTTAAAATACCTTTACGACAATGACGTACTTACAGCTCGCTCATCGTTCAAGGGTATGTCGGTCGATACCGCTAAGAGGGTTAGCAACGTACTTTATAACGTACATAAGAAGTTCGGCATGGAAACGATTTCAGTGATAACCATGCCAAGTTTAGGTGGAGCGACCGCCGACGCAGCATCAGGCAACCAAGTCCGCTTAAATCTAAAAATGTTTGCTAACTTTAGCGATGATAAATACGTTAAGAGTTCGCAAGAGTATTACAATTTAGCTATGGGTGAAAACCTATATCGGTTACAAACTCTTGAAGCAGACTTAAAGAAGTCAGGAAAGTACGACCCACAGAAGGGAAAGGATTTAACGCGAAAGATAGAACTCCTTAAAGCTAAGATAGCAAGATACCCACGGTGGACTATGGGTGAGAAAGGTACGGCTTGTGAGGACGTAGTAATACACGAGCTTGGACACATCCTTAACGCTCAATGTTCAGGTGGTTGTGTTGTTATGAAATATTGGGAACGTGGGAAACTCCGTCCAAAGGACTACATCGAAAAGTGCAAGAAGCTCAATCAGGAGAGCTACGACATCTATCAGAGATACCTAAAGGAGAAAACCGTAATATCGGAATACGCCACGACAAAGCGTGCGGAGTTCTTTGCGGAGGCTTTTGTAGCCTATGTTCACGACTCCCCAGAGTTACCTAAATATGTGAAAGACTTTTATGATAAATATTTCAAGGAAACACAACCAAAGAACTTATTATGACAAAAGAAGAGATACGAGAGACGAGACAACCTAAGCTGCTTCACAAGTGTCAAAGTTGTAAAAACTACATATCCGATAGGCAGTGTATAGCATTTTGGGGCGAGATACCTGATGATATCTGGAAAAATAAGGTGGAGCACGATAAGGTTCGGGATGGTCAAATGATAGATGTTATCTTTGAGGGGAAACCTATAATGTAACAGATTATGATATTTACGATTGAACAAATAAACGACATAATAAGTATCTTACGGCGGCACCAACTGGTTTTCATCGCCGAACAATTGGGGCTGAATTACCTTTCGCAAGCCGATAAGGACTTACTTCTTGCTGTTGGTATCGACCTAAGTAAATATACTAACAACAAGGGGATAATCGAGCACGCCTTTGTATTCGGTTTACTTTCGGAAGCACTTGGGGATGATAGGTCGAAGGACATGACCTATGACCAGTTTAAGAAGTTTCTCAAATCAGGTAATTTCGTACCGTTGACCGAAGATGAAGAATTTGCCCTGGAACAGCTTAAAAACCGAGCCTATACAGATTTGAATAGCTTAGGAAACCGAATTGCCACGGGAACGAGCAATGTTATAATAAGGGCAAACCAGAAACAACAAAATACACTTCAGGAGATTGTTAAAAAGAAAGCTGTAAAGGCGGTAGAACAGCGACAGTCGGCGGCTAAGTTAGCGAGCGAATTAGGACACGCAACGGAGGATTGGGAACGTGACTGGTTGCGTATTGCGTACTATCTTTTGCACGATGCTTACAATACAGGCCGCGCTAAGAGTATTTTCAAGGCTCACGGAGAGGATGCGGAGGTTTGGTTTGCGGTTCTTGATAACGCTTGCGAGCATTGCCGTAGGCTTTACCTCACAGACCCCGATGACCCCGATAGTGAGCCGATAGTATTTAAGCTGAAAGATATTGTTGCTAATGGGAATAATATTGGACGGAAGGTAGCTGATTGGAAACCTACCATCGCCCCAATACACCCCTATTGCTTTAATTCTCCAGCAACTAAGATTTATACATCTAAGGGTTGGAAAAATATATCGGAGATAAATATTGGCGACTTAGTTCTAACACATAAAGGACGGTTCAGAAAAGTTACTAATGTAATAACGCACCCATATTCAGGGGAAGACGTATATCATTTGTATTATAAATTCCCTGGAAAATTTAAGAGTAAATGTCGAAAGGTTAAGTATATAACAGGCAATCATCCTATATTAACAAAAGATGGCTGGAAAAGAGTTGATGAATTAAAGATAAAAGACACTATCTATATACCGAGCTTAAAATGCAAGGAATGTGGTAGATTTATGCCATTAGGTTTGCAAAACGTAAGTTTGTTTAAGAAACAATTATGTTTTGATTGCGTTAATAAAATGAGTTCAATAGAACAATGGAAAGATAACTCTTTCCGTTCTATGATGCATGACGCTGTAATAGCCGAAATGAAAGAAAGATATGAGAATATGTCTTTAGAAGAGAGGAAAGCAATTACTCAAAAAGCTCGTAAGAGAATAAAAGAAAAATATCCAAATGGTTATCCATGGATGTTGGAGGCTATTAAGAAAGCAAACAAAACTAATGGCAAGAAAAAAACTTTTATTGAACGGAAACTCTTGTATTTTTGCGAACGTTTAGGCGTTAAAACAATTACTGGGCTATGCCTTAAAAATAAGGACGGAAAATTCAGGAATAACGTCAGATGTTATTTCCCCGATATATTTATCCCCAAATTAGGCATTATTCTTGAAGCCGATGGAATGCGATGGCATAAAGATAAAGAGTACGACGAAAACCGAGATAAAGATATAAAAGAATTTTTTGGTTTTGATACCTTTAGATTTTCCGAGGAGGATATTGTAGAAAACGGTGAAAAAGTTTTTGAAGAATTAAGCCGTATATTCAATAATCACTCTGGAAATTATGGTTTGATTGGTGTAAGATTACATGCTATCAAGAGAGTAAAGAAAAACTATTTCTGTAATTTGTTATACAATATTTCAGTAGAAGAAGATGAGAGTTATATAGCAGACGGAATAGTTGTCCATAATTGTCGTTGTATGGTAAACTATAAAGACCCGAATACAGAATGGGATAGCTCAACTAAGGCATTCACAAAGGTTAAGAAGTACAAGCCAAAGAACAAGAAACTTCAAGGCGTAAAACTTAACATCAAAGTAAGTAAGGGGTAGGCTTTTCAAAGTTAGGAAAAGTAAATTGAAAAATAAAAATGAAAAAAGTTAAGAAGTATTTGATAGTTTCCCCTCATTCAGACGATGCACTTCTGTGTTGTTCTCACAATCTTCTATATCCAGAGCAATACAAGGTTCGCGTTCTGACAGTTGAGAATGACGAAAAAAGGGTTAAGGAAGATAAGGCTTTGTTTGATTTTCTACAAATTCCCTATTCACACTTGGAAGTCGATTTCCGTGATGAGAGTTATTACGGATATAAGGGGCGGTACAAGGATATGACCGTTGAGAGCGTCTATAAATTCCTTCGTGAGTATTTCGGCGCACCTAAGCTTAATGAGATTGAGGAGGCGATTGTAAGTTGGGTTAATGACTTTTTAAGCCATCACGACGGATATACAGTATTAGCACCGTGGGGGGTAGGACACCCATTTCACCTATTTGTACGCGAAACAATACAAAAGACGGTAAGCTATGCAGAGTATTACCGCGACTTCTTTCATTCTTTCAAGAAGCGAGCTAAACCCCAGGTGGAACGCCAACTGGAAGAATACCGATTGGCGAAATCCTTTCCAGTAGAGGAGTTTAAGGACGTGAAGTGGGAATTGGCCAAGAAATTCTACCGCAGTCAATCGTCTTTCCTTTTCTTTGAACAAGGTTATATCAAGAAAGACCTTGCAGAAGAGGTTTATTTGCGAAAAGATGACGAATTACCATTTGTAAAATAAAAACGCATATGAAAAAAGATTTAATGGGTGGTTACGTTCAACACCCACCTTATTTTGTAGAGATTGATGTTACTGAAGGTTGTAACTTAGGATGCAGTTTTTGTGGTTTGAGGGGAATAAGGGAAAAGGGAACAAAACCTTGGTATTTTATGACCGCAGAGATTGCTGAAGAAATTGCAAGGAAAATAAAAGAAGCTGGATGGAAAAGTGCTATTTGTTTTTGTGGCCATGGCGAGCCGTCGCTCAATCCAGACCTCTTGAAAATATTTAAGATTTTTCGGAAGCACCTCCCCCAAACGCCGTTTCAACTTGTTACCAATGGTTACGGTTTCCGCCACGGTATCTTTGAGATAAATTCTTTTTTTGATGTTCTTGAAGAGATTGGGTTCAATGACGTTGTTTTTGACGTTTATTCCGAAAACGGTGATTGGAAAGTCGTTGATAAGATATCAAACCGTTACGACATAAAGATTGTCGGCCATGACGGCGAAGGTTACAATCATCGGAAAAAGAAGATGAGGGTTGCGCTTTATCCCTTGGAGGTTGATAAAAATAAGGCTATGTATCGGAATATGGATAACCATTGCGGTGCAGCGGCTCCACAAGATTATTCCGATGAGGTCGTTAACCGTCGTTGTGAGAAACCGTTTAGAAGTCTCTTTATAAGATACGACGGCGGCGTTGCTTTGTGTTGTGACGATTTTAGGGGTCAATTCAAGATAGGCAATATTTCAGATTTTGACGATTTTAACAAGCTGTGGAACGACCCCAAATTTCAGGCCGTTCGGATTATGCTTTTCAACGGAAGGCGGAAACTAAAGCCGTGTTACGGTTGTACACATACGCCTCTACGAGCTGGACTTCTACCTGACCCCTGCGGAAAGGATAAGAAAGTCATGGAGGGAAGGAAACTTACGCCTGAAATTGAGAAAATAATAAAGTCTTGCTATGACGAGAAAGGCTCAACGACTATCGTAAAAAGGAAGTGGGAGAAATAATATGAATTCGGATAGCGGACTTTTCTTTAAGGAGCCAAAGCCTGGGATTATGCTTTTCAAGGGCGACGCCATTCAGGTTACAAATAGGCTTATAAACGAATTTGGTGCTAAATTCGCCGACGCTATAATTACAGACCCTCCCTATGGTTGTGTGTTAGAAGGCGAAAAGCAACCAAATAAAGATATTCCTGCATTCTTAGATAAGGATATATGGGAAATAGTTTGGAAGTCTGTTAAGGACGATGGTGCGGTATTGATGTTCAACGAGGGCGCAGCTTGGGTAAAGCTTGTATATAGTGGATTTAAGTATTTCAGGTACAATTACGCCTTTGACTCAAAGAAAAACCGAGGCCACTTGAATTGCAACCGTATGCCCATGCTCCGCCACGGTCTCATCGCAGTCTTTTACAAGAAAAAGCCGACATACAACCCTCAGCTTGACGACGAGGTTTTTGACGGACATTATCCTTGTGATATGTTGAAATACGTCAGGGATGGAAAGAGGGAGATTTATCCCCACGAGCGCAACGTTAATGTATTAGAGTTCTTGGTTAAGACTTATACTAACGAAGGAGATACGGTGTTTGATTTTTGTATGGGAGCTGGAAGCTTGGCGGAGGCTTGTTATAAAACAAACCGAAAGTTCGTTGGTATAGAATTAATCGACGAGACGTATGATAAGGCTTATAAACGGATAAGGGATTTATGAAAGTTTTGATTGGTTCTTTTAAGATAGCTAAACAAGGCGGTATAGTAGAATATACAGCCTCGATGTTGAAGGCTTTTCGGGACTTGGGTTGTGAAGTAGACGTAGCGGAGTTACATCCAGCGTCTATTTCACAACCTGCTTATGATAGGAAAGTAAGGGAGTTTGAAAGCGGAGAACATCAGCAAAAGATAAAGTTTCATTCCCAAGCAGGAGGTTACGAAAAGGATGAGGTGACGGGATATTGGCGTAATAACTACTATGGGTATTTCCTTCCGCCGAGTAACCGAATAGGCGTTTATGAAGAAAAGGCGGTAGAACGCTGGCGTAAGTTAGTTGAGGATGTAGACATAATCCTTTGGAACTTTATGCCTACAAAGAGTTCAGACTGGTATCGGAAGGATAAAAAGTTTGACTTTTGGTGGAAATTCTATGACCTACCCTCAAATATTCGTCAGGTATTCTTAGTACATGACGCTTACTTCAACGTCAGGGCAAGTAATATATCCGCTTTGAAGGGAAAGATGTTGTTTCTTGGATGCGCTCACCTTGCCGCTTACCAGTGTTGTTCTGAAATAGGAATACCGCGCACCTTATTACTCAATCCGAGGTATATACCAGATGGCGCGAAGATGCCTATTAAGGCTATGCCGAAAAGGACGGATGACTTCTTTGCCGCGCATATGTTCAAGTCTATGAAGCACATGGAAGAGCTTATTGCCGCCGTACCGTATATTCAAAAGGGTAGCGAGGAAAAATATTCCGTTAAGATTGCTGGAACTGGAATAGAATATAATTACATGACGTCGCCTACGAAAACAAAGAGTAATTATATGTGTACGTCGAAGCGTGACCCCAACCTCCCAAAGAAGTTAGATGGTAAGATTTCGCTTTGGAATAGAGCCGTAAAGTTTGGGATGAAATACAAGGGGCAGATGTCGGGAAGCGATGTTATAAAGACGTTACAGAATACGAAGTTTGCGATAGACCCAAGCTGGAGTGAACATTATGCGAATTATTGCAATACCCACATAAACGGCTTTATAATAGAAGCGATGATGAACGGCGCGTATCCAGTATTGCGTGATTATAGAGGACTTTCAAAAGACAGCGGCGAGGAAGTTTATGACCCACTTTTCGAGAACGTCAGGGCAATAATTATTCCATGGGATGCAACACCGAAACAATTTGCCGATAAATTGAAGGAGGCTATGAAGATGTCTCCAGCTAAGTTCCTAAAGGACACGAAGGCTAATTTCGACTTAGTTTGTGAATTATTTAATGCTAAGAAAAACGCCGAGGAGATAATACGCCTTTGTCGTGGAGGAAAGAAGTTGGTGAGGAAGGAGCTTGAAATTGGGGAAGATAGCGACAATGTCAAACGTATCACCGAGGATATTATGGAAAACTTTTATGGAATTGAATTACCGATAGAATGGGAAACATAAAAGACAGTTATTATTTATTGTAAATAAATTTCTTTATTAATATGGAGTCAAAAGATATTATAGAAAAGGCCAAAGTAGGTGACGAGAAAGTCTACCAGGGTGTCACATATTACGTTGCCGCGCTTAACGCGGCAGGAAAGCCGCTTTGGCGAAAGAAAAAGGAGGGGAGTTCTAAAACACAACCTGAGGGTGCTGGAGAAGCGGCGACAAAGACTACTCCTGCTGCACCTAAACAGGCTCAGGCTAAACCAGCAGCGGCTCCAAGTGGAAATAAAAAGATGGACTTTTCCAATATGTCCGACGATGAGCTGACCGATTATGCTAATGAGGCTAAAACATCTTCTCTTGAAGCCGTTGTAAACAATAAGAGTATAGACAAAAAAGTCCGTAAGATAGCATTCGATGTTCTCAAGAACAGGGATGATTACGATGAGAAGAATGTAGACAGTTCGGATTTAGGCGGCTCAAAAAAGAAAGAATATCCCTATAAAACAAAGAAGCCTGCCGTTGATATTAATATCGGTAAGTTTACCGTACAAGACAAGAACGGTCGCCGTAAGCAGGTAACAGCCGACGCCTACAAGAGTTTGTTTGAGAAGTACGATGATGATAAACTTCTGAAGTACCTCAATAACAAAAACCTTTCTGCTCAAATCCGTCAAGTAGCCTATGAGATTGCTGCCGATAGGAACATCCCAGAGGATAAGATTGACGTTAGCGGCTCACTTCAGAAACTCTGGGATAAGGAGAAGGAGAAATACGATGAGTTGAATGGCGTTGGCGAAGAGGATGACGACGAGATATTGTCACTTACTACCGTAGACACTGGACTGGGTGATTTTGACTCCGAGAAGTTCATGGAGCAATTCCCTGAAGGCGATATGGGCTGGATGGATTCAAGCGACCCACGAATTCAAAAGGAGTTCAATGGGTTGAAGACGATGAAAGACCGTCAGTTGTATGACAATTTCTTGGATAACCAGAAGCGTCAAAGACCCACCTACGTTCCGCCCAAGAAACAATTGAGCCGAATGATGAAAGGCTATCTTGCGTTCTTGGATGAAGATAATAAACGTCCTATGTTGATTGCTGCGGGTGGAGCTGGCGTCGGTAAGACCTATGGCTTGAGAAAAGTCCTTAAGGAATACAAAGGATTGCAAGCGTATGACGAGGAACAAGCTGCCGCCGATCCAGAATACAACGACTATGATTACATTTTCGCTCCGCAGATAAATTCTTTGCCGAAGTTGGCTAAATTCCTTAGCAAGAACAGGGATAAGATTGTAGTCTTTGACGATAACGACAATATCATCACCGACCACGATATAGCCAATGTGATGAAGACGTTGGGCGATACTAACCCCAAGGCCAGGTATTTCCCCGAATACGACGAGAAGGGAAAGGCTACTGGTAAGAACGGAGTGTTCACTGGTAAGATGGTTATCTTGACCAACAAGAGTAGCGATTTCCTTAACAGGAATGAGGACGCGAAGGCGGTTATGTCTCGCGCGAGTAAGCAAGAGATTAAATTCACCGTTCAGGAGAATATCGACACGCTTCAAGACCGCTACAAGACGATGGACACTGGCGTTAAGATTAAGGACATAACCAAGAACGAGGACGAACAGATACGTCAGGATATATTCGACTACATCGTTGAACATAAGGATAAGCTTGACCCTGCTAAGTTTACGGTCAGGAAGTTTATCGACGTTTACGAGAAAATAGCATCAGAGCGTCTGGCCGAACTTGAGTCAAAGTATAGCGCGGATGCTGCTGAAGATTTTGAACCTGAAGATTGGAGGGATAGTGCTTTGGAAATACTGAATAAGGCTCAGAGTAACGAATTTGCTGATTACGACGTCGCATTTTACAACCCCGAAGATGAATGGACGGATGAGCAGAAGAAACGTTTATCTAAGATAGCTAAGAAAATAGATGAGGACTTAGACAAGATGGGGGCAGACGATGACGAAGAAGATGAAACCCCGAAAAAGAAGAAGGGAAAGAAAGTGAAGAAGTCGTTTGATATTGATTTCGGTATGACTTTGGATGAGGCCGAGGATTTACTTTTTGGCGATACTCCTGATATATTAAAAGCTCGTTCTGGCGTTTACGCCGATACGGCTGAAAACCGTAAGCTTGGACGTGTAGGTCAAAAATACGGCGGTAATAAAAAGTCTGAATTGGATGAGAAAAAGGTTAAGATGCTTAATAATCAAGCAGAAAGCATGGCAGGACTTTTTATGAAATTCGTTGACGGAAACGATGAGAGTATGAAATTCGTTGACGTATATCAAAGCTTGATTAAGCAAAAATACAATAAGAAAGATATTCACAATGCGTTCAAGGAAGGACTTAAGAAAAAATTTGTAAAGATAGGAGTTGCACCTGAAAGTGTAAATCATTATTATAAAATGTTTACAGATGAAGTCGGAAGATAAGTTGAGAAAGGCGTTGGATGCGATAGCCTTGGGACATAGCCAGGGCATCGTGTCCAACGATGTTTTAATAAAGGCTTGTGAAAATTATAAGTCGGAAATAGGGTTTGGTGATGACCTCGATTACGAGTTAAAAGTCACCAAGTCCGTTTTTGATGCGATTAATGGGCTTCCGCAAGATGAAGAGATAGCAAAAGCAGTTTTACCTGGACAAACTAAGATGATAGACGGTGTCATGTACGTCTATACAGCCACGCCTAACGCTAAGACGCAATACGATTGGCGTGTGGTTAAGAAGGGTAATAAGGGCGTTGCATCTGTTGGAAGAGGAAGCAATTTGACCAGCAAGCAGATAGACGATAAGCAAAAGTTCGTGAATGATATGTTCCCCAAAGACCTTAGTTCACTTAAGGTCGTAAAACAGCTTGGCGGAAGTACAGGAGCACAATTAGTCCAGGACGTTAACGGCAATCAGTATGTCCTGAAGCGAGGTACGAATACAAACAATGACCACGTTAAGTCGGAGTACCTTGCTAACCAGATGTACGATGCCCTTGGGTTGCGCGTGCCTGATTACGAATTGTATGACGATAACGGCACAGCAGTTCTTTTGAGTAGGTATATCCCAATGACTACTGCCCCAAAGATGTCTGATTATCCTAATATGGCTAAGGGTTTTATTGCCGACGTTGTAATGGCGAATTGGGATGTTTATCAGAACGACAATTGTTTAGTTGATTCAGCTGGTAGGATTATCCGCGTAGATAATGGCGGCTGTCTTGATTATAGAGCAAGGGGTGGTGCTAAGAATTACGATGGAGATGTAAAAAAGACTTACGACGATATGCGTATTCACAATCCCCTGGTATTTTCGCAGCTCAGTGACGACGATATTCTCAAACAGATAGACGATATACAATCTAAGAAGGATGTCGTTGTAGGCTTCTTGTCTCAAAGTGGTTATAAGTCAATGGCAGATACCGTAGCCCAGAGAATAGATAACCTTACCGAGATAGCCGATAGGATTAAGAGGATAAGGGATATAAACAAACCAAATACAAACCCACGTCAGTTGAAATCCAAGGATGAGATGTATAGGGAGTTTACTGACGAGGAGCTGGAGAAACTTTGGAAAAACGCCGATGGCCAGAAATCGTTTTATAAATTATATAACAACGCAGGAGGTTGGCAGTTATTGTCTGATATTTGTAAGGAACGTGGTTTTGATGCAAGGCCAAGGGTTGTGAGCGATGATGAATATTGGGACGCGGTTTCTAAATTGCCGAAAGATATGCCGATGATGTTCCGTGGTGTTCACGACGATAATGGTATATCCGCATCGACGTTTGCTTCTATGTTTAAGAATGATGATAATTGTTTCTACGGAACTATGGGTATATACGGCGAAGGAATTTATGCCCATGTTAATGATGGAAAGACACAAAATCAAAAAAAGGAAAGTTATGTAAAATCCCAAGCTTATGCTGATGCTTACGATTATGCAGGAAGAGATAATTCAGGAGTGATTTTCTTAGCTTATGAAAAAGATGCTAAAATCGCAAAAGTAGAAGATATTTACAATGAGATTAAGAACAATCCCCCTGAATTAGCTGATACGAGTGGATTGCAAGCTGAGGCTGATAAGATTAAGGAAGAGATAAACAAGACGCAAGATGAACTCGATAATATAACTAATAACACCATTAAGGATGTTTATACGAAGATGCACTATGATGAGGATAGCGTCAAAGAGCTTCAAGAAACAATAGACACCTTAACGAATTGGGGAAGCTTTAACGCACAGACTGGAGAGTTTGATTTCCCAAAATTTAAGGATATTGTAGAGACGGATTTTGTACGTTGGGTTAAAGCTAATGGTGGTGAGATAGAGAGGAAGCATGGACAGATAAAGTTTAGTTTGCCGAATAGCGATAAGACGATAACACTACATGAGCATCAATTTAATATGCAGTCTTGTATTCGTAGGCGTAACGCTTTTTCGCCTTATTACCATATATTTGCTAAACACTTTGAGGATTGGTTCATAAATGAACATGTAGCTAAGGTAGAGAAGGTCAAGAATAAAGCTGTTGATGATTTAGGAGATAAGATAAAGAACTTAGAAGAGAAACTATCAAAGTTAGAGGATAAATACAGCAAAAAAAGAAAAGAGATAAGAAAAGCGCAAGTTCCAGACCCTGAAAAAGGAATTTATGAAGCGATATACAATGACATTGTGACATCACACCGTTTTGAATCGGTCGGAATTTATGCTGCTTTGAAGGGCTACGATGGACTTTATCAACCAAACGGAAATGGTAGTGGTCACGGATATGCTATTATATTAAATAGGAGTAAGTTGATTGTAAAACAATAGGAGGTAACGAAATGAAAAAAATGTTAGTTTCTATTTATGCAGGAAAGGCAAATCAGTGTGTAACTAAGGATGTTCCAAGTGATTTAATTCCTTTTAAGGGTAAGTTTCCGATATTACCAGAATATCTTACCGAGGAATATCAAGACACTATTCTCAAGACAGAAGAAGTTAAGGATTGCCCCGACTGGGTTCAGGACGTTCTTGTAAAAGGAGAGCGGATATATACGATGGACAAGGAGTTTAGGGAGTATCTTAAGAATAATGGTATATCTGTTGAGTTTTTTAAGAAAAAGAGTTCAGCCGATAAGGCTACAGAATTGTACCGCTTTCTTGACGCAAATTCCTTAACCCTTAATTCTTTGAAAATTTAGAAATATGGCAGAATTTCTTACAGCATTTCGACGTACCGCTGCGTTTGAAGGAGGTTATGTAAATGACCCCGACGATAATGGCGGCGAAACCTACAAGGGCATAAGTAGGAAGGCTAACCCTAAGTGGGCAGGTTGGAAGATAGTAGACGCTTATAAAAAGAAGAAGAATTTTCCCAAAAACCTGAACTCAGACGATGAGTTACAAAGCCTTGTATCCCAGTGTTATAAAAGTAACTATTGGGATAAGGTTTGGGGCGATAGGATAAATCACCAGAAAGTTGCCAATGATATGTATGACGTTGCTGTAAATTGCGGCGTGGCCATGTCTATAAAGTTATCCGAAAGACAGTTTGGTTTTAAGGAAACTGGCAAAATGAGTGAGGCGTTGTTAAACAAATTAAATTCTGTTGTATGAAAAATTTTTCAAGGATAATGGCCGTCTTGCTTTGGTTGATTATTATGTTTATAATTATTCAACCTTTGCTTAATTCTTGTAAGACATCCGACGTAGCGTCTGTAGATACCGTTTATTTTTACAAACACGACACCATTCAGGTAGTCGATAACAAAATACGAGACAGTCTCGTTAGCGTTTTACAAAAAACTAAAGATAGCCTAAAGCGTTGTCGCGATAGTATTGAGTACGAGGATTATATCAACGCACGTCGTATCGAGAAGGTAAAGTATTACATAAACATTTGCGAGAAAAATTCCAAAAATAAAAAATATTTCTACGGTTGGATAAAACGAGCCGTTAGTGAATAAATCGAGCAAGGCAGATATAATAAGTTCAAGAGTTTGTAAAAATTCTTGAACTTATTTTTTTGTGTTAAGAAATGGTAAAAGATAGGACTAACAATTTTAACTTCTGGTGTCCAGTTGAAATATCTAAAGCGATTGATGATAAGACTGGAGAGGAGGTGATGTTGCTTGGTGGTATTGCGTCTACCGCCGATGAAGATAGCGACGGTGAATTTCTTGACCCCAAGGGTTTCGATATTCAACCGTTGATAGAAAGCGGAATGGTTAACTGGCATCACCAAGCAAAGACATGTCCTGCTACGATAGTCGGAGAGCCTACGAAGGCCGAGATTAGGAAAGAAGGATTGTATATTGAGACAAAGCTTTACCCATCGTCACAGGTCGCAAGGGAAATTTGGGACTTAGCTAAGACTTTGGATAAGGATAGTGATACTCGTCGTTTGGGTTATAGTATCGAAGGCCGAGTGTTGGAAAGAAAATCTGATAATAAAAATTCTCCTGATTATAAAAAGATAACAAAGGCGGTAATTACAGGAGTGGCTATAACTCATCAGCCTAAAAATCCCAAAACTTTCGCTAATATTATAAAGGGTGAGTTTGACGATATAGACGATGAGGAAAAGGATGAGACAAAAGATAAAAACAAAAAGAGTAACAACGAGGAGGAAAAATCGTTAGACACTACCAACGCAAGGCCGTTAATTAGAGAGAATTTAGACAAGAAGACAAAAAACCTGACTTTTGGAAAATCTATTGTAATGGATAAGATATTCCAAGACATTCCAGGTATAAGTATCGAGAAAGCAAAACAAGTTTATATTTTAATTAAAAAAGTAGCGAATATGGCAAAGAGAAAGACAATAACCGATGAGGATATTCTCAAGGCGTATGACGCGTTGGGTTTAGATGCCGACGATATTCAGAAAGGTGATGGTTGTTCGTCTGACGGGGATAATCATGAAGGCGATGAAGATACCCTGAGAAAGAATAAGGGGTATGAAGAAAAAGCTGACGATGACGACGAGGAAGATGACGATGACGTCGATGAAAAAAGCGAAGAGGATGACGACGAAGAGGGCGGCGGAAAGAAGTCCAAGAAAGAAGTTAAGAAAGGAAACATCTTCAATCGTTTTGAGCGTATCGAAAAGGCAATAGCTACGTCACACCTCCGTAACACTTCCTACATAAAGGCATTGGGTGTTATGGTTAAGTCGAGCAATCAAAGTCTTGAGAAAGCTATCAAGGCCATCGAGCTGGCTAACGAGAAGATTGAGGAGCTTACCGAACTCAACAAGGCTCAAGAGGACACAATAAACAGCCTTTCAGAGCAGATTGCGGAATTTGGTGAGGGAGTTCCTGCACCGAAGTCCGTCCGTCATGCTGCACCTATCGAGCGTAACTTCAACAAGTCTCAAGAGAACGATTTTGAAGGCAACGAGCAAACGGTTAGTATGAGTAATAAGGCGGCTATTTCCGAAATTCTTGACCAAGCTACATTCTCTAAGGGCTATGATATGGAGTTCTCTAAGGCTTGCTTGGATTTCGAGGCAACAGGTCGAATTTCACCTACTGTGATTTCGAGGATTAAGAAAGAATACGGAATTTCTATTGTAAAATAACTATAATTAAAACTTTGAAATATGGACAGATTATCAATCAATCTTTCTGATTATGTGAACAATGGTGACGGTTTTGGCGTAACTTCGTCTGGAGCCGTTGAGGAGCTACATAAAGCCCTTTCCGCTGGTCAGATTACTGGCCGCGAGACTACCGACCGAATAGACGCGTCAGGTGCGCCTTTGAAAGTAGAAAGTCTTGAAAAGACTTTGAAGCATCTTACTTTCCGTGAGAATGATATCACGTTCTGGAAGGATATTCCGAAGGTTCCTGCTTACAATACCGTAGTAGAATACAACCAGCAGTTGAGTTACGGTCGTAACCGCGGCGGCTTCTACAACGAAGGCGAGCTTCCCGATGAAGAGGATAGTGTGTTTGCACGTAGGGCGCAGTTCACCAAGTTCTTGGGTGTAACGAAGTCTGTAACCCATCAGATGACTTTGGTTAACTCTACTATCGGAAACATCCTTCAGAAGACAATCCAGGACGGTACGCTTTGGATTTTGCGTCAGCTTGACCAAGCTTTGTTCTTTGGTGACGACCGTCACGTGAGCCTGGAATTCAACGGCTTCATCGCACAGCACGAGCGTAGCGACATCTGGGCTGACCGCGATACTTACTTCAACGACAATCACATCGTCGATATGCGTGGTAAGGTTCTTTCTGAGGATGCTATCGAGACTGGAGCGAATACTATCGTTGAAAGCTACGGCCTGGCTACCCAGCTGTACGCACCGCCTTCGGTACTGTCGAATTTCGTTAAGAACTTCTATGGTAATAAGTTTATCATGCCGAACACCCAAGCCCTTACCAACGGTATTATGGGTCAGAGAGTTCAGCAGTTCGAGAGCCAATTTGGCCCAATCGGTCTCCGTCAGGACGTGTTCTTCAAGAAGAAACCTGCGAAGTATGCTACTACTGCCGCTACTTCTGACAAAGCTCCTGTCGCACCGCAAGTTACCGCTCAGGCTGTTGCTGCTACTGTTGCTAACTCTAAGTGGGGTGCTGATGACGCTGGTTCTGTATTCTATGCCGTATCTGCATACAACCGCTACGGAGAGTCAGCTTTGACTATCGTTGATACCGCCGTAACAGTAGTTGAAAACGGTGCAGCAGACCTTACTATAACAGCTGGTTCTGGTGGCGTTCACGCTCCTTCGGCTTACCGCATCTACCGTACCCAAGTTGGTGGAACGAAAACATCGCCGTTCTATCCGATTATGGAAGTATCGCTCGATGACGTAACCCGTGGACTTGATGGCGCAAGCGCAGGTTCTATCCGCGACCTTAACAGGTTCTTGCCGAACTGCGACCAGGCACTCCTTCTCCAGTTCGACGAGGAGGTTATCAACTTCGCTCAGCTGGCTCCGCTTATGAAGATGGATTTGGCGCTGTTGGCACCTGCTTACCGCTTTATGATACTTCTTTACGGTACGCCGCTTCTGTACGCACCGACAAAGATGGTTCGTATTATCAACATCGGTCAGAAGACTGTGTAATTGCGAAGGGTTAGATAAATTCATGTTTAACAAAAGGGGTGAGGGATAAAACCCCACCCCTTTATTTTTTAATAAAATATGAAAATAAAGGCAAAAAATCCGTCCGTAAAAAGTATGAAGCTGATTGTGCCGATAGACGGAACGATAAACATTGATGCTAATGGAATTGCGGACATATCGGACAAGGCAGCAGAAATGCTTGTAAACGGAACGAAAGATTGGGAGTACTTAGATAGTAACCCCAAGACCGTAAAAGGCAATAGCAAAGAAAAAAAGAGTGAAGATGAGGAAGTAGTAGCTGGCATTAAGGCTATGACTCTTGAGGACATGATATCAACGGCCACCGAAGCAGGTTATCCCGAAACGGAGTGGAAACGTTTTTCTAAGAAAGACAAACTTATGGCGGCCTATTTGATTAAGAAATACAATGAGGCAAAACTCAACGAAGAAGCTGCCGAAGAAAAATAAAGAATAACCGAGTGATGCCTATCTTACAAAAGAGATAGGCATTATTTTTAACGTTTTTGTGATATGCCGAAGTTAAGTTTGAAAATAGTTTATAATAAGAACGAAGGTTTGGTTGTAAGTCCGAGTGAATTGAGGGAAGGCTATTTATTCGGCATTCCAACGTGCACCACAGATGGACGTAAAATATCCGCCTCTACTATTAAACAGCATATTTCGGCGGCACAAAAATGTATCGAAAACCTTTTTAGTGTAAAGCTAAACCGTCAGGTGATAAGCGAAAGTCAGGATTACAACCGCCAGGAATGGATGGTTTGGGGTTATGTTAAATTTACCTATCCTATTGCTTACCCCGATGACCTTACGGGCTGGATTAATAGTGCAAAACAAGTCACGTACCCTTCCGAATGGTTAAGTATTAAACAGACGGAAGTTGTTGCAATGTGGAGAAACCTGTTTGTAGTTCCTAATTCAGCCAGCGAGCACGGAGCGGTAATGACGCAGAACTCTTTGATATACAATGGCGTCACGCCGCACTTGGGCTACTTCGGAAAGAGTTTCATACCTAACTATTGGCGGCTAAAATATATTACAGGTTGGCGTGCAGGAGAAGTTCCAGATGACCTCATGGACATGATTTGTAAGTTAGCTGCGATAAACGTCCTTTCTGTAATAGGTAGTTATCTTTACGGAGCAGGTATTGCTTCATTCTCTGTAAGTCTTGATGGAGTATCGCAAAACTTTCCGCTTAAGAGTGGACGTTTTGGCATATTCTCTGACCGTATCGAGCTATACATGCAACAGATGAACGATATGATGGAGAATATGAAGTACATTTACAAAGGAATTACATTCGAGGTATTGTAGTTATGGCAAAGAAAAGTATTTTAACAGCACATCCTATCGTAGAGACTACAAGCCCATCGTTGGACTTGCCGCAACCGATATGGAAGCCAGAGCTTTTTGAGGGACTTATCTACAATAACGGCTATGACGTATATATAGAGAGGGCGTTGCGGTGTCCGTGTGTAGATAGGAGTTCGGGTCAGGCTTTGGCTACGTGTAAGAACTGCTTGGGTAGGGGGTGGTTCTTTGTAGATAAACGCCAGACCCGTGTTGTTTCCCAATCGATGGCCAACCTCCGCCGTAATTCCGATATAGGAGAGATAAACCGAGGGACGGCGCGCATAACTTCTCGTGCGGTAGATAGGCTCGCTTTTATGGATAAGATAATATTCTTGGAGCTGGTAGCCTACTACAGCGAGATATTAAGACCCGTCATGTATGAGGATGAACTCGTGGCCTATCCTATTTATGAACCAATAGAGATTACCAACGCATATTTGTTTGTTGGCGATACGGTTAAGCTTATGCCGCTGTCCGAGGGTATGTACCGAATAGACGGAAACCGAGTTGTGTTTGATGAAAGTGTCTTAGACCTAATAGAGGCAACGGATGTTAATCAGAAACAACCCGACATAAGTATTTCTGTAAGATATTCTTACCACCCAGTCTATCACGTTATTGATGTTAACCGCGAACTCATGAAAGTTAAGGAACGGAACGGCTGTACGTATAGCGATGAGAAGCTGAAGAACATGCCTCTGAATGTGTTAGCTCGCAAAAGTCATTATTTATTCGACCAAGTTTCTTTCAATAGAGAACTTTTTGATAATACAACATTATGATAGGGATAATATACAAACTTACAATAAGAGCAAAGGTAAAATTTGACGGTCATAAGCCGTTTTATGTAGGACAACATCGTTGTAAATCGGCAGAGGATTTTCTTTGTCGTGATTATCCTTATTGTGGCAGCGGTAAGATATGGAATATACTTTTATCAAAATTAAAGAAAACGAATTTAAGAAATTGGAGAAATTTCATAAAACGTGAAGTTCTTTGTGTTGTAACTAATGGTTCTCAAGAAACATTAGATAAGTTAGAGGAATTTTGGATAAAGCGAGAAAAAGCTCATTATTCCTACGGATTAGGAGGATGTAATGTGCTTTGGGGTGCCGCCGAAAATATTATACATGTTGACGATATTGTTATAGAAAAAATAAAAGCAAAATGGCAAGACCCTGCATTCAAAGAGAAAATGCGCAAATTGCATATAGGACTTCAGGCAGGAAAGAAACATCCGTTATATGGGAGGAAACATTCGGTTGAATCAATTGAAAAGATGTCTAAATCCCATAGACTTTATTATAAGAAAAAAGGGCATTTCCATTTATCAGAAGAGCATAAAAGGAGAATTAGTGAATCACATATAGGCAGTAAAAACCCAATGTACGGTAAACATTTAACAAAGGCGCAAAGAAATAAAGTAAGTAAGGCGTTGAAAAATTGTATTGTCGTAACTAATGGTAAGGATGTTAAATATGTATTGGTAGGTCAAGAAATTCCTGAAGGATATGTTAGGGGAAGAGTTGTAAGAATACCTGGTGATATACACCCTAAAAATCCTAATTTAGTTTGGTCAATCTGCTCTAATGGAAAAACTTACGGCTGGCATGTTCTTAATAAGAAAAAATATGAAATAACGGATGAATTAAGAAAACGTTTGTCTGAAGCTCGTAAGGGTAAAAAGGCTTCGCCTGAATTTAAGAAAATTATGTCTGAAAGATTTAGCGGAGCTAATAATCCAGCTTATGGAAAGATTTGGATAAATAATGGGGAGAAAAATAAAATGATACCCAAAGAGAGTAAAATTCCAGAAGGTTGGGTTAGAGGTTGCATAGAAAGGAAAGGAGGAGTAAAGTTATGCCTAAACCGATAGTCATAGATTTAAGCGGCTTACGGCAACAATTCAAGTTATCTGCCGATAACGTAAGCAAGCTCACCGAGATATGTGTACAGTCGGTGACTACGGCTATCTATGCTAATTGGCAAGCCTTAGCACGCCAAAAACTTCATTCCACCTTACCAGAATACCTCCAAAATCTTCATGTTGTAGACAAGGGACGTTTCGCGAAACAGATAGTCCTTACGGGCATACTTCCTACGATGATTGAGTCGGGCGCCAATCCGTTCGATATGAAGGAGGGGTTCAAAAAATCAAAGTATGTTCGATATAGCGTTCCAATTTATAATGCAAAGGGGAAAATGATTTACCCTGGGGGTGATTGGTATTTGACAATTCCGTTCCGTCACGGAACTCCAGGAATAGTCGGTCAGGCAGGTTTTGCTAATGAAATGCCGCAAGAAATATATGACCTAATGGTACATCGGGCTGCTGGGTCACCTCTCCGCCGTAGTGAGATACCTTCGCCGTATGACGTACCGAAGAGCCGTGCGGCGATAATGGACGAAAACGGAAAAGTCCTTTTTGCTGAATATCAACATAAGGCTTCAATCTACGAGGGACTTACGAAACGTAGTGCAGCATATAACAAGGTCGTCCAGAATACTTACGGCACGTTTAGGCGTGTTGGACAACGCAGTGACCCGATGGCATTTATCCACCGAGGTATCAAGGCGTACAAGCTCGCAGACGAAGCAATACGAAATACTGATGTAGATACGATAGTTGAAAACGAAGTTTTGGAATATTTAGATAACGTTTTGTAGTATGAGAAGTGTAATAATGCCTGAGGTTATTATTTACAATGCCTTAGAGAGCATAATAAAGTACGTCCGTACAGATTTAAGTACGAGTGAAAAAGACGAGGATACAATGCTTTATCGGCTTTTGGGTGAAAATATAGATGGAAAGCCGATGAAGATGAACCGTTGGAATTTCTTTAACCAGGCCAAAAAGATTTTCAACGACAAACAAAACCTTAGTGTAAACTTCGGTTACAACTTTGAGGTCGCTAAGATAATAGCCTTACACATCATACTACCTTCCGAGGAAGCCGCTGAGTCAGCAATCGGTCAGGACGAAGGCTATGGAGATACGTGGACAGACGATGAGAGGTTTCAGCAGTTCTTTACACAGAATTTCCGAAGCAACTACCAGATTATGATAACGTCGAACAACAGCAGCGAGGTTCTTACGGTTTATCACATCTTGAAGTCGATGCTTCTGATGATATTTCCTCATCTTGAAATAATGGGGCTTCGATTGAATAAGCTATCAGGAAGCGATGTGATGTTTAAGGATGAAATGATGCCAAATGGTATATTTCACAAGGTTATCAACCTTTCATTCAACTATGAATTGAAGGTTCCCCAAATGCTGACCCGTGAGATAATAAAAGGTATTGTTGTAGAAGGGCATATGTTAAGTGATATTAATGACGAATGCCCCATATGTGGGGAATAGTATTTCAACAAGTACAATTATAATAAAGTTGAATCAAAAACATATTAAATTAAAATAATAGAATATGGCAACAGTTGTAAATTTTCACGGAAAGAATTACATCGAGCCAGGTGCATACGCTGTATCTGTTTACAATCCTACGTCTGTTGTTAACGTTTCCGAGTTCGGCAATGTTATGATTATAGATACTGGTTTGGCTATGAACGGTACTTACGAGTTTGCTGGCGGTTCGGGAATTCACGGAGAACTGAACAAGGGGCTGAAATCTGTCTATGAGTTTGATACGTATGAGGATTTCTTGTCTTTTATGGGCGGTGGACTTGTAGGCGATATAGCTCAAAAGATATTCACCCCTATGGACGGCACCGCAGGTGCACCTAAGCTTTACTATTGTCGAGCAGCAACTACTACTTGTGCGAAGATAACCCTTACGTGCGGTGAAGCTTCCCTTGTTTTGAAGTGTAAGAATGAGGGTGTTGCTGGTAATGGCGTTATTGACGGCGGACAGTTGAAAGTCGGATATGCCGCAAGGATTATCGCAGGTACAGATGACCCATCGAGGTTCGTTTGCCAGATTTACAAAGGTTCATTCATGGGCGTAGATGACGCTGGAGAGCCTTATGGAAGTTATAGTTACGACAACGCCGTATCAAACCTCCTTTCCGAGTCAGAGGAGTTTGAAACGATAGGTGAGCTGTTCGAGTGGGCACGCGCCGACAGATACGTTCTTGCTCATTTTGAGGTATCTATGACGGGAGAAGCTGATACAGCTCTTCAGACAATAGAGCTTACAGTGGCTACTGGCGGTACAACAGAGTATCTTAAAGATACGGAGTATGCCGATGCTCTGGAAGCTATTTCCGAACTCGATGTAACGTTTTTCTTGGCGACAAATACAACGGTCGATAAGGGTATTGATGCCGCTACGACAGGCCGTCTGTTTACTTTCTTGAAGAATGACGCTAAGTTTACCGAGTTCCTTGTAATTCCTGGCGGTAGTGACGATACAGACTTGTTTGGTGAAAGTGACTCTTCTCAGGCTATTGCTAAATATTACAATAGTGAACAAGTCGTATGTATACACGGCGCACCGATTGTTAGCCGAAAGGATGGAAACGGAACTAAACAGTTGCCTTCTATATATCTTGCTGCTGCAATAGTCGGCCTTAATGCAGGTATGTCGGCACAAAGTCCGCTGACGTTCCAGCGCGTAGGTTATCAATCTTTTGTTTACGATTTGAAGAAAAAAGAGAGGGAGAAGGCACTTCAGGCTGGAATTATGCACGTCCGTAACGTATCAGGATATTGGGTTGTGAACCAGGGTGTAACAACGCTTCAGGATAACAAAAAGACGATAGCTAACGATGGACAGACTATGGAGTTGTCTATTGCGCTGATTAAGGCGCAACTTAACAAAGAGCTTATCGTTGATGGAGCGACGAGGTTCACAGGAAAGACGGCAGCGCAAGCAAGTCCCCAGACGGTTAAGAATTTCGTGGAGACAAAGCTTCAATCGCTCACCGCCACTACCGATAGCAACAACCTGATTATAGCTTGGAAGAACGTAAAGGTATCGGCTAAGAATAGCGATTATTACGTAACATACGACTTCCAACCGAACATTCCAGTCAACAAGGTATTCTTTACTGGTAATATACTGGATTTTGAAGTAACTGTTTAATTTGTAACTTAAAAATATAGATATATGGATGCAGGAGAAAGAAGTATGACAGCTCCCCTTGCTATCATACAGATAAATAGCGTTACGGTAGGCAAGATGAAAAATATCCGTATAACGGAGAATGTCCGAAGGGGTAGGGTAGCTGGCCTTGGCCGTTTGAACGCATCGGAACTTCCGCCGTTGGAGTGGCAAGGTACTTTGTCTTGTTCCTCATATACGATAAACTTCAATCTTCTCTTGAATAAACTCAAGAAGGGTTTTTACCGTAATGCAGGAACGCTGGAGCAGTGGGCTAATGCCTTGCTTCTTGAGGAGGACGGTTTGGAAATATCTATCCTCCGAAAAGTAAAGGATGGAGAGATTGACGCCGATACTGGTTTGGTGAATACTAAGTATGAGACATTCGCAAAGGTGTCTGCTGCGTTTGTAACAAGAGAGGGTTTTGATATTCAGGAAGGGCAGATTAGTGGCCGTGACGCTGAGTTTGAATATCTTGAGCCTATCTTGTATAACGATATTGTTTAATATTCATTTAACAGTTATAAGTTAGGTGTGTCGGAGTTCGTTTCGGCACACCTAATTGTTTTATTAAAATCGTATAAGCTATGGCAATAGAAAGACAAAAAAAGTTTAACATCGGGGAAAAACAATTCATCGCTAAATTCCCCAACGTAGGTCAGATTATTGACTTGGAGAGCCTCAAACAGGCGTTGACCAATAACCGATATGGGCAGATGGCTTCATCGGGCATAGCAAGCATGTATAATGCTCTGGACTTGGTTGATGCGATAGCCTTCTTTCAGGTCGTTGTTCCTGAAGTAGCTAAGTATTACGACATACGGAATTATACGCTTTTGCAGGTTGATAAGGTAAAGGAATTATTGGACGCTTACCAGACGCAGATTAAGCCTTGGTATGATAAGACGATGTTAGAACTTAGAGGAATATCTACGGACGATGGCGGAACGACTGAAACCCAAACAGACGATTGAAGATGAGGTAAGACGTTTCATTTTTAATTGGCACGCCTTTCCCTTCGACTACTGGTGGAGAAGGCGTTACAATGTTCCTTTTGGTTCTCAGGCGCACCGTGAAATGAATTTCATCGACATGTATATTGAGTACCAAGAGGAACGTTTGTTGAAAGAAACCAAGGATAGCTATGAGGCGATGGAGGATAGCGAGCTTGGAATAAAGGATGATAAGGTCGTGAAGATGTCTAAGGAAGAGATAGATGATGATTACGACAATCTTGATTTATCGCAATTTGATAAGAAGAAATAATGGCTGATGTAGTTGTAAATATTACGGCTGACGCTTCTGGGCTTCAGGACGAGCTTAATAACGTAGCTAACGGAACTAATAACCGACAAACGCTACCTCCGAGGGGTGGTGCCCAACCTATGGGTGCTCCCCTTGGGGGAGGTACGGCGGTAGGCGGCGGACAGTCGTCATCAGGTTCGCAACCTACGAATGCTGATTTACCGTCCATGCCTACATATGACCGTATGGCACAGGACATCCGTAGGGAGATACAAAACCGTGGTGTGATGATGGTTCCTGGTTCAGCGAACTTTAACCAGTTCATGAACATGGTTACCCAGCAGCAGCGTTCCCAAAATGACCAGGCTATTTCCCGAAATTTTGATGTTCGGTATTCACAACTGGACGCTCAACGTTATGCTGAAGGTGCGGCAATTGAACAGGAGGTTAATCAGAAACGTCAGGCGGCATTACAAAACGCCAGAACTCAAGATGACGTAAACCTCATCAACAATAAGTTTGATAGTGTCCTTAGAACACGTCTTGAAAGGCTCGATAGACGGTTTGCTCCCCAATATGACCAATTACAAGCCGAAGAACAAAACGCCCGTCAGAAGGCCGAAGAAGAGCTTACGAAGGTAATTCAAGACCTAACCGAGCAAATACGTCAAGGAAACCCTGACTCATATCTAAACCGATTGCGTGAGGAACGTCGTCAGGCACTTTGGCGTCGGGATAACGCTGCAACCGAAGGTGAGGTTCAGGATGCGTCGAGGGACATTGCTGCGATAGATAGGAGAATAGCAAGAGCCACAGGACAACGTAACCCAATGCAACGTATAGGGGCTGCGTGGGGAACGATAGCCGCAGTAGGTAATATTGGAATGAATGCGCTTAATGCCTACCGTGCTAATACGATGGCCGAGATAGGAATGGTTAACTCTGCGGCAAACGGCGATGCGTTCGGCGCAATGATGCAGGATTTTCAACGTCGTAGACAAAATGCCGCCGCTTGGGGTAGCGGAATAGGAGGTGTAATAGGAGCTATCGGCGGCGGAATTGCTGCCGCCGCTGGTTCTATGGGTATAGGAACTGGTGCTGGTATTGCTGATGGAGCTGCGCTTGGTGGCGGAATAGGAGGTTGGGCAGGAAGTTCTATTTTTAGTTTTCTGTATGGCGGCGAAGAAGCTCAAATAGCATTAGGTCAATTGTGGGCACAACAAGAACAGCGTCTACAACGGTACACGCAATTAGCTATGATGGTGCGTAGGGGTCGTACCGATATAGATAATATGCGAACAGAATTATTAAATACCTTACCTGGTGCGCATGTAAATAGTAGAACTGGCCTAAGCATCTATGATTTAGGTTATACTTCAGACCAGGCATCTCAGATGATGGCTCGTAATATTCAAGCGAGGGGATTTCTTTCTACTAACCCTGAAGCGTGGGCATTAGACGTAGACGCATTAGAGAAAGCTTATAATATGGCTCCAGGCTCACTTTCTCAAATAACTTCTTATGATAGGTATGGAAACGATACGACACAATCATTCGCCAACCTTGTCGCAAGTTTAGGTCAGAGAGGAACGCTTGGTATGTCTGGCGGTCAAGTTCTTAGAGGAAACGAATTCATGGGTTATCAACAGCAGCTCATGGAAATGCAAAAGGGTTGGATGAACCCAAACGCGGAGTTTGCTAACAGATATATTCTTGCCGCGCAAAATGCCTTTGGAAACAATCTTGATAGTAGAGCGATAACCGAGATAGGACAAATCAATAACGCTATTACCAATCCACAAGAGGGATATTCAAAAGTACTTACTTACGATGTAATACAAGAGCTATTTCCTCAAACGAGGGGCAACCTTCTCGCCATTCGTCAGATGCAATATTCTAACGACCCCGAAGTTAGAGCAAGGATACAGCAGGCGATGATACAGCGTTTACAGCAGGTTTATGGTAGCGTTGATACAACTTCGGGATCTCTGGCGCTTTCTCAATATACTGGTATTCAAGACCCTGATAGACTTCAAGCTTGGGTAAAGGAATTACAAAACGGATTACCTACAGCGACTCAAGCTAATCTACGTGAGCAGACGGCTGCCGTTAAAGAATATACTCCGCAGCTGTCTAAAGATATGCTAAACTATCAAGACGATACCGTTAAACAAATTTCAGCCCAATTAGGTTCTTTGAACGGAATTGCTACGCAGATGTTAAGGACTTTTAATAGTAGGTTATCGGAGATTATTGGAGAATTGAATAAAGTAAATAATTAGGAAGGATAATGGCAAACTTAAAGTTATTCTGCAACAACCCCAATCTAACCAGTTTGCGAGCTTTCGCGGACTACTACAAATTGAGGGTTGTTGATAAAAAAGACAAGAACGGAAACGGATACACGGTTGAGGAGTTCTTTGAATACAACCGCGACACCATATTCAGCCAATTAGATACGACTTTTCTTCAGAAATTAGCAAAACAAAAGAAAAAGAAAGTTACCAACCTAACATCCCAAGACATCGACAAAGACATAACCCTTCCTTGTCCATCCTACTTATATATAGACCAAAAGTATGTAAATTATTCTGCGGTTGTTAAGAATACAAACTTTCGAGTGCAGGAGGTCGATACGATAGCCTTTGAAGATGAACAAATACGAAGCATACTGGACGACGAAACCACGCAATTCAAGACGTATGCTATAAAGCGTAGTGTTCCGGGTTGTAGGGTAATAGGCTTTTTCAAGTCTTTGTATTATTCTGGAAAAAGGAACGACGGCAAGGGGCATGGGGTTGATAATATTTACGATTCAACGCAAAATTTCGTAGATATATCAAAGTTCATAACGACTTTGAACACTTCGGTCAGAGCTAATGGTGGACAATTTATGATTTCCCTTCCGCACATACCAGTCTATTCAACTCAAGCAGCGAGGAATGTAGACTACCTCACAGATATACTTTCTAACAATATAAATTACAACGAATTTGTCGATAAGACACAAGGTGAGGCATTTCAGGTAGGAAAGAACGGTGAACAAACTTCGGTACGTTCCGAAACTAATGCGTTGGATTATTTCGAGTGGCTCATCCAGCCGAATGATTTACTTTTTATTTCGTTTAATGACATGGATGACCTAACGGATGATAACCTTTCGGGACATATCTTTGATATGATTTGTTTGATAGATAACGTTTCCGTAACAAGGAATGCTAACGCGGCGGTTTCAGTAGATATCAGTGGGAGGGATTTGATGAAACTCCTGACTGATGACGCCTCTATATTCTACCCTGCGGGCGTGTCGAATGGAAATAAGTGTATCTTTGATAATACCGAGACTGTTTTAAGTGGAGGTGATAAGGATTCAATTATCCGAGGGGTTAAGGCGAACGAGCGACAAGCTGACAGAGCTACGCGCCAGCTTACAGGCTTTATAAATATATTCGCTTGTGAGCCAAACGATTTTTCTATTGATTTTGTGCTAAAGACGGTAGTGTCCCACTTAGCTAATTTTCGGATTGTCCCCGACGATTTATTTATCAATTGGGGTGATAAACGTACAACATTTTCGATGTTAAAACCTAAAAATACTTGACGCCATGGAGATAACTAAACTAAAAAGAGGTTGGCTTGGCGGTCGTACTTCTCTGAGTGTGACTTCGCCGTTCGGATGGCGTTTCCGCCCTATTCAAAAGAAACGAAAGTTTCACTCTGGGATAGACCTCGCCGTCTCTGTCGGTACGCCGATATATGCGCCTGTTAGTGGTTCGATGCAGTGTCGTTTCCAAAAAGGTCGGGCTGGACTTTACGTAACCATAACAAGTGGAAACTTTGTCTATATCTTTATGCATCTTTCGCGTGCTACGTTATCTGAGGGAAGTAGCGGAAGCGTCAGGGAAGGTCAGGTTATCGGATATTCTGGCGGAGCTAAGGGGCAAAGGAATAGTGGAAGTTCTACAGGTCCACACTTACACTTTGAGATAAGGAAAACTCCTGGTTCATCGTCAGCGTCGGCGGTTAACCCCATATATTTTATTTCAGATAAGCTTACTGGGAAAATTCGCCAAAATTCTATAATATCAGAACAAACAATAGTTCCAATAGTAGGAGCCATCACTGGTGAGCCAGGCGTTCTACCAGCCAAAAGCCTTTCGGAAGGAGAACTGGAAAAGGATAAACAGACCGATATTTCAGACCAGGTAGATGAGAACGCTACCGAGGATGACGAGATTATAGAAGCCGACCTTCAGGAAGGATTGGCCGCTGGTATATGGCAAATTGTTAAGCTCGCATTAGATGGAAATGTAGCAAACTTAAGGATACACGACGCAGCAACGAGCGTTCAGTCAGGTTCAATATTGGGGTTCTTTAACAAGATGTGTCAAGCGCCATTCGTTGAGTTCTTTGGAGATACCTACGGTGACCAATATTATTTTATTGTCCGAAAGCCTCCGTTTGATAAGGAAGGGATGTTGAAAACCCTCGTTACGCAAGGATTATTCAAGAGTTCCATAACCCCTGCGTCTCAGGTTGACGTGAATTACGACAGGAATAGTCCGTATGAGATAGCCGAAAGTAGCATTATTAATTCGTCGTTATCATTCAACACACAAGGGATATACTCATGGTATCAGTTCTATCCTATCTATGAGATGGGAGCACCGAACGACCTTCAATACATAATTCCTGCGATATTCTTTCCCGAATACGCTTCAATTTGGGGAAGTAGGGATTTTTCGGTACGTAGTCAGTATAGAAATTTTACAAGTCCCGCAATCCTCGACGATTTGAAAAAACAAGGGAAGTCTCCTCAAGGTGATGCCGAAGTACGTCATTCCATACACGACCTTAAATACATAATCGAATGTAACGCCTATAACCCCTTTGTTCGTAATGGTACAATAACGCTTATGGGAAACCGTAGGATTAGGCGAGGTATGTTTGTGAGGGTATATTGGAGTAATTTCAATGAGATATTCTACGTTGAGGGAGTTTCTCAGAATTATAGTGTAACCAGTGGAGGTGTAACTCGTACTACAACGCTTACATTGTCTCACGGAATGGTAGAGGATTATATTTTCTCAAATACAAGAGCTAATGCGAAGGTAAATAAGGCTGGGAAAGATGAGTCAGACGTTATCAGTTACTTCAACATAATAAATTTTGGTGATTATGAGGAGAAGCGTGAAAAACTGACGATGAACGACTGGCCAGAGCTTATTTCTAAGTGGAAAGTGAATACCGACGTGTTCATGTTCTTTTTGAGGAAGATGCAAATGATTAGTAACTTAGTAGGAATAACAACGGTAGGAAGCAATGTCGAAGATTGATATAAATCGCGGAAACGATAACAACATATCGGTAAGTGGGGTGTCTTACGTTGTAATACCCTACGATACTGGAGTTGCGGATTATGTTCAGAAGTGTTACCGTAACCATACTATTTCTATTGGCGGCGGTTACGGAGGTACTTATATGCACAATGTAAAAGTTGCAAATGGAGTTTTGAACAAAATACAATTCCCTAATAACAACAGTGAACTTGGTTCGTCTGTGGTTTGGATTAGGGATAGTTTCACCAACCGCCCAATAGTTATAGGTGTTTTGGAAAGTGGCACGAGCGGAATGACGGGACGGTACGAGCAGAGGGTTTACCAGGAAGTGGCCAGTAAGGTCGTTGAGATGTTTCTTGATGCGATGAATGCTCGCGTGTCTATTTCTGCCGTAGGCGACGAAAGTACACCAGGGATGGTAGTCGTTAAGGCTACGAGCGGAAACGGTGAGGGAGATGTTGTAAAGTTGGTTAGCAAGGATTTAATTACCGCTGAAGGAAAAACCTTAAGGCTTAGTTTCTCGAAAGATGTAAATTTGTTGATAAATGATGGAGAAAACGACATCTTGAGTATAGTGGGAAACGATACCGAATATCACATTAAGGATAATTTTGGAAACGAATTTATTTTCAACGTAGAGAATTGCCAAATACTTACTCCCAAATTCAACGTAGGTCAGGGGACGGAGCAAATGATATTAGGGAATACCCTGGTTAGCTTACTTGGAGAATTAATAGACGCGATAACAAACTTAACCGTACTTACGCATGTAGGAGCAAGCGGAACGCCAATCAACGCAGCTACATTTACGGATATAAAAAGCCGTTTAGAAACTGCTTTGTCGGAGTTATCAAACACTGATTAAATACAATTATTATATTAAAAATAAGAAATATGTCTTGGGTAGGTGATTTTTCTAAGAATAACACTAACAGTATTGTAACGAATACTTTGAATGCGGTGGCTGACCTTGGTAAGTCTGCCGTAAATGCCTTATTGCCTAATGACTATGAATATTACCTATGTTCCTTTGAGCTTTACAATAGTAAGCGCGATAGGGTTGGGTTCCTATCATTTGTCGTAATGCCAGAGCAAATATCTGAAAGTTATTCGCCTATTCAAACGATTACTAAAACCCACGGCGGTATAGTTACGACGTTCAATCCTACGTTTGCTCCAATAGACATCAGCCTTTCGGGGACTTTCGGAAGGAAGTTTAGGTTGATATCTAATTTTTCAGACCCAACGAAAAAGAATGGCGGTGGAATTTTTAATATAAATTTCGGAATAACTAAGAGCATAAAGCTAAACGCCAGCATGGGTGTAAAAAGCGGTTACGGCTTAACGAAAATTCTTCAGCATATACTTGAAATGGCTGGTAAACTCGACGATTACGGAAAGCCGCATTTCCTTTGTTTCAATAATTATGCCCTGAATACTTCTTATGTCGTGAACGTTATGAATTACAGTTTCAACCAAAGCATTCAACAGAACATGATGTGGTATTACACCATCGCCCTTAAGGCCGTAGGTAAAAAACCGAAGATTGAGAACAAGAACGCAAACAAGTTAAATACGGTAGCTTCTAATGCTATTGCTAACGGCTTGACGAATGTAATAACGAACATGGTTGGATTTTAGGAGGGACGGATATGTTTGCCGATATAGCTAATGAATTTCAGAATATAACGAAGTTTGAGTTACTCGAATACTTCACTGATTATCGGGATTTCCTGCAAGATGATTATCCCGATATATATTCGTATTACTCTGGAAATAGTGAGGAGATAGACGTCCAGAAGCTTAAAAATCTTTCAAACCTATTGACCCGAAGTGACGACCTTATCCGAACTTTTCAGACTTTTTCGGGGAAACTTGGAAATGTGGGGTATTGGGAACTCCAACAATATTGCCAAGACCTAAAGGACACATTGGAACGTATTTCAAACCTTCCAAAGTATTGTCGTACTTCTAAATCTTGTCGCGGTTACAAGCCTTACATTCAGGTCAAGGAAGATATTGGCGGAATGAAGACGATGCAAGACCTTGCCGAACAGTTAGGCGACGTATCAGAACAAGACCTTATCTTAAATAATGACTTGGAGGAGGGGAATTACGAAATTGACCAGCTTTCGCAGGTTACAGCCTTCGTCAGCAACACTACTAATTTGGTAGTAGACACAATCTTGGAACAACCCATAGGCCGTAAGATATACGGACGCGATATAAAGAGGAAGATAACCTTTTCAAACAACGATTTGGCCACGGTAGAATATGAAGACAACGTAGAACAAAAGTCTGAAGTCCTATTGGAGCTGAACAAGGGGGATGTTCCCGAAATGCCTAATTTTGGAAAGAATATAATCAGCGGTCAGAGTTATTCATCTTATAATTATGCTGAACTTGTTTCAGATTTAAGGGATAATTTCCTCCAGGATGATTTGTTTCTTTCGGTAGACATAACGAATATTAATATGGAAAATGGCGATATATACGTCACGTGCGAAATCAAGACAAAATATGTTTATTCAACGACAAAAAGTACGAAGATATGATAACGAAAATAACGACAGTAGATGAGCTAAAGCAGATTTTCATTGAGATATTGCTTAACAAAACGGATAAGATAAGCGATATTTCCAATGAGTCTGTCCTGAACGCTATTGCATATGGTTGCGGTAAGTTAACCCAACGCCTGTTAGTGAATCAAGCCGTAGTTGAATCACATATCTTTCCTGATACCGCTTATGGAAACTATCTTGACGAGTTAGCAAAGATTAGGGGTATTTCGCCGAGGAATACCGCCGTAGGCAGTACAGCCTACATAAGGGTAGAAGGAGAGCCTGGGACGGAATATAACAAAGACCTTATTACCGTTCAGAGTTCGGCAGGAATAACATTTGTTCTGGAAGAAAACTACACTCTTGACGATAGCGGCTGGGGATATATCAAGGTACGTAGTCAGCAGGTCGGAGCGGCTTCAAACGTCGATGCGTTGACGATAAATACGATGAACAATGCGCCCACTGGACACTACGCCTGCACTAACGAGTATAAGGCTGTAGGTGGAATGGACGATGAGGATGATGAGACTTTCCGCGTAAGGATTAAGGAAAGCATCAATCAGCTTGCCCGAACAACATTGTCTTATATCGAACAGTTATTCATGAAAATCAACTCACGTGTTCTTAGGGTCTACAAGGGTGGATACGATGGGGACGGTAAGATAAACCTAATTGTCGTGTCGGTTAATGGTGTAGATTTTACGGACGATGAGTTCAATGAACTTCTTAGCCGTAGTGAAGAGTATTTGTCGTTGTCAGAGCTTTCCTTGGAAAGCAACGACTTTGCCCTAAAGTTGAAGAACGTAGACTGGTTACCAGTTGATGTAGACTTCCGCGCCAACATTGATGCATCCTACGATAGGGATGCTGTAAGGCGGCAGATGCAAATTAAGATTTCCAAGCTGTTTGATTACCGCTACTGGAAATACGGCGATAAGATTGAGTGGGAGAATATCCTTTATTCCGTAAGGGGTGTGGATGGCGTCCGCTACGTTCCAGATAATTACTTCTATCCGCAGTCAGACGTTAACGTACCCCGATATAGGCTACCCCGATTGAGAGGTTTCATATTAAGGGACTTGGATGGAAATATACTGACCGATAATTATAGTGTCCTTTCCGCATTTAATTACCCCAACGACCCAGATTATTCATTTCAATCTTCAGTTCTTAGCACGATATGATAACGGATTGTAACGTTAAGACGATAACGGAAATTGAGGGGGATAAAATCTTGATTTCCTGTTTGTCCGCCGAAAATCAAAATGGCGTAGACCGTCCAACACTCTTTCGGGCAGATATTCTGGAAAACCCCAAAACTATAAACACTGAAAGTGGCGTAGAGGGTGAGCTGATGTTGACCCACACCGATAGTTCATCCAACGTCGGAAGTTTGTCTAACGACGGAAGCCTGACGTTGAGGTTGGAGGATGATGACGCTGATAAATACTTCATAGATGAAGATGGACAATTAAAGTACAACAGCGATGGACAATAAGATATACAACATAGGTGACGTGCTTATGATAACCGTTAAGCCTCGTCAGAAAGGAACGGCTACGTTGAGTAGCTTTTCCGATAGTCTGCTGGGGTTGACGGACGATAGGACAGTATTAAGGGAGTTCCGTATTGTAGAAGATGATTTGTTTTATACGGATTGGGCGGAGCTTACCACCGAGAATATCCAAGGAAAGAAATTAAAGCAAAACAACGTCATCGAGGTACGTTACACCCGACAAGGTACAGATGAGAGTGGGGAGATAGAGTTTCAGAGCATACAGTTCAACGGAGATTTTGACCCTGAAGTGATAAATTCCCCAATCTTGGATAGTAGCGTGTTCTCCGATATAGCGTGGACGGATGAAACCGAGCGTTTGGCTAAGAACTTGTTCAAGAAACTCTATTTCAGAGGTATCATCCCAACCTACGTCCTTCGTGGTGATAACGTAGATAACGTAGAGGATGAGGACTATATTGCGCTGTTTTATTCGATAGCTAAGTTCTACGCCATTATGGCATGTTTCTTTAAGCGTTTTGAAAACTTCTACAACGATGAGGAACTTATGCTGGAGTGGATTAGACAAAACGGAATATATTTCGATGAATCAACGGTTACGTTGGAACAGCTGCAATATCTTGCTCGCCACCTTTACGACGAAATAAGGCGTAGAGGTACGAAGATGATATTTAATTATGAGGGAGACCTTGTAAATGGTGTTCCGAGCGAGATAGATGGTGAGTTTATAAGGCTGATAAGAAGTAAGCGGAGTGATGAGCTAATATACGAGACCATCCCATTGCATAAGCTTGGTTGGTGTATGGGGGTATCTTCACCAATGTACCGTGGGACTTGTTCGGCAAGGCTTCTTAATAAGACAGGGGAAAATACCGAGGATTTTCAGGACATAAATAACTACACAACGTTTACTAATCAGTTTAGTACCATTTCTATTGAAGCGGTGGGTGATAGACAGTGTTTGATGCTAAATTCTCGTTTGAATATGGCGTGCGGATTAGGTAGGTATGGAAACAATACCTCCGCAGCTGAAACCGACAAGCTATATGTCGCAGACCCCTACATGGATTATGAGATAACTTTCATGTTTTATGAAAAAACGCCTGTTGCTGGAATAAGGCTTTCATTTGGAGTAGAGGGGTTTGATGCGTCTAAAAACAAACTATCCGATGCGTTCGTTACGACGAATAATAGTGAAGTGACGGAAATGTTTTTAAGTGATTTACAACTGGTACAGTTTGTACCCCATAAGTGGTATTTTGTTCGCGGTATAATTCACGCTTATTCTTCAGACACGGTAGAGAATGTAAAGCTAAACATTGGATTTGGAAATAACCTAAGTTTCAACAACCGTTTCCTTAAGTATATCCTTCCGAAGATTTATATCCGTTCAAATAGCTTTGCTTCGGTAGCTATTTGGAATTATAAGATAAGGCCGCTGGTAAGGGGGACGAATATATTGCCGTTGAAAAATGGTAGTGAAAACTCCCACAGCCTTGGATTTATCCAGTCGTCAAAGATATTCTATTCATATTTCCGAAACAATAACAATAGTCAGTCTAAAGAGGAGATTACAGATATAATAGAAAGGTATTTGTTACCGTTTAACACAACCGATATACTTCAATTCATAGGTAGCGAATAAATAGTTTTTCGTATGGGAAAAGTAAAGATAAGTCCAAACCTATTCTTGGAAGTAAATGAATTGAATAGGATGAGAAGGTTTATAGAGGATGATGGCTATAAACTCATCATAAGGAATTTAACAAAAGCATTTGGGGTCGCTTCAAGTGTAAACACCGATTATTTCAAGGTAAGCGTAAAAGCAGGGACTTCCGATACAGTAACGGTGAATTCGGGAGTGGCCTTTGATTCAGACCTGAATATAATAAAACTGAAAGAAAATGCAGATTTGACTATCCCCTATTCAACCATCCGCCAGTGGATAATAATACGTTACGCTGCTTCAAATGATGAGGAGGGGACGGTAAGCATTTCTGGTCAAGGTGCTTTGCGCGGAAGTGGTACAGAATTTCTTTCGGTGCTTAGGGGACAGCCCAATTTCCCAACTAAAGTCCGTTTCTCTAATTCATCACACAATACCGAGGAGTATGAGGTTATAGACGTAACCTCAGATACAACCGCAACTTTAGCAGGGGACTTTACCACAGAAGATAACCTCAAGTATCAGGTCATCGGAACATTCACCCCAGGATTTGCGCCTGATGACGAGGATAAGGCTATTTATGAGTATGACGGTTGTGAGATTTCAATCATAGAGTCAGAGGATGTTCCCAGTCTTGAAGACGGAGAGTTTATCATCGCCAGTGTCGTTAACGATAATGGCCTGAATGTAACGGATGAGCGTTCTCGCAATATGTTCGACTATATTCAGGAGCAGGACGCTACGGCTCAAGCGGTTTCCAACCCCTTGGTAGCATTAAGGCGGACGGCTTTGTTTGAGGATAGTATGATGCTTGATATCCAGTTTGAGTGGGGATATAAGGTACTGACTTATGAAATAACGAATACTACCACGTCAAACATTTTCACGATAACCCGTGGTGAGAGTAAGTATATCGACGGCGGAACTATAACAGATGGAATGTTTGCGGGATGGCTATTGTTCAACCGAAAGAACATGATGAGTGTCGAGATTGATACCAATGAAAACAACGCATTGTACATATCGAGGCTTAATTCAGATATAGTCACGGACAGCGGAGACGATTTTGTTATTATTCCTAATTTCTCCATGATAGAGGTTGAAGTGAAGACGAGTGGTGAAAACTATGCAGAGGATGACACTCCGTTTTACAGCCGTTTCTCGCTCCCTAACGCCAAAAGCCGCATCACTATACCAATTCGGTACGGTGAAACTACTGTAGGCTTAAAATACCGAATGTTTAACACGGAAGGAAGCACAACTTTCCAAAACTTCGCTGTAGCCCAGTTTGAAAATACACAAGGAACGACCGAGACACTGGGTAACTCTTCATTTACAATTACGGTTAATAGACCAGAGGAAGTTCAACGTAATTATTCTTAAGATTATGATGCTATATTTAACAGGCGCTTCAACGTCGATAGCAAAATCAGGCGAAGCACCGCAAGATGACCCAATGAAAAGCCTGGGTGGCTACGTATCTACCAGCCCAGTACCGAATGCGGCTATAAATACACTTTTTGACCTTGTTTCCATGAAAACTATAAAGGAACGAGCAAAGGAAACGATAGCAATCGCACTTGTTAACAAATTCAATTATGTCATATCGGAAGTAAGCCTTAAGGTAGTGGGCGAGCCTGAAAATGTATGTGTGTTTAGGGTTGCTGCCGTACCGATTGACGATACCTACAAGATGGAACACATCAACAACCGTTATTCCGAGCCTTTGTCGGCAGACTTCTATGATGCGACGTTTTACCGAGCAAGCGTTGACGTGGAAATACGGAAGCCTGGAGTAAAGGATGAGGAAATTGTCTTTGACCCCTTTGACGTAACCGCTGTTGTAAAGGAAGGTGGTGTGGAGGGGACTTATCAGGCCATCGCCGATGCCTTTTCTGCGTCCGAAAACTACGGTGTTAGGAGAATTAATGAAACCAAGTTCCGCATTGAGAGAAAGGACGACAACACTATCGAAACACCATTAGACTGTAGTTATATAGCTACGGACGGTGCGGAGTTCGAGTTCGCCGATAAGTTCAAGAACGTAGTTAACAACGAGGTAATATTGACCGACGAGCTTCAGCCGCAGCAAGCGATAGGAATTTGGCTACAGCGTCAGGTAGCAGATACCGCAGAGAAAACCAACGAGGATTTGATTGAGGACTTCGATAACGGAATTATAGATGAAACGGTAGAGGAGGTAGAACTTTCAATCAATTATAATATCGTAGAAGATACAGACACCGAGAAAGGAGAATAACATATGGCAGGTTACGACGATACCAGACAGAAAATCCTGGAGACCCTGATGCAACGTCCTAACGGTACGATGATACAACCCGCAAACCATCAGGACTTTGCCCTAAGCCTACTGGACTACATAAGGAACGTCGAGTTGATAAGCTCGTCAACCCTTATAGGCGTGGCTTATGAGGACACCGTTCCAGTTCAATCTAACGACGCCAATGAAACATATATAGCAGGAGTAGCCCAACAGCGTTCCGCCGTATTTCAGAATTTCCGTGATGTAAACGGTGAACCGATAACGGTTACGACGGGTGAGATGGAAGCTAAACTTGTTATATTGACTTGGAATAGACAATATTGGACAAAAGCAGAAATTTCCGCCAATATAATTAGTCAGGCCGATACGGCCTATTTCCTTTACAGCCTAACAATAAGGAAAACTTATAGTAGCGTAGAGGAAATGAACGCTGATGTGAATAGTCCTATTGGAAATGACGGAAGGTACATTAGGGTTGGGGAGATTGTTTCGGTACATAACGAGGACAATCCCAATGAGGATGCGATATATAGCTGGGAAGCTGGACCAAGTTGGAAGCTCCAAATGAAGGTATCTAATCTTGACCGTACTATCGACGGTGGCCGCGCTGATACTAAATATGGCGGTGCCGAGACAATAGATTGTGGCGATGCTTATTCTTATTAAAAATATTTATCATGGATAGAGTACAAAACAGAAGAGATACAGCGGCGCAGTGGACATCAATAAATCCAGTCCTTCGCGCTGGCGAATTAGGTATAGAAACCGATACTAATCTTATGAAGATTGGTGACGGAGTTACAGCGTGGAACAATCTTGATTATTTCGCTGATGTTAATAAGCTTAAGGATGAGATAATTTCTTACATTGTTGATAGTGCTCCCGAAACTCTTGATACTCTTAATGAGTTAGCTAAAGCTTTAGGAGATGACCCGAATTTCGCCACTACTATCACAAATCAAATAGCAGGTAAGGCTAATGCCGTACATACTCATGAGATAAGCGATGTAAATAATTTACAATCGTCATTAAATAATAAGGCTAATTCAAGTCACACTCATACTATAAGCGAAATAACCGATGTTGAACAGCTTAAGACCGAAATAACAGAAGGAATTGTAGAGAAAGCTCCTGAAACCCTCGACACTCTTAACAAGCTTGCAGCTGCATTAGGAGATGACCCCAACTTTGCTACAACTGTAACTAATCAGATAGCACAAAAAGCAGATAAAACTGTAGCTACAACATCTGCCAATGGACTTATGAGTTCTGCCGATAAATCAAAGTTGGACAGGCTTCCAGAAATCTACTCACAGAAGGGTGTTACTGATTGGGGTGCTATTAATGGTATAACTACCTTACTGTATATAGATGGCCCAGATGATGACCCTCAAGGCGATAGCCCTTATTCAGTAATAGGTGGTAATCGAGCTGTTGTATTGACAGTAAATGTAAATAGTACTGGTTATATGTCTCAGTATGCTTTTGGATTTGACGGAAAGGTTGCATCCAGACGTTTTCTCAATTCTGAAAATAAATGGGGCGAATGGGCTAAATTAGAGGCAAGTACTGCTGATACTTTATCTACTCCAAGAAATATAAGTGTAGCTGGCGTAAACCAAGAATTTGACGGAAGTTCTGATATTAATTTTGATTTACCTACTGCCACCACCTCAGCACCTGGTTTAATGTCTGCTTCTGATAAAACTAAACTCGACGGTATTGATATCCAGAACTTAGCTACAAAATCAGAGGTTAATGCTAAAGTAAGTGGTACAGGTGTTTCATCAATACAAGTAGTAGCTACTTTACCAGATGTACAAGAAGAAGGAGTACTTTACATAGTAACAGGAGAGGAGGCTTAATATGGACTTATCTGCAATGAAAGACCTTTATATAGGGTCTACACCTGTTCAGTCAGCATGGCTTGGGGGAACTAAGGTATGGGAAAGAACACCTGCTGTAGATATACAAGCTATAAAGGATGCTATGCTTCTTTGGTATGACCTTAAGAGACAAGGGGCTACCAATGAGAGTATGGCTGCAACTCCAGAATTGGTCAATCTTGCTTATGACCCTGATAAGGCTCATGTAATAGATTGGACTCAGTTTTCTACTCGTGGAGATGGTGTGCAGCAATTTAGCATCGAGATAACTTCTACTACAAACTATTGGGTTATTAATCAGGGAGCTTATCACAGGACTAATTCAATACCTTCATTCTATGTAGAAGTAGCCAATCTTCCAGAGGGAAAGGTAATAAATTATTTTTATGGGAATGGAAGTGATGAAAGACAGACTTATGCTATAACTTATAATGGTTTACATAAACTTCCTGCTTGTAAGATAAGTCCTAATGTTACTACTGCTACAGGGTTCTTTATAAGCAATGAGAATGGACAGACTGTAGCTGATGTGGTAGGTACTACTATAACACAGGTAAATCCTTCTTTGAATGCCACTTGTTATAACTTTGCTTGGAATGGAGAAAGTGGTGTTGGAAGTTATATTAACTTTTCAGTAAACTCTGAAAGAGGAGATGTTGAAATTCTTGGAACTCAAAAATGGATAGTAAAAAATATTACACAAGATGCCAGTATGCCTGCGGAGCCAATATTAGTGCATGAAACAAATTTTACAGGATTTGAGAAAACTGTTACTGTTAGAGTATCAGGCATTAATGAAAATAATACAGTTAGTGTAGCGTATACAGGTTTGAGCCAATTACTACACAATGGAGATAATACGGTCACATTCCCTGCAAAAAGAACTGATGGCTTAATGAGGTACATCGTATTCTCTTTCAGTAGAGATTGTACTAATATAACCTTAGAAATACTACCGGAATACCCCAATGCCTTAGTAGCTGATGGAGTAGATGATTATGCGAAGGTGGAAGGATTGCCTTTGTTGAATACCACAGATGGATATACAGTTATTGCTAAAAGAAAAATTATTTCTGTAACAAATACTAATTATCAATCTTTTGCTACAAAAGAAATGTCAAATAATACAGGTGCTTTTATTTTTGAAAGAATAATTGCTAATTCTCCAAACACAGTCCATATTTACTCTTTTGGTCAATTAAATACATTACCCACAAATTATTTTGATAGTGAAATAATATATCAAACTCCCAATCAATTTAATGATAGTACTATCAAAAGTGGAGATGGAAATGATAATGACGTGTTATGGATTGCTTCAAGTTCTTACCCACATTATAGGAATGTAGCTTTATACTCCTTTATCCTTTTCAACAGAACTCTAACAGAAGAAGAAATCAACTGGGTAAAGACTAACTTAATAGAAGGAGATACTGAACTATGAGATTTATAATAATGCCAATAGAGGATGCCAAGGTGGCATTCACTGAAGAAGAGCTTTCTACAATGCGCAAATCCTTAGATGGGACTAAGGTAATAGCTCACGAGGAAATACTTGCCAAAAAGCGCAATGCAATGGGGTTGACCACTCTCCCATCAGAAGAAACTGGAGTGATAGAATGGACTTATCCAGTATATGACTACAAGAGTGAGGAGCTTGATACTCTATAAGTAGTGATGAGTGGAGTGAAAAAGAGGAAATATAAGTATTAAAAGAAAATATTATGGCAGACAGAGTATTACAAAGACGAGATACAGAAGCCCGATGGGAAGCAGCTAATCCAGTTCTTGCTGAAGGGGAACTGGGAATAATAACCGATACTAAGGGGTACAAGATAGGTGATGGGGTTACGGCGTGGAACGACCTGCCGTACCCAAGCAATCCAACGCAGGTGGTGGATACGTTGGGCGACACCCTAAACGCCGTTTCGCAACGATTGCTCACCAGTCTATTTTCCGAAGGATATTTGTATGCAGGAGTAGCGACCCCGACAACAAACCCAGGCACACCCGAAGGACGTGTGTTCTATTTAGCAATAGAACAAGGTTATTATCCTAATTTTGATAACATTCAAATACAGCAGTACAGGGAAATTTGCGTGTTTAAGTGGGATGGCGCAAGTTGGACAAAAGATATTCTCGTCGAATTTCATGAAACTGCCTTTATAAAGGGTGGTGAATATGTAAGTTATGGTGATAACTATATATTAGCTCAAGCACAAACTATTTTTGGAGGCACCGACTATCCCGAAGATAACCTAATGTTGTCCGCAGCTACTACTACTGAAGCTGGTGTTATGTCGGCGGCGGACAAACGGAATTTAGAGAGCTTAAAAGAATATTTGCTTGATAACAGTAAAGCCGAGACGCTTCCCCGTGACTTACTGACTACGCCGCCATCTGTTAAACCCCAAAGCGATAAGGTCACTTTGGAATTTTCGGGCGTACGCCAAAGCAGCTCCGATGGTTATCAGGATGATATGATTGAGGGTGAAGTGGATATTCCAGCGGCCACAGCGGAAAAGGCAGGTGTAATGACTGCCGAGGATAAGGATAATTTATACCACCTCGCCCACATAGCATCATCTGGCGGTCAAGGTGGTATATTATATCCTGGTTCTGTTGAGGTAGAGGCAACCACAGACAAGGTTAATGTAGGACTTCCGTACCGTATGAATAGTGGCGACGGATGGGATAATGGCGACCTTCGTATAACCATTCCAGCAGCTACTGCAGATGATGCAGGTGTGATGACGGCGGAGGATAAGAGGAATTTAGGGAATTTATCTAAATCTTTAGGCATAAAAACCGTTGTTTTTCCTCAAGCCTCAATGGTTAATTTAGACCTTAACAACAACAAAGTAATTATTAAAGCAGGTAATTTATATGTTACTTACTTTAATAGTAACGATCATATTCACACCATTGAAGCACAAGAAATAGACATAGCAGACAAACTATCAGCAAATTCTGCTTTGGTATATAATATCACAGACAGAAAGTTTAAGTTTTTTAACTTTTCTGAACAGTTTGCGAATATTAAGATAGATGATGCTATTGTTGTTCTTTTAGATGCCAGAAGAATATACTATCAATCCTGTGATATCTATATAAACGGCGTTCTTAACGGTGTTCTGGATGCAAAAGAGAAAGCGTACGACCTATCCAACAATATAAATGGCGTTTATCCGACATTGAACCATTTGGCCGCTACGGATATTTCTTTAGACTTTAATGGAACCACGGGGCATTACACTTACAAGGCTTATAATGTCTTGTGGGGAAAGGGAAATTACGCTAACAACGTTCCTGCTGGCGAGGGGGATTACCTTGCGAGAAAGAATACTGAATATGTCGTGCCTATGGGGCTTAACGGCATATTCTTCAACACGAGCACTAAGCAGCTCGTTTGGTGTGAGTTCGACCGCTTCGCCGATTATTCAGGCAAAGATTGGGTTGTTCTCAACTTCTTTGTGTTTTCCTCTGTAATTCCTTTGTTCGATAACGGAATGCAGGTTACTAAGGATGGCAAGAGAACGGATGTTAAAGGAAACCTTAGTCAGAACATCGAAAGATTATTATCAGGACTTGGGTTGAAACTTGGAAATCATATTCATGCTTCTGACCTTTTTATGGGGTATTACGACGGATTGTTTAATATGTCCGTTCCAAGCGATGTCCCCAATACAACCATTGAAAGGGTATTCTCCAAGGAATTGGGTAAATATGTTCTTAGGGCGGAAATTTCTCCAGGAACCACAGTTCCAGAAGGTTACAAGAGAACGAATATATTTACATTAAATGAAAGCTACCCAGAGGGTACAGAGCTTTATGTCTCCGCGTTGTTTAGGCTTCAAACATCTAACAACTACACAAACAGATACCCTACCTTAATACCACTTATAAACGGCACATGGGTAGACCGATACAATGGAAATTTGTGGACACCGTTTTATGCCCCCGATTTTACCGCCAATAGCAATGATGGAAAATGGCACCGTCTCTCATTCAAGATAAGGGCTACCAATGGTGGTGCTATAAATAAGATAGACCTTAGTATTTATTATGGTCATGGGTCAGACTATATTAATGGGGGATGTGTATTAGAATTGACGGATTTGTATGTTGGAGAAACTGACCCTGGGTATAGCCCTGCATACAATGAGGATGACTTGGAACGCCCCGATGTCGATTTGAGCGGATTGGTTGATAATAACGCTAAGGGTTGTGTATTTATGAGTTTGGGCGACAGTATCACTACGGAGGGCTACTATATTGAGAAATTACGTCAGTTATTAAAGCCTTCGAGGTTCTTCAATCTGGCCGTTGCTGGCGCTACGTGGGCTGATAGGTCGGGGACTTCAAGTTATGACGGAAACCCATTGTTCCAAGGTGACGCAAATCAGAATGTTATGGGAAACCAAGTTCAGAAGATTATAGACAATCCTGAAACGTATAATGTAGACCCCGACATTATCATAATGGCGGCAGGAACTAATGACGGCCTTCCAGTATCTGCGGATAAATCTGACTATGAGATGAGGGTTGACGTAGACTCACATTTTAATAGCAACTCGACAACTCCAATACAAGTAACAGAGCCGACATTTGATGATAGCGATACTTTCAAGGAGCATAGAAAAACCATCGCAGGAGCTATGAGGTATTGCGTTTTGAAATTACAACAGATGTACCCGAAAGCACGGATATATATCCTTACTCCTATCCAAGGTTCATATAACCCCAATAAGGATTACGTAACACAAATAGAAGTTAAACAAAGGTATATAACCGAAGTTGCAAAACATTTAGCAACTCCAGTTATACATGTGGGGGAAGAATGCGGAATAAACCGTGACTTTGAATATGGTGGAACTTATTGGAAGTCAGAATATGACCCTCAAAGTAAAAATGGGGGAAGGGATTTGGTAGACGGACTTCATCCGAATACCAACGGAGGTTGGAAAATGGCTAACTATATTTATAGAAAAATAATTGAGGATTATATACCGCAATATTATGAGTAAAAATTCTCTCAACGTTTAGTTATCTAACAACTATAATATAGTGTAACCTAAAAAGGAAAGGCGAGGTTATAGAGTTTAGCCCCCAATCTGCGACAAAGAAAACCGTATTCAAAAGTAATGTGATACAGCGTTTA